AATACATTACACATATCTTAATCAATTTACATGTTCATATATATCCCCATTCTCATAATAAAGTCGATCTTCATATTGATTATGATGAAGCTCCTCACGTATCGCATCTTCATCGTCAGCCCAATGTTCATATTCCTCATGCCAAGCCTTGAAAAAATTATTATAACATTTTTCTATTAAATCCTCTAAAGAGAAATTCTCCGGGTAAGTACACCAAGTATCGTAATAATCAATTATTGGTTTAAGAAGATAATAATCATAACACATCCCTGTTAATGGACAATTGTCTTCGTATCCCAATATTACCCGACTGCGTCTGTACTTGTAATTATATTTCCCATCTATATATTTACCTTTAGAATAATATTTACCTTTCGTGATATGTGGCATAATGTTGTTATTGATATACCTGAACAATAATTTACCGCATAGATTCTCAGGGAATATATCACGACGATAATCTGTAGGACGTTCATAAATAGGATCTTTGTATTTAAACTCATAACTAAAATCATATCTCTCGTATCCAACTTCCCAATCATAAACCTCAGTATCTGTCATATCCTCAAAGGCTTTCATTGACTTTTTATAGTCTACGCTATAAGCATCCATACATTGCTCCATTACATTCCAGCGCTCACGCTCTATGATCTTTTCTTGTGAATCTTTTGACAGCTCATCAAATTCATACAGTTTTAATACAATCTCTTTCATAATTCCTCCTCTTTTAATATAACTAGATCCCTAATGTCAATCGAATGACATACGTACCTCCTTATGTTCACGTTTAGAGATATGATTGTAGCTATTCTCACGAACCGCCACAATCCCGATTTAAGTATTACTCATTGTTTCTTCCATTCTCTATATCCTACCTCAAAAGCTATAGGATCATATCTTTTCAACATAACTCCATAATTATCCCTACCTGTATATCTATCTTTGCCTCCTATCATCCATTCTTCCCTAGACAAAGAACTACCAAGAGCGTTAAGCATGCTTATATAATCTTTCTTGCTTTTCATATCATAATATTACATTAAACAATTCATTCAGCCTATCTACCTCACTTAGGTATTCATCTTCTTTATCAAACCTAATTTGCGTCCCTCCCTCCAATCCAAAGGACAGGGTAAAGGATATAACCCAGCCCGATCCGTCCACGGCCTGCCCATTGGGAACCCAAGACATTACCGCCTTCTTGGATATCCACCATCTCCCTATCTGAACGAAATCAGGATAGTTGTCCATTAAATATACCATCTGACTAGCCATCTTATTAACATCATCAAAAGGCACTATATGATACTTGTTTCTTATCCTGACCTTCAAGAAGGGGTTATCCATATTATATGCCGCAAATGCTGATATCACGGAACTAGGATATCTAACCCCTTTTATTACCATCCATTTCATATATCACCCCCCCCTATATAACATAAATTCATTGGATAAAATTTATCCGCACTCTCTTTTCCGTCTCCTCGAAAATTAGCCAGCCCGCATGTCAGGATGCTCACAAGGTTATCCACCACCTCCAACTCGCTCGATTTGAACCACGCCAACTTACTATAAGTTTCACCTATCCATATTATACTCATTTCCCCGTCCCGACTGACCTCCTTGACCAGCCCTATATGGTTTTTAGTGTCCTTAATCACATTTAATTCGTCAATATTTGTAAGCCGAACAAAATCCATCGGTCGTATCATTTTATTCTCGTCCATGTCCTTATCCTCCTATATTCTTTTTATTTTCTCAATTTACGCTTAACCTCTTTAACATATTTAGCAGAATGCAATCCCCTATGCAATCTTATAGCCCGATCTATATCCTTTTTAGGATTATGGTGAGATTGATATATCTCGAACATTTCCCTAGCCTTGACAGGATTCGTTCGATCTTCGTATCTATATCTCCTTTTCTCCCTTTTAAGGCGTAATATCCTATTAACCTCATCAACATATATCCTTTTCATTTGCCACCTCCCTAAAGCCCCGGAAGTAATGTTATACGCCTGATCGTCGTTCCTTGACTCCACGAAAGACAGGGCGGCCGCCAGCTTATCCCATACCCGTGCCTCTACCACGGCAGGCCTTGGGGCGTGGGGCAAGCCACCGCTCCCTTTTGGCGGTGTCAGTACCACCATAGCCATCATAAGCAAGTATCTTGTCATATCTTATCCATATCAAAATTATTATTCACGATCTTATCACCTATACTAATTTCCCCCATATCCAAGATATTTATATTATTTATTATACTCCTTACCCAAAAAGAGGATATAATAGCAGAATATTATGATATTAAGACATAAACCTGTCTATTACCATACTGCCATATTTACCCTCCGTCCAATATCATTCGTATCAGTACACAACTTTTATCATTATGGTCATAAATACACTCAATCATCCCTTTTTCAAGCCGCTATCGCCATTAAGATTATCAGCTATACCCAATATCTTCGAAATAAGAGCCTTTTTAGGCTTATATTCGTCATTTATGCTTATAATCGAGTAGTTGTATACCACGCCTTCTTTCGAGACCTCCACGCCCACGTATTTAGGCGCAACGGAATCCCTATGTAATACGATAAACGGGCTTTTGCCGTCTAGCTCATTTATCAACTGATTAAACTGTCGCCTCGTCATCTGATAGTGATATTATTTCTATGTTGTAAATACGATCTCTCTTTACCCTTATCTTCTCGCATAGCTCATCGAAGCACTTATCTTCTTCTAACTTATCAACATAATATAATACACTTGATTTAGAGCTTCCTTGAAGATATATATTCCCCCTTATATTCTTTGAGAAAAAATTAGGCAAGACCATCTTTTGTCTCTTATCCTCGTTATCTATGTAAGATATAACAACAATCCACAACTTTGGCTCCCGTTCTTTTATCGATAACATAAGATCAAGACTCGATTGACTATTGATATTTCTCCTGCCAGTTTCGTTATAACGTAGAATAATATAATCATCCGCGTTATCATTCTCAACCATCACGACTATAGGGCGATCTCCCTTCCCATTATCACATAATACTCTTGGCTCTTTCCCGTTGCGGAGATACACCTTATCGTAATCTCCGTTTTTGTATATCTCAAAATCAAATTCTATCACCATATTATTTTCTCCTATTGATGTATTGTTGCGTACGTCCTTCCTCTATTTTTTCGAAATAAAACTTATTCCCATATAACCGAGTGAAGCAGATGTTATACCCGAAATGTTCCGCGCGTCTGATCTGCGCGTAACCTCTACTGATGTCATTATTATCAATCAGCGTAACAAAACAATGTGATCCTACTTCTGTATTCAAAACCAGATTTTCCCAATCTTTTACCTCCATATCAAATCTCCTTAAATAATTTTTTGTTATGATTATCGCTATTATACCATTTATCAATATTATCGTACTGCTTTGGATAAACCCCATAAGACCTACACCACCTAGGTAACGGCCCGTTCAGCACGTCTAACGCCGCCTCAAGGTCAAACGTAGCTTCCTCCTTGACACAACACCCCGATCCACTTCCACAGCTCGGTATATAAGCTCTACTATACGCTACGCTCATCCCATATTCCCCATGACTCAGATACCCGATGTTGGGTGAATCAGGGAAGGCGTAATACAACATCGTATAATCACCCTTACTCCAACCTCTATTATAAGTATCATCCTGCCATGCGAAAACCCTGCAACCGGCCTTCTTTAACTCATCAGCCGCTTTTCTTAAAATATTATCTCCCATATCATTTATATTTAAATTATGCCAAGGCGCCGGGAACCGACCCCGGACCATATCCGCACACGTACGATCATGGTATTCCTTCCGCCCCGCCAAGGCTTGGTTCAACATTAACAAACTTTCATATCCTCACACATCTTAAAAAAGACCTCTCTTATGATCCTCTTGTACAAGATGTATATCTCATCATCATCCTCATCGAACTCCACGCCCCATGAACGTAATAAATATCTAATGTCGCAATCCGCTATATGAATCCTAAATATGGATGGAACGCTCATTATGTAATCCTCAAAAGCTTTCTTAATCCCATCCCTTTTGATATGTTCTCTATACTCATCCTTGAACACGTTAAGCATAAAAGATAGATATTCCCTATCATATTTAAACTGCTTCCCATAATTATCTGTATCTATATGATCCAGTATATATATTTCTATAGCGTCTCTATCGTATTTTGACATACTTCTTCCTCCTCCTTTTGATATTTTATAACCTTTTTCTCCCCATACGCTTTCGCTAACTGGATAAGTTGACCGGTAAACACCTTGGTACGGTGTTTTACGATCTTATCCACCAGCTCCGGGCATCTGGTTCTCCATCTATAATTAACCTCACCTTTAGCTTTCTTCTTATAATACCTGTAGAATGTTACGGCTACTACCACTGTGTAATATCTTTTATAAATTCAATCACTTTCTTTGGCAGTGAATCTATATCCTTCACTCTTTTACCAAAATTGTACATATGGCTTCTATGCGGATAATAATCTCCCGCATACATCCCTACTCCTAATGGATGGAATGGATCTTCACTACATGAAAAAACAGGGTAATACACCATTCCATAACAATCCTTTATGTTTTTATTTACACATACTATAGTATATCTATCAGCCACTTCATCGCCAAAATCATATACTCTTACTTTTACTTTCACGCCATCCACATTTGTTATAATATTATCCATATATACCTCCTTTGTTGTTCACTATCCGACTAATCTATTTTCCTTCCATATAAGGTGTATGTACCATACCATCCCCTATCCATATTTACCACCTCAATATGATGTATGTGATAACAACCATTAGCTATTCTGCCGCAATCGGCTATCACCATAGCTATATTCCTATACCCAGAATCTATGAAAACACGAACCAACCTACCCCCGCTAAATATAGACACCTTGATATCGTCTTTCTCTTTTATAATCCTTCTCATATCATATCCCCCTATCAAACTAATCTATCATTTTACCATAATTAGTATATGATCCACACCACCCGCGAGCCTCATTCGACACCCTAATATGATCAATGGGCTTATCCCCGACCATATTATTGGCGTACGATATTACATCCGACATACTTCTGAATCCGGAATCCTTAATGGATTTTATAAGCGTCCTATCATACCCGAATACCAATATCTTCACAATATCTCTTTCTTTCACAGTCCTTCTCGCCCTCATAACATTCTAGCCATAAAATAAACAAACATAAAATCTATTCTCTCTTTGTTATCATCCATCCTATGCCCGGTAATTTCAAAAACAACCCTACGCTTTTCTACAGTCTGTATATTATCTAACTGAATAGCTATGTAAGGATATTTCATAACTTTCTCTCTATTGATGTTATTCAAAATAGCGTTGACATCTTGCCTGCGAAAATACATATTTACACCTATGTAGCTGGCAACCAAAAGACACTCATCTATCACCCCATCAGTATCGAATAGAAATAACATATCATCCTTCTCTATAGTATATTCCGCATCAAGAATCTTGATACGTTTGCTCCCGTCCTTCTTATCAGCTATAAGAATCGCTAGCATCTCCTTATCGGTCGTAAGGATATAATACGCCTCATCCTTTGTAATATTATCACGCAGATAAAGCAGCGCTTCATCTTGTAATTCCATAATCTCGTCCATGTTATTAGTATTTTATATTACCACGCCAAGGAAAAGGACGGAGACCGACAACCGCGCCTACCACGCCGTGACACCGCCGCCCGTTCCCCTTGGTGTTATTCCACCACCATCAACCGGTTTTAAATCCAACATTCCTCTATCTCTATCTCCATATGGTCCTCCCAATCGCACCTATCAACGTCCTCACCATCCTCAAAGTAATAGTAGGCCCATACCTATACGCCTCCTACCTCTATATATCCATCACTTTTCCATTCTATCAACCCGTCTTGCCTTACCACGTTGGTAGGCTCAGCCCCTAGCGACAGCAGATTATTTACTATACTACCGCCGAATACGTTTCTTGCTTCTTCTTTCTTCATATCACTATCAAATTTTTAATATTACACTAACACCAAAGGGGAACAGGGACGGACGACCAGCGGGGCCGACCCCACGCCACCACCGCCCCCCGTTCTCCCTTGGTTTCCTCCGCATCACCCCATACTAATAAACAACATCTACCCACCATCACTCACAACCGCCTTGCCTTGACCGGAAACTCCTACCACTTGTAAACTTCTACATTTGATTGAAAGATACCCCCTTGCTTGAAAAGTATTTTTCTTGTTGTTTGAAAGGCGTTTCCCCTTGCTCTAAAGGTGTTTCCCTTGTTTTGGAAGGTATTTTTCTTGCTTGAAAGGCGGTTTTCTTGTTTGGTGGTGTTTTTCCTTGTTTGGAGGTGTTTTTTTCTTGTTTGAAAGGTATTTTCCTTGTTTGGTGGTGCCCCATCCCGCACAACCGAAACCTCCCTCGAAATCCCCACGAAATCCTAAGACCTTCCGCTACTTTGTTCCACGTGGAACGCTGATTCAGTCTAGGATGTCGAGATCCTTGTTCTTGATTGCCTTATATACTTGCCTAATACAATGTATTGATAATAAAACCAATAAAGAAACTATGATTATAGGCAGGGCGTAGCCCGTAGCTATAACATACCGCCCCAACTCAAACGCCATGTACCAACAGAACAAGGCAAGTACGAAATATATAAATATACCAATAAAAATATACAATAAGTATCCGTAACTTAGAAACAATACCCAAATAATATAATTAATTGAGTATCAACAATATAATATATATCAAGCCTTAGAGCTACCTCTAAGGAAAGATAAGCCCAGATATAGATAAAAAATATACAATAAGTACCGCCTATTATATACCTTTTAGGATCGATTCACGCACGAAACCATACATAAGGGCACAATATACCCGTCTGTATGGATATAGATATATACGAAATGATACATAATAAAGTATTTTACTTACACATTTTAGATCAAGGCTTAAAATTTACCGCCTTGACACTTTTATGTGTAAGTAAAATCATAGTTATGGTGTCATATTGTAAAATATAGACACAAAAAAGCCCTCCCGTCCTATATCACTACAGTACAGAAGGGCACAAACTTTAAAATCAAATAAAAACAAACGACTACTGCCTCAATTTGTTTGCCATGTAACTAACACGCTTACGCCTGCACTTATCCGACTCCCTGCTACAATCCAATTTATTAGAATTGTATAGTTCTTTGGTAAGCTTAACATAAAACTCAATTTGAGACTTTCTTGCAGCCTCTAAAGTCTTTTCTTTTTGAATAGATAGTTTCCTATTCAAATTAGCAAACTTTTTCCTATACATAATTTATTAGTTTTAAATGGCACCAATAAGAAACGGTAAGCCGGAGACAATACGGCCGGCGTTATCGATACTACCAGCCGAACGCCCGCACGCCCGTCAATTAATTTGTATTTGTCCCTTTACCGACAACGAAGCCGGTCAAATACGCACATACGTTTCCCGTGATACGTACCGACAAGGCGCACTTTGTCCGTTAATTTAACCGCACAAAATACCCTTGTAAGGGTTGTTATTTTAATTAATACATATAACATACAAGTATTTAAGCAACCCTATATGTTATTGCATTGATATATTGGTACGGTTATAACCCCGTAATGCACTCCATGCGTGCTACTCTTACTACACATGGACATACGCCCTATACATGCGTATATACACCAATATACCCCGTGTTTTTACACGGCCTACTAGGTTAACCTAGCGTACTTACCAGATTGATATAAACCAAAAGATAATAGCACTATCCTGGACCAGGATAATACTTAAACCACATTGTTAATCGGCGGCCTATCTACTACAGGCTCTCGATACCCTAACAGCCTATAATATGCTTATACCAAAATATCAAATATCTCACCTATTTAGCGATACCAGTGGCACGACGAGGACGTATAGGTTTTGCCACCATAACGCCCCCTATGTGATTAAATAGGGGGCAAATCGTTTGCTATCTATCATTTTTAGGGTGCGTCAAATAATATGTAACGCACTTAGCAATGAGATTAAACGTATACCGCTTTATTGGTACGGCGCATTTTACAATACGTTTGTCGGTGCCATTAAACGTTTCGTAATATATGCCAAAATCGTACTCTATAGGCTCGTTGTATCCAAAGCGTTTATGAGAAGATCCTAGTATTGCTATATCCTCGATTTCGTTCATTTTAAGCTTCTTGTTTTTATCCCGATCGTTTTTATCATAGTATTCGCGTTCAACTTCTTTGTAGGAGCAAAAGGTACCGTTAACTCGTGGTAGTATTTCTTTGCAAAGTTGTATTACTACTTCTTTATCCTTTGCTAAAGATACCAAAGCGGGGACAATCGATTTGTCTACTTTGATCTCATTTTCTTTCAAAATATCATTAATTTCTTTTCCAGATTTAAAAAGTTGACACCAAGCTTTGACCGCACCTGTGAGTGTTTTTTCACTTGCTTTCTTTACCTCGCTCTGTACTTTGTTTAATTCTTTATTTGTCATTAGATTGCCCGTACCCTCGGGACTTGTATAGGCTTCTGGTGCGCCGGTTTGTTAATGTTATTTTTACATAGACAAATATACTACATGTTTTATTTTCAAACAAATATTTTGCAATAAAAATTCGACGATTATATGTAATAAATCTAATCAAATGTAAACGTATATTAAAATATTGATTTATATGATTGATAATCAACAAGTTAAATACAAAATAAGCATTTTTTTTTCGGCTCGCAGATCGTTTGCCGTTCCTGTTTCCCGTTCTTCGTGGATTGGGGGGGCTGGTCCAAAAAACGGCAGACCGGCCGGGCCGATTTCGGGGAGGTGGTCCGTCCCGCATATCCCCCTCCCATCATACCCCACCTCATCCTTCCAATAACGTCCCGCATATCATCCTCTCCGAATATCCCTCATACTTCCTCACAACCATATCACCTTCCATCTCATTTAATTTGTTATATTTGCGATATAATTAAAACATAATATATTATAAATAAATAAGTTAAATACATGATGGGGGGGGTATTTATATCCTCCGTAAAAATTTATTCTTATGATAAGGAGGAGATTTTATTCAAGTTATAAATCCCCTGTTGATAATGGCGTTTATGCCGTTAAACAGGATGGTAGATTAATACCTTTGTCAAAGGCGGATTATCAATGTATATCCGTAGCTATTGTACATGATAATCATAAGATCATGATTGAGAAGAATGAAGATTCTAATCAAAGCTACAAAACAGCCACGTCTGGTTTGCCCGATTCTCCTAACAAGACTTACTCTTTTTATTGGGGTGAATATGGTACGGATCAGACCGGCATTACAAATTATGACAAAGTAGACGGGAGCAATGATTTTGGTTTCCTAAAACCGGAGTCGGGTTCATACAATGGTACTCCTAACCTTTCGGCAAATGTTACTGCCTGGACAAGCGGGGCTTTATCTGATTGGGATGGGAAAGCGAATTCCAATGTATTAAAAGGGGTGACTACCGGTGGCGGTTCTTATACTTCCTATGCGACAGCCGGTCATGTACTTAATACGTTCTTAGCTAGTGCTGACGCTAAAGGATATGATGATTGGTATATCCCATCATGTGGTCAGCTTTCATTGATATATATGTACTTGATTAGCGTCAATAACGCGTTATTGGCTATTGGTGGACAGCCGTTAGATACCAGATATTATTGGTCTAGTTCAGAGCATAGCTCCAACTCCGGATGGATCGTACTATTCAACAATGGGCGCACATTCACCCGATACAAGCGCCTAACCTCTTCTGTTCGATTTGTACGTGACATCGAGTGATCATACACCCTACTGACCCAATAGAACGGGGCTGGCTCCCATCCCTTATAGCCTTCCCGGCGGGTATGACGCCAGCCACCCTTCCTTGGTATCTTCCCTCCCCCATCTAATATAATTTATTATATTTGTACGTAACTTAAATTATTTAATCATGTATCAATATATTACATATAACTTCGTGGGGGGGGGGTATTTTAACCCTCAGATAAGGAGGGGGTATGTTTAGGCGCAGGACTTCTTCTTCCGGTAAGATCCACTACCGTATTAATATAGACAAGAGCATGTGTCCTAATCCTGTAGATATATATATTGATGGAGATACATATCAATCTGATTTTAACGGATCTTATCTTGATATATATCGCAACAAGAAGATAGAAGTTATAAGAATAGGTGGACAGATAGTTTCAAAGGATCAACAATATGAGTACAACGTTTTATTAGGCACAACTGGAGGTGTTTCAAAAGGGACTCTTACGTATCTGTATGATTCTGGTGTGCATTGTGATTTAGCTGATACGGAGTTATACGGGCATAGGATAACTAAATTTACTCCTATAACGGAGATAACCGATCCTGAGGAGATCATCAATTTCACTTACATGTCTGAATTTTATAATCAGATTACAAGTAACAATCGTATAACTTGGCAAGGTCATCTTATAACAAGTGATCATTGTATAACAGCCAATGCCTGTGAGGGATGCCAATCTGTTGCCGTTGGAACTGGCATTTACAATAACACCTATAATGTAAATATAGTAATTGTAGTACCATCATGATATATTGTGAGGAGGATGTAGTACCAAAGGGAGGGAGGCCTCCCTTCATCCCTCCGGGCCTACCCATCGGGGCTTCCGCCGGCTACTTCCCTTGGTATATATCTTTATTATGGAATAATAGATAGGTAGTGGCACGACCACTACCTTAATATTATAGATCTCGTATCAGTCTAATTCTTTTAGGATTTCTTTTATCCGATACGCCTACTTGACCGTAGCCTGAAACCGACCAATAATTTCTATCATTACATTCAGAGCTTGTCATATACGCCTCAGTTGAGGCTTGGAACATCTTACCTCCAATAAGATACAATATATCATTTATATCAACCATCCTCATATATACCAATGACATTTGCGGACAAGAGGGGATATACCAGTCATCGAATCCAAGGGCGTCGCTACTATTTATGAATCCATTAAGAAGATTGCCTGAGATAGCATAAGATCCTTGTTCTGTGGCTCCAATCTTTTTTAATACCTCTGAATTAGATTTGCCATTCCAATCAGACATCACTCCGGTCCATTGAGATATGTCATTTGGTATATGTGGCTGACCATTATATACCCCGGAATTACTCATAAGGTACGCGCTAGTAAGGCCTTGGTAATCGTAATCAATAGTATCATAATTAGGGATCTCGTATTGATCTACCCAATATTCTCCCCATACAAAGTTATCACTGGCCAACATACCTTCTGTTGCCTGTTTATAACTAGGATTTTTACTCTCGTTTTTTTCTATCATAATCCTATGTTCTTTATGTATCAAAGCAACTCCAATACATTCGGCATCCACCTTATTAGGTGGAAGTAACTTTAGATTTTCAGCAACTCCATATACTCCATTGCTGGCGTTAGACGGATGTATTCCTGATGAATGAAATCTTCTTCTAAGCATACTGATAAATTTTTATGGAGGACGAAAAATACCCCCCCCATTGAGTTAATTTTATTTAATATCATATTATTATGCATTTTGTACATACAAATATATGATTTATTCTCAGATCATGTCGCTGAATCCAAGGGAACGGGCTGGCTTCCATCCTTCCGGGCATCCCCCGCCCTCCCTCCGCCTCCCGTTATTTTTGGCTTCCTTCTGGTTTTATCCTCAAAATTTCATATCTTTGGGACAAAACTATAATTATGTTTAGATACATATTTCATAAGCTTAAGATCTTCTTCTGCGACGACGACGTTGAGAAGATATATGTAAGGGACAGTACGGTTATCCGCAACAACGAGATCCATAGGATGTATGACGAGATACTGGACGAGCTAGGTGATTTGGCTACTGTCGTGTCAAGGAACTACGTATATGGCAAGATAAAGGACAGGACTGGATTAAGCATCCGTCATATCAGTAGGATAATAAACCATACTAAAGTTGAGGAGATATGATTAAGGATACGATGGAGCGGGATATGATAAATGAGATATCAGCGTTATTCGTGATGATATTCACGGCCGGGTTGATGTTTGTCATGCCGATGTTAGATATAGAGTGTGATGATATTACTATTATAATAGGATCAGGGATAATATTGTCTTTTATGTTAACCATAATACCGATCTTGCTTTCTTATGATATAAGGGATGAGATCATTGAGTTGATTGGGGATATGGATAGCCAGATCGTGGTAGACACTTCGGTATATAAAACGAACCTGCCCTAAGCAATTCCTAGGGCAGATATTGATATCATTTTAATTTCAAGTAAGATTCTATTCTATCAGCGGCCTCATTAGGCGTATGACCATCCCACTTCCATGCCGTTTCAAGTTCAGGGATATTGAATAGCCCCAATACCGGTTCTCATAATGATTGGAGATCTGACCTGTAGGTAGTTCGGCCATTACAATAAACCATCCTCCGCCGAAGCATTCCTCTCCATCATAATGCTTATATGATTTACAGACCTTTATATCGCCTTTGGCCAACTCGTTGAAGAAAGCGGCATTGTAAAGCATTCAATATCTATATAGTTATTTAAAGGTATGATACCCATCAGATACATTACCCATATCATCCTCGAATGGATCATCAACCCTCTCATATATTTTATCAAACAGATCTTCTTTACACGTATAAATATTACCAGTTTCATCCTTGATAATATAATTTCCAATACTTACTTCGGTATAAAATTGTTCGTTGCATCTCACGTAGCATACAGGGAAATCGTATAGATTATAACATCTTACTTTACCAATTTGAATGATACTTATTTTAGACATATCATCAACCAAATCCTTGACCTCATCAATGTTAAGACCATTCCATTTTACAGCTTCTATTGCTGATAATTTATTTTTATACTTACCCATAATTATTAGAATTATTTTCTTTTAACATATTTATCTATCAGATCTATTGATAATTTAGCTCCCAGCTCCTCCTCCAACAGGTTAAGGTAGTTCCGGTGCAGGCATCCGCCCCGCTCCACCTCCCTAAAGCCGGCCCCGTCCCGGATCCTGACTAGCCCTTTCCTTGGATCCATGTCGATAAGATCCCGAAGCTCGTTCATATTCTTGAACCGGTTCTCTATTACCTTAAATACATCGATCTTAGGTCTCTTATCCTTATCCTTGGACTTTATTTTAATTCTTCCACTCATATCAATTATCCAGTAACTTTACATGTAATATGATTCATATTATTATTACCGCAATAAGCGCACATAGATACGTAGGGAGAATATACTCTTCCACATACCGGACATCTCCATCCATACATAACAGGATTTGTTTGTTTGTCAATTTCTTTCAAGCCCTCATTAGTAGTGGATGATGTATTTTTATTTTCCATATCATTTATTATTTACCTGTACTTCCAAATCCATTTACTCCTCTATCAGCCATTCCAAGATCTTCTAATGATTCCACCTCATCCCATACAATACGTTCCCGTCTACGGATAAGCAATTGAGCTATTCTATCTCCTTTAGAATAAGAAGGATCTCCATAACGATCTATACGTCTACATACTACCATAATCTCCCCTCTGTATCCTTCATCCACAGTACCCGGAGAGTTTTGGATAATTGTCTTAGTTTTTGTAATACTACTACGTGGACGTATTTCCATCTCATAATCCTCAGGCAATGCTACATGTACCCCAGTATGATATATGATTCTGCCGCTATCAAGCTCTATATTCTTTACAAATAGATCTATGCAAGCGTCCTCCTTATGTGCGTACTTAGGCAATATCGCTCCTTCTTCCAGCCATATCTTGACCTTACACGTATCTATACCATCAAGTAACTCAACTGCCTCTTTATAGCTCATAGGTTGCTCTGAGGCTAACGAAATGACTCTTGCCAATAAATCTTTAATCTTGCTCATTTTATCTTGTTTTTAAATTCTTTCCCTTTCGGGCATTGTAATTTACATTCCTCACCACAAGCGGAACAGTTGGGTCTCATTCCGGGCACCCCTCTTCCCCCGTACGGCCAGTAGGCATAATCGCAGACGCTCCAGAACGCCTCCATCGCCTTGATCTTGGCATCGACGGTTATCTTCTCCTTCACCTTTTTCATGCTTTTCCTGAACTCGTCTTTCATATCCTTCCCTTCTATCTGTCTGGCCTTACGTCTCTCGTTCCACCAATTGTAGTAGAATTTGTCTGCCATCTTATAAGCTTCGGGGTCAAATTTATCACGATGCAGGATAGGGGCGTCCTTGACCTTTCTCAAATTCCTGCCACAAACATAAGCAAGCCCGGCGTACGGAGGTATGTCCTTAGGATCAACCAACCCATCCGGCACGCAGTAGTAGAAGTAGTTGGGCCGGCCGTACCTGACCCAGTCCCCGGTCTCGTATAGGGCTTGCTTCCGGGCCTCGAACCAGCCTTGCATTACTTGGTGCTTACCCTCCTTCTCGAAATCCTTGTTATAGTCAGCCAACGAGATCTTCACCTCAACCTCATAAGCGTACATGGATCTGGTTATAGCCAGATAATCGGACTCCCAGTTATAGACATACAAGTTGTTTATAATCCATCTAGGAGATACCAAGAACTGTCTGTTAAGGATATCCAATATCCCTCTTTCAGTGTATTCAGCACCTTTATTTGATTGCCGTGTTCCCATCTCCTGTCAGAGGATTATTCCTTAACCCAACCGCCATTATAGCGTTCGATACCAATCTCCGTAATCCACCCATATCCTTATCATGGAACGAGAAAGTAGTTAAGTTATGTGATTCAGTAATCTTATCATAAGACTTTATCATCAACACAGCCACATACTCACCAATCATCTTCCCATTCATGATATCAAGATCGATTATGCCGTGATCTATTAGATCAACCACATCCCATCCTGATGGTAGATACGTTTTTATCTGATTAATGTCCATAGCAAATAGTATTTATAAAAAGGAGGGTCGTGCTACCCTCCTATAGATTACACACGAAAAATAGAACTGAAAGCGATCTTAAGCACGTAAGATTTTATTAATTCCCGTAGGCTGTCTACCGGTTATCGTTAATTACCGACCTACGGGAATATGTTTAAGAAAACACCATGTACCCCAATCCGGAATCGAACCGAAATTTCATCGTTAGGACCGACGTGTTCTATCCATTGAACTATTAGGGCATATGTCCTTATTCTCACGAACCAGGACATCAAACGTCTAAACTTTAAAAAACCTAATGACAAAACTCTATGCTAGTTTTTCCCCAAAAAATAGCGTGGACCCGGCCGGGCTTGAACCGACAACCTTCTGGTTATGAGCCAGTTGCTCTTACCAATTGAGCTACGGGTCCTAAATAACCACATCGGCTTTCACAAGAGGATGTGGATCGGAATTTCTCGAAGTTTATATAGTAATATCATGAAACTATTGTCCAACATTCTAGCATATAGCACCAATCCTCGAACGGGAACGTCTCTACACCAGACCTACCCCATCCCGTCCCCCAACTGTTCTGTAGGACGAAGCCGGCCTTGTCCCATCCGGTGAGGATAACGGCATGACCTCCCAAGTTCTGTCCTTGGCCTTGCCAGAATCGATTACCATAATTATAGCAATACAGACCTATAACCAGAGGGCCATTCAGCATCAACGCTACCTTAGCCGATACCGGATCTATGATCCTAGCGTAACTGTTTATTTTCTCCCCATCTACGCCTACGTTCTTGATAGACTTGATAGCGTCACGAAGAACCATCCCGTCTTGATCCTTATCCTCTCTCAGATCATATATATCGTAGGGAGAGATCTTAGCCGGTCTTTTAATAGCCCTTATACTCTTTCTCCAGTTAAGTATCTCAGCTAAGCTTACCGCAGCGCAAATAGGAGAAGATCCTTGATCCACTACGCTATCAACGTTATTGACCTTATACTCATCAGGGACAGCCTCATGCTGCATGTTCATAATAGCGTCCCTATCATCTGCTGGCGATGGTATGTAACCTAGTCCGTATTCCATTACTTATCTTTTTTATGGTAATCAATTATCTTGATATTAAACGTATCGGATCTTTGCCTTACCTGTATAGACCCTCTAGCCTTTCCCTTGGCGTCGTATAGGGCGGTGAAGCCAAAGTTATCGACCCGGCCGTCGTCCAGCGTAAACCGCCACTCCTTCCATTGGCCCATCACGGTCCCGGAAGACACTATAGAATCCACTACATAAGATATGTCAGTAGTATCATATTCCGTATAATAGGTTCTTGACGTACTGCATCCGACAACCGCTAAGGTAAATAACGTTAACAAGAAAAACAAGATCTTATTCACTTTTCTTAGATTTTTTACGTTTCTTAGATTTCTTCTTATCCTCCGCCTTATTCTCGACATTTACGTCAATACCGGCATCAGCGACCTCAGGGGCGTTATTTTCAGGTATATCAATATGACCTGAGTTAGGATCCATCTTATCCTCATCAACAACAACCTCATTAGGAACATCGATGTCTAAAATCTCTGCCTCCAGATACTTGATACGATCTGACATAATTTTATTCTGGTCCTCAAGTTCCTTATATCTTCTTCTAGCCTCATCGAGTAATTTAGATGATAGTTTATGTTTCTTCTCGATATCCATATAAGCCCGTTTAAGAGTTTCTTTCTCTTTTACCGACTCATTATATATCTCTCTTGATTTACTAAGCTCATTTCCCATCTTAACTATATGAGAATCCTTTGATTCTATATCTTTATTAATAGAATCAATGAGCGTATTAAGATAACTTACTTTCTCGTTCAATTCAAATACCTTCGCAAGAGCATTTTTGTAATCTTCTCTTAATTTATTTGAATAGTTAATAGCCTCATCAAGATCCTGTTTTAGAGTATTTATATAGCTACTCTTTACTATCTTCAATCCGAACATCCTCAACGCTTTTATAAGTTCTACGAATATCGGCCTTTATCTTGCCGACTATAATTAACTCAGCTATATGCTTATCTTTCTCTACTATAGCTATATCCTTGCGGACATTAGTGACTCTGATCGTAATATTCTCGTTGTTGGAGAAAACGAACGGTGATCCTACCAAAGTGAGACCTGTATCGTTGGTGAACGATGGCAGCATCATAACCATCCCGACAGTATCATCCGGGAACGACGCCGATACACCTGTATCTATATCAAGAACATCACCTTGACCCAACGGGAAGGCATTACCTTGCTTGATAGGAATATCCTTTCCCAATGAGTTCCATGCCTTAGAGAATTTTAAAGAGTTAAGAAAAATTTTACCATCTTTCTCAACTATCCCTACCATTGGATCGCAATTCATGTGAACCTCATCAAGCTTATCATCCGGCTTCTCATCAAGATCATCAAGGTCTCTAGCTGATGTAAACGACTTACTCTCCAGAAGTTTTTTAATATCCTCAATGCTGGTCATTATAATTTGATTATTAAATAAACGATCTTCAATCCTAACTTCAAATCAGATGTCTTTTCGAACATCTCCCTAAGAGGTAAGATAGTAGCGTCAAGATCTGACGCTACCCATTCTCCATCCTTATAATACATATCCTTTTCCTCGGAATACGCTACACAAGGTCGATGCCCTAAGTTCTTTATAACCGTATCTACCTTATTTTGGGTAGGCATCGAGACACGGTTCACTTTAGTAGATATATTAAAATTACTTTCCATCAACTTTCTGATTTTTAATTAGTTAATTAAAATGGAAGATCATTGTCATCTCCAAAAGGAGGATATTGAGGAGGTTGCTGTTGACTTCCAAAAGAAGGTGCTTGGGCTGTCTGAGGCGGAGCCTGCTGGTATGATGGAGGAGGTGTCTGCTGCTGGGCCTGCGCCTGATATGACGGTGGGGGCGTTTGCGTTGTAGCCTCACCATCATTGTTTTGGATTGCCGACTGAGCAGGTTTCACACCATCTGTTTTAATGCTTTGAATATACTTATTAAGTACCTGATAGGCGAAAGCGTCTTGGGTCGTATAATCAAACTTCTTATTCCCCATTATATCAGTACTCTCAACCCTGTCAGGCCATCCATTCTGTCCATTCTTATAATATTGCTGGATAAGCTCATCTTTTCCGTCTGGAGTCTCCCTAGCGTATGAGATAAAGAAATTACCAGGAGCGTATTGCTCTCCTTTTTTAGTATGCGCAGGATTGATAACAATCTTCCGTTTTAGGTCGATATTAGGCAAGTATCTTACAAGAGACTTAACATAGCTGTTAATACCGCCTCTTGAGGTCATCAACGGAACTTTTATAACATAATTACCTTCCTCATCGCTTATCTTTATAAATAAGAAATTTGTCTTAGCGCCATTCATCTCCTGCTCTAATACAAAAATATCGGAAAGATATCCTTCTATACCGTTCCAGAAAACCCTCCAGTAGGATACGGCTCCTGTCTTCTCATTTATATGTTCCTCGAAACCTTCCTTAGGATCTCTTGACGATTGATATAATACACCACCTCCACTTATATTAAAGTATTGTGTATTAGATGATAATTGATTTTCACGAACTCCCATATTATATATATTTAAACGTTAAACAATAATTGATGATGACAAGAAATACTCGTTCTTATTATCCTCCCCATAAATCTTGTTGAAATGAGATTTATGATCATGTTCGATAACGACCCTATTACATGATATGCTTTTAACTATACCAAGATACCTACCACATAGCACATCGCATATAATATCATTACCGTTATGCGATAAAGCCGTAAGCCTTTCCTTACAAGATCTTCCAGACATAGGGTTCTCCGACATAATACCGCATCCTTTTTCCGTAAATATCAATTTACAATGATCAAATTCATTTATCTTGATATTATTCTGGAAGGCTTGGACGAGTAGATCCTTATCAAAGACATAGGTACTTGTTTTGACAAAATGCTCGTCCACGAACCTCCAGTTAGGATAATTACCGTCAAAGTGAATCTCATACATATCCATATCAGGGGTAGAGAAGTAAGTCCTAGTATCATCTACTTTGATAGACAACGTATCTAATGACTTATCTATATGTTTATCAAGTAATATAGAGGAGGCGTTTGATACCGGGATGAATACCTTCTCTACCTTATCCTGATTAGAAACAAAATACCTGTAAATAGTATTCCTGTCAGTACTTACTATATTAATATTAATCTCATCAATATCAATAACCACATTCTCGATGCAAGGATAAAGCTCGTTGATCTCCGTATAGTTACTGGCCTTGTTAAGTATCGATACATAATCATTCATCTTAACATTAATACCTCCTTCAGGAATATTATATACCATAGGGAAGGTATTTACGTCAAACGCCGGACAACTATACTCACCAGAGGCGTAGTATATGGTAATACTGTCCTTCTTATCGGAAAGCGCGATCTTAATCTCACCATTCTTCTGCTTTTTTATAAATCTGATAAAAGAGCTTGCCTCGACCAAGAAGGAGAAGTTAGAGTCAGCCTCAACCTCCAATCGCTCTATAACACATACCTTGGCGTTTACGGAAGTGATATAAGCCAGATTATTGATAATATCTATCTTAATATTCTTATAAAGTGAATTAGATCCTACATTTTTAACAACCAGCTCCAATTTACTCAACTTCTCATTTAATGATTTCGACAAGCATCTTATAAGCATAACGAACAACTTTTTATTACATCGCAAATGTAATCATAATTATATTAATACAAATACAATAAATACTTAATAGTATTAAAATAGTTTAAACTTACGTCTAATATACTCGGCTATAAGCGTAGCGTCACACATGCCGTCTTGTATCTTAGTAGGCTGTACTCCTTTTCCTGACCATGGTTTCACGAAAGAAACCAAAGGGAAAAGGCGCATGGCACATCGGATGGAGGTAGCCTTCGTGTCTAACTTCGCCGCCGTATACACCCGATCGGCTGTCGTATGAAGCTCCTTCTGCCAGGTCTTTGGTTGCACCTCCTCGAACATGAACCTAACATCCGGGTGAGATCCGTATCGCTCCATCATCTCCACCATCATAGCGAATAGGGCGTTCGGTTCCCGGCGTCTCCCGCCAAAGGTGAAGTTGCTGGCGGCCGAGCTGTTGTGGATGCTGTGGACGTCCTCGACGGCGATCGCCAGCGTCCCGCCTCCCTTTTCTTGGATCTTGTCAGCGGCATCGAGGAAGAAGCTTGATATAGCCCTAAGATCTATATCCCCCTTAACCGATATCCTTGGAGTCATAATTACCTTAATATCCCCGTTCTCCGGGATCATAGACAATCCTCCGGTGTCTATACCCGGATCTATACCTATTGATATATTCATAACTTCAACGTATATAATGAATGGAAATCCTCCGGTCTAAACACCTGTATTGAGTTATCCGGATACATACCTATATAATAACCGTAAAAAGCCCGTAGAATGCCATTTTCTAGGATTATATCCAAAGCCTTTACCTTGTGACCGTCAACCATCACATCAAGCTCCTTGGTTCTTTGGGATATCTTATCGAACCATTCAGGTATAGGATCAATACCGTACCTGAATGCGTTTACCGTTGATTTTATAGAGATATATGTTCCCATGATCAGATAAGATTACAATCGTCACGTTTAACAACCTTAAAATCACCATTGCGAAGGAATATCGCCACATCAGATCTCGTATACGTAAGAGGTGTATACGATACCAAATGATAAGAAGCCTGTCCTGTCGCTGGTCGAACCGGTCTTAATACGGCTATGGCTATATCGCCGCCAAGTTCCGTACCACCGGTGACACCCTGTAGGCACATGTATATGAATCCCTCATACTCATATCTCTTCCCGATAAATTCACTCATGGGAATACCTACGAACAGATAGTTCTTTACATCCCCATTCTTAACCTCGACAGCGTTATCTACGCTGGATGGTATTACGTCTACAAATTTTACTCCTATTGCCATGATTACAAATTCAATTTAGTTCTTAACTCTTGACACAATTCTTGATTATCTCTCATGATACTTAACGTATTATCCACCCCATTTCCTACCCGGACATCCCCGTACCAGTACCATGATCCTTTACGGGTAAAGATACCGGTTTCCTCGCACAACTTCAAAAGTTCAAGTTCCTTGTCAAATCCAACTCCATAATATAAGGCTGTCTCGGCTATCTGGAACGGTACGGCAGTCTTATTCTTCAGCACCTTTATCCTGACCTCATGACCTACTGAAGATCCGTCCTCACCTAATATAACCTTCTTTCTCGCCATCTCCATACGGATAGAGGCATAGAACTTCAAGGCGTTACCTCCGGTCGTTACCTTAGGATCTCCGTATATAACACCGATCTTCTCCCGATATTGGTTGATGAATACCAGAACACAGTCGCTTTTGTTTACGATCCCTGTAAGAACTCTCATAGCCTTTGACATCAATCGAGCTTGCAATCCCATGTTACTATCCTCCATATCACCCTCGATCTCCTTCTTCGGGACTAGATTTGCCACGGAATCCACGACAATAAATCCTACCCTGCCGGACTCCACCAGCTTGGCCGTGATGTCAATAGCCAGCTCACCGTAGCTTGGCTGGGAGATCAAAAACCGGTTTATATCCAACCCCATTTTCCTAGCGTACTCAATATCGAAAGCGTTCTCCACGTCTATTATAGCTACTAGCTTATCTGGATGTTTTTTCTGGAACTCGATCATACTTAACGTACACATCATAGTCTTGCCACAAGATTCCATCCCGACCAGCTCATGAATCCGGCCTACCGCCCATCCGCCGCCGAGAGCCTTATCCACCACCAGCGATCCGGTGCTTTCCCTTGGTATGGATATTATAGGCTTATCGTCACCGAAGTTCATTATCGAGCCTTCTCCAAGCTCTTTATTTAAAGATGATACTAATTCATCTACGTCTGAAAAAAGTTCTTTCTTAGCCATTATAATCCAAATTCCTCAAAGTTAAATAAATCCTGTTGCTTCTTTATCATATCCTTACCGATGTCAGATATCTTTTCCGGATTCAAAACACCATCATTCTCATCCACCTTATCTATGAAGTCAGATATCTTATCGCTTAGCAGTACCATATCTTCCTTAGGCACTGATTTTAGATAAAGACCGTCTATTGACCTACATCTTGAAAGAGCGGTATATATCTGTCCTATCTCGAATGCTCTACTAATGTCTACAAATATATTATCTAAAGTCATTCCCTGGGATTTATGGACAGTTATGGCGTATCCTAACCTCAATGGATATTGTATTATATAGCCGCAAGAAATGCCTTCAAGGGAATCGTCTACCTGCTTATACTTCATCTTCTCCCACTTCTCTTTGGTTATCTCCACCTCAGTATCGTTATCTAGATGAACATATATCGTCTCATCAACAGTATCTATGCTGGTTATGATACCCATCGAGCCATTGACATATCCATTGCCGTTTCTGGTTATTATGACCTTAGCTCCTACCTTTACTATAAGCTCATCCTCACAGGGCGCTACAGGCTTCTCTCCGAATACAGTAGCATCGAACTTAAATACCTTATTATTGATCTTATCAAGATTAGTCTTATTTATCTCATACGCCTCTTTGTTAGTTGAGCATATAATTATAGTATTATCCATATTATCCGGACACTTGACCCTACTATCCAATATCTGTCTTGACTCATCGGTAATAACACCACATCTTATATCCTCAAGTACGGAAAGAAGCTGAGGATCTTTTTGACGGAACACGTTCTCGAAGGTAATGACCGAGAATCCTGAGGCTCTTAATGCCTTAGATGAGAAAAAGAACCGGCTCTCATAATACCTATCGATAAAATCATCCGCCGTCACCACAGGAGGTAGTTGCGATAGATCTCCAAACATAATCAACCTAACTCCACCGAAAGGTTCCTTGCTACGCCTGCATTGTCTAAGTACGTCAGCTACCTCATCAAGTAAATCAGGCCTTACCATACTGATCTCGTCGATAACGATAGTATCAAGATTCTTGATCTTCTTCTTCATAAACGGACTTACATCCACCTTATTCGATAACATACCTCTCTCGATAGAAGGAATGTAAGGATCGTTCTTTATAGAGAAGAACGAATGGATGGTCTGTCCACCGGCATTCAAAGCCGCTACTCCAGTCGGGGCTACGATAACACATTTACCCAAGAACTTTACGATACGTCTCATGAACGTACTTTTACCACTACCAGCTCTACCGGTAATAAATAGATTCTCCCTAGTGGTGAAAATCTTTTTCAAGGCACGACCTTGCTCCACGTTTTTATCCACCGTCATAATATGACGAAGGAGGTCGTTTTCATTTCTAAAATCCTCTTGTACCATATCTTTTAAGTTTATGGTACAAAGATACGAATAGTTATAATTAACTATTAAAAATAAATGTGAATAATATATAAATATTAAATTTTATATCTGATACTCAAATCATCCGGCTTTACTCATCTCTGACCCTTTTACCCCTAAAAAGACGTCTTTTATAAAATCTTCGGAGATGATTATATGCATTATCTTTCCTCTGTATGATAGTCTTAGGTGTCCGATAGTTACGTTCTTCCTGTCTTTGGCATTCGCTATTCCATTGTTTTTTTTTACCTCTTCATACAAATCGGATATACTCTTCTTACACATGCCTAAGAACATGCTGATGTATCTGTATATAGTTGACTGAGATATCTCATGCATGCCTATTCCCGCAAGCTTCTTATTCAACTCATTAAGAAGGTATGCTACATTGAACTTAATTGTCTTTCTTTTAGTTACTTTGTATATATGATGTACGTTTCTGGTTCTGGCCCTGAATATTATCTTGGAAAGGATTCTTACCCGATCAAGTTTCCGGCTTTTGTTAGCCATATTCCGTCTTTCGTCTGAGCTTAAATTCTTATCCAGACATTTGTATACGGATCTTTTCTTACCTACGAATATTTCTTTCGTATCCTCATTCTTCTTAGCCTTATACGAGTAGATCATGATATCAGATAAAGCTATTCTTATCTCGCCCTCTGCGTAAGCCTTAAGCGTCTTTAGCTGATAGTCTATATCCTCATGGCAGTTCTCTATAACATGTTTGTAGCAGAAATAAGCTATGCCATCGGATAGGATATCTATAAAATCATCGGTATTGATCTCGATACGGTCACGGTAACCATCTCTCATCCTATTTCTTAAAAATACATGCTTCTGTACATTTATGATAGAAAGATAAGCCGTTACCTGCTTACACTTCTTTTCTATAACCATACCGGAACCTCTTATATTATCTTTCTTGTTCGAGTATTTTACGACCGTAACCTTCTTCCCGTCCTTATTAGTTACAGGTTTGTAATCTACTGGACAGACAAGTGATCCTGCCGGAAGCCTTAGGCATCCAAGCTCATCTTTTTTTGCTTGTATATCTTTTGGGATATATGCTTCGGTAAGAATCTTATCGAAATTTGATTTCATTTTCTGTAAAAGTGCTACCTTTGTCTCCATGAGATTTTTTATTTGCTGCGAATATACAAGTTTCATCAATACGAAACAAGTTATTCGGATGGATGGGTAGCCTGTGAAGGTCGCCCATTTGTTGTTTAAGGAGGGTAGGTAATGTTCGTAAAACGCTGTGCGCGTGAACGATTGTTTTTTCTCAACCTACTTGTTACGCGCGCGTTAATAGGTATATTTATTAAATATAATTAACTCTATAAACATATACTACTTTCTAATATCTCTATCCGTACACAGAACCTCTCCTGACGTCGAGTTCCTGTGTACTCCACTTAAAGTCTCTATTTAATAAAACATTGCTTTTTACCGCCAAGGTATGGTGCCGTCAGGCAGGATACCGCAGGCTAAACCTGGTAGAAGCCGTATCCTATACCGGAAGCCGGTACCCCGGTAGAGAGATCGGGTGGAGCATAAGCCAAAGAAGAAAAAGCGAGGTCTTGTACGATCGCTCGCGCTCCGGCCGTCCGTATCTTCTACGGCAGGCTCCATCGCCCAAGGCTTCCCATTTCCCCTTGGCTTTATATCCCATAACATAGCAAGAAGGAATCCAAAGGGAAAAGGGGTGGTCATGTCCCTTGAGGCAGGATAGGGCTGTCCACCGCCGCTCGGAGGCATGTATGGTCTGTGCTCCACTGGCCTCATTGCCGTGGCTTACGGTGGACTTGTCTGGCTTTCCTCCGCCACTTCCACCGCCTTTTCCCATTTGGATGTTCTTAAATACATGTTAATCAGCATATATTATGTTGATTATGGCATAATTTCTTGACAACGATATTTTTTTTAAGTAGTTTTGCTGAAAACTAATTTTATATGTCGGAACAGAGGAAAGCTTTCGTATTTGCGTTGCCTTACGACACTAGGCTGGATATGATCCAGCAGTTCTTAAGGATATACAATGGCTATCTGGATTCCAAGGGTAGGAGCTTGATTACCGAAAGGACGATAAACTTACTTTCTTTCTACATCAACTACGGATACTCGGATGATACCAGGGCTAAGTACATGGATTGTCATGGACAGAAGGAATCTTACGTCGCTGTCCTGAACAACGAGCTTAAACGTGGGGGTTTTCTGGTGGACAAGAAGAACGGGAACTTCCGTACCCGTGAGCTGTCTATTGAGATGAGAAGCTTACGTAACTATTTTATTCTTGACGGGGAGGGTGATGATACCCGTGTAATGGGGTTTGTGTTCAAGAGAAACAAATTGGATATTGATGGGTAGGAATCTTATTTCATTCGATAGGGATATCGTGGATGAGGTGGTGAGAAGATCTGATGGGAAGTTTACCAAACAACAGGTAGAGTGGTGTATGAAAGCATCCGTATCTTACATCCACCACCTAGCTAGGTATACTGACAATATATCTATCAGGATCCCGTTTATCGGATACGTTATATGCAATCTCCGAGAGATGCGGGTAAGGCGTGATAAGATACGCCGGATATTTGTCAAGGAAGGTAATCGTTATCCGGATGAAAGGATGCCTATTGAGCTTGATTGTCTGGATAAGAAGATTAAGGCGATAGAGGATATGGAGGGGTTGAAGAACGGAGATCCTCTTATACGTGATAACCATGAGGCCATGTATCAATGTCGGTATGGAATGACATGGGAACAATTACAGGATTTTCAACAAAAACAATTTAAGAAATAATATGCAAACAATCGGTAAAGCCCAAGTAATAGCCCAGGCTTGGGAAGACAGTTTATTGGGCAGGATTCCTAAGGATAAGAAAGATTATCCCGAATGGTATAAGAATCGTCTTGAATTATGCAAGAAATGTCCTAAGAACTCTTCTAATATCAGGTTCTTTAAATTGCCGCCTAAGGTATTATTCCATAGATTGATTGGAAGACCGGGATGCTCGTTGTGTGGTTGTTTTATCAAGGAGAAAGCTTGGATGAAGACCGAGGTATGCCCGTTGAAGTTCGTGGAAGGAGAGAAAGCCAAATGGAACGCCATGGAGGTCATAACCGCCGATCATAACGATTTTAATATCGAGTGCCCTAACGATGCATTTGATATAGGACTTACGGATGACGAGAGCGAGTTTTATCTAAATATTTTTGATCAGAAAATAGGTGATAAGATAGAAATCGTGTTATTTATCACCCATAAAGATGGTTTCCATGTCAAGGAGCATCATCTTGGATGTGGATGTATGGGAGACGTGTCATATAACAAACATCCTGACAATGAGAATAGAACTATATTTAGGATGACGTTAGATACCTCAAAATATACGGAAGGTCATTTTGAGAAACATCTATCTCTTATGGGTTATACGAAGGATGATCCTGAACGTAATTTCAAACATTTCCCGCTACGTATTATAGGGGAAGCTTATAAGTAGATAGCATGAGAAGCCCCGTAAGAAGTAAGATAGATGATCGTATCCATGCCCTTATTGTCATGGAAGTCGGATGCCGTGAGTTACCCGAATATTCATTGGGTGATATACTTTACTCCGCTTTAAGGAGAGTTGCTAAGGCTAATGGTGGTAACGTACGCTTCTTGCGGGATGTTAGTACCAGGGATTTATTAAGAATAATAGATCAGAGTATCAGTGATGAGATCGAGTTAAACAACAACGATTATAATGCGTAATATGGAAGATAAAGATATAAAAACAGAGATCAGGGATTATCTTAAAGAAGAGGCGGATACCCATATAAGGCATTGGATAGCCATAAAACGTGAGAGCAAGCGTCTGTATAGCGATATTGAGGATAGGACTAAGAAGATAGCCCTTAAATCATCTTCGTTGATAAAAGAGGAGGATTTTGTCGTTCTTCATGAGATGACCCATAAGATACAGATGTTGAATATAGAGGCTGTAAAAGTCAATTCTAGGTTGATGTTCATAATCCAGTTGGCTACCAGCTTCGGTATGGATCTGGATTTAGACACGACATATGCGTCCACCGCCAAGAGTATTATAGAAGACAGAACGTCTGGATTCGTGTTTTATGATGACAAGGAACGTCTTAGATATGCTGACAAGGAGCTTGAGGATATGTTCCATGACATGAGCGTGACGGAAGTAAGTAAGATAGGGGTTGTTCAATCTTATGAGCTTCTTATGAAACAGTATAATGAGTTCAAAGACATGAAAGCTAATGCCACAGGGAAGACGAAAGCCGACGAGTAAGGATGTCGATCGGGTCAATGATAATCTTGAAGTCATAGCTAAGGCTATAAATGACGCTAAGGGTTATATTGATAAGCATCCTTGGGATAAGGAGAAACCGGAGGATATGGCTAAGGCTTTTGATTTTATATCTAAGTTAATAGATAAGATCAATACATGGAATGAGTCGTATATGGAAAAAAGCGGGATCATGGATGTATATAGGTCTATAAATGATGTCCAGAAGAAGGAACGTAAGGGTCAAGTATCTGGAGGTATAGAGTCCGTATTAAAAAGTATGAAGTGATGGGGTTAAGCACGAGTCCAGAATTTTATGTAAACATGAAAAATCCTCCTGTATGGAACGATCTGTTCGGTTGGGAGGATCAGGATGACGATGTTAAGCAGTTCTTTAAAGAAGAGGCTTATAAGGTCAAGTACGGGGTGACTATCAATGGTACGTTCATCCCCCCATGGCTTTATTGGCATGTTAATTTCTTCCCCGTATTCCAGGATCTTCCAAACGGGGAACGTGTGCCAGCGATCAGTCGTTTGCGTGATAACGAATGGTTTTTCGCCGAGATGTACCAACGTGCCCGTCAGGAGAAGAAAGGGTTGGGGATGTTTGGTACTCGTCGTTTTGGCAAGGCTCTTCTGGACTCGGAGCTGATATATACTCCTTATGGACCTAAGAAAATAGGATTCGCCGATATCGGGGATATCATATATGGTGATGACGGGAAGCTTACTACCATAATGGGCGTATATCCTCAGGGATTCGTTGATACGTACAAAGTGACCTTTGAGGACGGTCGCAGCGTGGTGTGTTGCGGGCAGCACCAGTGGAAAGTCAAGTATAATGGTGATTATAAGGTTATGAGCACTATGGGTATCATCCATTCTGACTTCTCCAAAATGACTATAGATATTGGGGAAGCGGTAGATTTCCCTGAGCGGCGGTGGCTGATATCGCCCCAGCTCATGGGGTCTCTGGCCGCCTCCTTCCTTTGTGGCGCTACCGACAGGATCTTTGAGCTAAGCAAGAAGGAGATGGATGATGTCATTTATTCATCCAAAAAACAGAAAGAGTTGTTCATAAGATCGTTTATGAAGATCGCTTGTGGTATAAATACCGGTGACGATCGTTTTAAGGTCGTTTATAAAAGCGAGTATATTATATCCTTTGTAAGGAAAATATTTTGGTCTATGGGTTATTATTGTGTCATGGATGGTGATGATATGTATATATCCAAGACCCATAACAGACTTAGGATATCCGATATAGATTATTACGGGAAGTATAAGGCTACTTGTATTGAGGTAGATAATAAATCTCATCAGTTTCTTACTACCAATTTTGTCGTATCCCATAATACGACTATCATGTCATCCCTTCTTCAGATGAACGCTACCATGACGATCGGGCTTAGTCATTCCGTGGTAGGTTTCAGCGATAGCGATTTATCTAATATAGGTGAGTATTGTGAGTATGGTCTTGATCATGTGCATCCTTTTTTCAGGATCAACAGGACCAAGACCGACTGGAGTTCGGGCGTTACATTAGGCAAGAGGATGTCCAATGGCGTACGTGATATCCATGCCATTATCTCTATAGCCAACATCAACATGGGTAGGAAGACCTCCACGCAGAAGACGGCTGGTTTGACACCGGCTACGGCTATTTTCGACGAGGTTGGTAAGGGACCTATCAAGAAGCCTTACACGGCCGCCATGCCGTCCTACGACACGCCTTACGGCTGGCGTCTTAGCCCTATCTTGGCTGGTACTGGTGGTGAGGTAGAATTATCCAAGGACGCTCAAGAAATGTTTTCTGATCCTGAGACCTACAATCTTCTGGTCATGGATTGGGATATTTTAAATCGGAGAGCCATGAAAGGGAAAACATGGAAAGAACGGAAATGGGCGATGTTTGTCCCCGGTCAGATGGCTAACTCCGGTGTCAAGAGAACTATAGGATTGGGCGATTATCTTGGTAAGCCTGATGACAAGAAGCTTAATAAGATCAAGATCGACGCTACTGATTTCGATGCTAGTACCAATAAAATTAATGAGGAACGGAAGAAACTATCTACAAAAGATAGGGTTGCGTACACTTCTCATACTATGTTCTATCCATTTACGATCGATGACTGTTTTTTAAGCTCATCCCAGAACCTATTTCCGGTCGAGTACGCTATCAAGCATAAGAATGATCTCCTTGAGTCGGGGCAATATAGCGGTATGCTGTGTGATGTCTTTCTTGAGTCAGGTAATAAACTGGGGACTACTAAATCGAATAAGCAACTGGCTGGATTCCCGTTTAGCGGCGGTGTTATTGACGCTCCTGTCCAGATATTCGAGATGCCTCAATCCAATAGGTTTGATGATTTTATTTATGTGGCGGGCCAAGATCCGTATAAGCAGGTCAAGTCTGATACTCCTTCATTGGGATCCTTTTATATATTCAAAAGGCGTGTTGGTATCCGAGATCCTTATGCCTATAGAATAGTTGCCTCTTACGTATCCCGCCCATCATCTATAGACCAATTCTGCCGTACGTGCGAGGTGCTTCAGAAGGGATATGGTGCTATATGCCTTATGGAGAACGCTGACCAGATGTATGAGCAGTATCTTAACCGTAAAAGCGGTATGCCAGCGTCTTTCTTCCTGTTTGCTGGTGAGGCAATAGCCAATAAGTATGTGAAGGCCGGCTCCCGGCAGAACAGCAAGCTGGGGCTATACCCTACCCCCGGCAACCAGAACCTGCTCTTCTCCTGCGTGGTGGATTATTGCTGGCAGGATTTCGTTATTGGTTATGATGATAGTACCGGTCTTGATATAACGGTTAAAGGTATTGAGTTGATTGATGATATAGCTCTTTTGGATGAGATAATACAGTATAAGCCCGGATTGAACGTCGATAGGATAATAGCCTTCGGGCATGCGTTGGTTCTCGCCAGATATTTTGACGATAACAATTACATGCCTAAATCGAAGATAGATGAGATGAATAACGCTCGTAAGGAAGATGCTTATAAACACCATGAGATATATGCCTCTGCATTTGGATCGGTATCTATAGGAGCTTTTAGGTAAATGAATGTCAATTAAACGCCTATCTTTGTTGTAAATAAAATTGAATAATCATGGAAGTGTTTAATAGAGATCATTCGTTTCCAGCAAAAGGAGCGTTATTAGGATTACCTCCTCAGGCTATTTCCACGAAGAAAAAGAACAGGAAATGGAAGGAGGATTGTATGGACGCTCTTGAGACGATAGGGTTGAAACAGTATGATCGTAACCAGATGTACCGTGACTATTATCTGATGGCGGATGGTAAGTTATCTTTTATGGAGATGGCGGATGTTATCCCTCAGTTAAGGGACGTGCAGAAGCTAAGGAGCGATATAAGGATACCTTCTTTCTTGAAGCATTATGATATCATAGGTGGTATCGTAAACGCCTTTGAGGGATGGCTGACAAACCTACAGGATAAGTATACGGTTAATGAGGTAGGTGATATGGCTATAAGTGAGTATGAGGATACGATGTCAAACTTACTTCATCGTCATATACAAGAACAGTGGGATATTATCGTCAATCAGCGTCTTGTGGAGGCTGGTCTTGATCCTACGTACAATGAGTTTAACTCTGAGGAGGAGCGTCAGGCTTATGTTCAGCGAATCCAACAGGCCAAGACGTCTATGACCCCTGATGATATCCAGAGGTTCATGAGTACCAGATGGAAGACGCAGGCGGCGGTATGGGGGGATCATACGATCGAGGCTGACCGTAGCCGGTTTTATATGGATGAGCTTGACAGGGAGAATTACCGGGATCGTCTTCTTAGCGGAAAGATGTTCCGGAACCATTTCGTTGGCTTCGACTATTATCGTCCGGAGGTATGGAGTCCGATGGAGGTTTTCCATCCTGATGTGAAATACCCGCAATATGGATCTTATGTAGGCCGTCTTCATTATTACGAGGGTGTTGAGTTGATATCAAGATACGGCCATAAGATGACGGCCGAAGACAAGCGTCGGATTATGGGAGGTGACGATGATTATGAGGGATGGGTATCTAATGACGGTGCTAGGTATGATTGGAAGAAAAAGAAACCGTCTATTACCGGTATGTATGAGAATGAGGTTGTTCCATGGAAAGGATACCATGACTATGAGTCTATAGTCGCCGCTGAGGACTATTATGGTGTGCCGATGGGAGAGTATCATACCTTCGGACCTGACGGGGAGGAACACACCCAACCCCGCTTCTTGCCCCGCTTCCATCCCTTTGGATATTTCAACTCCGGTATGGCCGATGGTAAGAGATATGAGATAGACTCTCGCCTTTTTAGGGTTATGGAAGGATATTGGGTATCCATGAAACCGGTATTCTTAATAACTTATATGACAGAGACCGGAATGGTTGATCAGGAACTTGTAACCGATGAGTTGCTCCCGGAATTCTTGGAGAAGAATGGCATAAAGAAAGTAAAGAGGGTTATGGCCGATGCTGTTGGTGATCCTGAGGTGAACACCTATATCTTGGAGTATGTCCCTGAGGTTAGGTTTGGCGTTAAGATCACCGGAGGTAATTTAATGGATAAGTCTATATATATTGGTGGGGATCCAATACCTCATCAGATACATGGTGATAGCAGTCTGTATGATTATGTCATTCCGGTTTCTGGATTTATAGGGTCTAGTCTCGCTGATCGCATACAGCCGTTCCAGATGATGTATAACCTTGCTATGAACCAGCTATACAATAACGCCGAGAAGGAGATCGGTAAGTTCTTCTTAGGCGACTTAGGATTCCTGCCTACGGAATATAAGGATATGATGGACAAGAAGGGAGCTTTGGCTACTTTTATGCAGATCGTTAAGTCCGTTTCGTTTATGGGCGTAGGTGGTAACGATACGAACAATCCTTACCAGAATCCTCAGATGAGTAGCATATATAACCAGTTCGGTGTATATGATCTTACTAATACGGATCAGATAAGATCCCGTATGGAAATGGCTTCTTACGCCTATATGATGGCTTATAGGATGATAGGTATATCCGAGCAGGCAATGGGTCAGTCAACCAGATACGAGAGTTCTACGGGCGTAAAACAGGGGGTTAACGCTACCATGTTACAGACCCAGACTTACTTTAATGATTTCGATGACTTCAAGAAACGGACATTGGATATTCATCTAGCCGTGGCTCAAGTATGTCAGAAGGAAGGATACGATTGGACCGTGATGTACAGAAACAGCGATCTTTCCTTGGCTTACATCAGTCTTACGGATAATAGCTTGTCGTTACGTCATCTTAATGTTATGGCTGTCTCTAACTCCAAGAAACGTCTGGAGTTGGAGAATTTGAAACAATATATATTACAGACAAATACGTTAGGTAATGACTTACTTGATATCACTAGGATGATGAGCGCCAACTCAACGGCTGAGATGAATCAGATCGGAAGGGACGCTAGATCTTACGCCGATCGTGTAAGGCAGGAAGAATACCAGAATCAACAGCGACTTGTCCAGCAACAAGCTGAGGCCGATCAACAGGCTCGTAATGATGAGCATGAGAAGGATAAGGAACTGGCTTATATCAAGGGCAACTTCGACTTACGAGGTAAGAGCATAATGGCCGCCGGTCAAGCGGCTAGGACCGAGAACAACTCTGAAGGCATGGATTATGTCGAGGCTATGGCTGATAGGGCTTTAAGGGAAAGAGATCTTGATATCAAGGAAGAGGATATGAGAACCAGACAGGCTAACGCCGAGGCTGAGCGAAGATCTCGTGAGGAGATAGAGAAAAGGAAGTTGGAATTAAAAGAAAAGGAGATAGACGCTAGAAACAAACGTTCTGATACAGATAGGTTTACGTCGATAATAAACAAGAATTGATTACAAGTTTTGTAAATATTTTTACAAAATCTGTAATCATTTTGGCGTAAAATTCTGTCATATACTATAATGGGTTTGATTTAATTGGTAATTGGATTAATAATACTTTTGTAAAAAGCAAAAAAGGAAATTGTATGAATGACATGGGTGATTTCGCTAAGGGTTTTAAGACCATGAGTGTCGAGGAGCTTTTTTACCGTGGTGACGGTGATGGCGATAAGAATAATATCGAGGGTAAATATGATAAGGATGGTAATCCTATAGGTGATACCAAGGAAGAGCCTGCCGACGGCGGAGCGGCTGACGGTGGCGGGGATAAGGGCGGCGACGCTACCAACCCAGACCCGGATTCCTTTGGCGAAGGCGGTACTGATAATAATAACGTGGTATCAGTGTTTAACGGGAAATCTTTCTTGGAAAAGATGGCTGCCAGAGGTATCATCGACAGTATCGATAACCTTGATATTATGGTAGATGATAAGCCAGTCGATCTTTCTACTATCACAAAAGAAGATGATTTACTTGATATAGTGGAGGGGTTGATCAAGGATAAGGCCGATGAGTTGTTGAAGGATAAGGTTGATACTGGTTCTATGTCTGACTTTATGAAGAAGATGATAGAGGTGGATAAGGCTGGAGGTAACGTAGGTCAGCTTCTAAACCAATATCAGAACATTCAGGCGCCGTTGGACAACCTTGATATGAGCAACAAGAATGATCAGCTTGCGGTCATCCAACATTATTATAAGATGTTGGGTATGCCGGAAGACGAGATAAAGGATAATATGGAGATGATGATTGGCAAGGGCGATGAGTTCATTGAGTCCAAGGCCAATAAGTTCCATGATATCCTGAAAAAGGAGATGGATAACCTTATCGAGGAGGAGAAGAAAAAATCCGAGAAAAGGAAACAGGAGTTGATTGAGCAGATGAAGATCTATAAGAAAGGTCTTAAGACGTCTATAAGCTCAGGGTTCCAGTTGACTGACACGATGATAGGTAAGGCTGTCGATTTCGTTACCAAGCCGATAGACAATCAAGGTCATACGGCTATAGATAAAGCTTATTCGGAGGCTATCAAGAATCCGGACATGGCCGCTGATCTGGCTTTGTTCTTGATGAATAAGGACGAGTTCCTTAAACAGAAGACTAACAAGGCTAAGATGGAGGTCAATAAGAAGACCATCACTCTTCTTTCTGGCAATAAGGGAGGAAAGCAAAATAAGAATAATATCGATAATGATACTATAGAGGCTAACTTCCTTGATCTAAGTGGATCAAAGAGTGTATAACATTAAAAGATAGATAATTATGAACCCTTTTTTGACAAAAAGTTTTCCGGCTACCGTGAATGGCGATAACGTTATTGCCTTCACCGATGCCAAGAACTATAAGACTTCGCTCGTAGAGCATAACTTAGGCTCATTGGCGAGCTGGTATTATGAGGATCCGGACAAGAATCATTTGGGTCTGTTGAACTTGTTCTCTAATATCGCTAACTATCCTGTCCCGATGTATATGGGTATGATCAATAACGGCGCTACGATCTCCGTAAACGGTATCGGGGCTTCTTTCCGTTATGATTTACCTGTTACAAAGACGTTCGCCGTCGTTACGGCTGAGGATACTTCAGGTCATCATCTAAAACCGGGTATTGACGGTAGTTTGTTTGATATCGTTTTGAATACCTCTGAGTTTACGGCTTATGATGTCATTACCTATGACGCAGCTAATGGCTGTAATATCCTTATCTCAGGTGAGATCCCGTCTAAGACAGAAGGAGACTTGACACGTTATTGGGGTCGTGTTATTGGCGGTAAGGCTAAATACTTCCCTAAAGAGAAATTGCGTCCGGGTATCCGTTACTGGAAGATCGGTCATGCTCTTGGTGAGTACAGTACCCAGTTCTCTAAGGTATCTGGAGCTGACAAGGCCGGTTCTATGACTTGTGAGTTCCGTTTAGGAAACCACCGTGGTGTTGAGGGTGAGACAACTATGTATGCTGGTATGAAGTCCATGCAGGCCGCCCAGAATAGCACTTCAGAGTTCGTGGAGACTGCCCTTCGTCGTATGAATGCCATGAGAAGCGAGTATGAGGGTAATATTCCTGATTTGGCTATTATCGGCAAGACTATTAATGGTAGACTTGATTTACGTACGGCTAAGGTAGCGTCCACGCTGGAGGTATTCTGTATGGCTGAGTTGGTTAAGCTGGAAGCTAGACAGTTGATGTGGCAAGAAGGTGGTATTATCATGGATCAAAATGGTACTATCCATTTAAATGAGGGTATCTACCGTCAGCTTCGCCGTGGTTATACTATCTACTATAGTCGTCCGATGGGTATTACTAAGGATACTCTTATGGCTGCTGCCGCTTATATTTTCCGTGGTCGTCAAGATCTTCCTATTACGGAGCGTAAGATTAAGTTCAAGGTAGGAGCTATGGCTATGGTCAACTTAGAGAAGTTGATTAGAGAGGCTTTCTTTACTACGTTGAGTAATTTGAGCTGGGGTATGGGTAGTGACCGTATGTTGCCTTCTAATCCTATCTCTGGTACTAATGATGCTATGATCTTAGGTCCGGTACAGGTTAAGGGCGCTTTTCTTCCCGGCATCGGAAATGTAGAGTTCGAGCACGATCCTTCTTTGGATTACGCTGACATGACAGATCGTAGCGAGTTAGTGAATGGCATGTATCCTAGATCCTCTTATTCTTGTATTATTGAGAATATCACTGACGCTGGATCGACTAACGCGTATTCCGCTATTCCTAATACGGCTAACGCTAAGTTAGGTAATATGAATAACAACGTATTCTATATCAAGCCAGAAGGCGTAAGCATGTGGTGGGGTTATGAGTACGGTCGTTGGGCGCACAAAGCCAACGGAAATGAGATCGTATCATCCTTGCCGGGCATGAAAGAGCAATTCTGGTGTCACTCAGCTTCCGCGGCCTGGGTTATGGATAACAGCAAGTTCTTGATCATCGAGCTTCAACCGAACTACTTCGGCTAAGTTTTTTTTCATATGTAATTTGGTTTTTAGAGGGGAGGATATTCCTCTCCTCTTTTTTTTAGGAAAGTAACGCAAAAATAAGGAAATGAAAGAGATTTTAAAATCAAAGAAGGTATTGGTCGAGGTAAACGGCTTCAATATCATGTCAGATACCTTGTATGAGGTAGTAGGTAAACACGACGGAAGCGCTCCGCAGGCCTTCCAAGACGCCAATATAGCCAAGGCTCCGTTCCCGGAGAATGCTACTCACGTATGTTGCCCGTGGGATGATTTCTCAGAGGTTTACAATACCGGTTTTTATCCAAGATCAAGATGTTATAATGGCATGGATAAGGATGAGGTTGATAAGTTGGTTTATCAGCGTGTCAATAATATAATGAAGCCTTTTGAGAATATTTCCCAGAAGGATCTTTCCCAGACCAATTTCGAGTTTTGGGATGATGCTAAAGACAAGATCTATATGGGTAAGGTTTATAACACGGCTAATACCGTTGAGTTATTTTATTTATATCTGGCTGTATTTTCTGGCATGTTGACTCCTCAGGAAATGGATGGTGATCCTATTTTCATGAACTCCATGTTCTGTTTCATTGAGAAAGACAACGCCAAGGATTTCGTTCAGCAGCGTGAGATCAATAAGATGAATATCAGCTATAAGTTCATCAACGCCCTTAAGAAAGGTGGCAAGGAACGTCAAGCTGTCATCGACCTTCTTCTGTACATCGGCATCGTGACCCGTCCTGATTTCACGGAGGATGATTATTACACCGGATCACTATCAAACTGGATGAATGAGAAGAAGACCAACATCGATTATCTGCTTGATATTTGGGATCGTTCATTGGAGGGTGATTTCAAGGAAGTTCTTGAGTTCTATCGTATCATAAACGTCCTTCAACGTAACGGTCGTATTAACATGACTCCATCCGGCTTGCAATATAATGGTCAGATCATAGGCCCTGACACCCGTACGTCCGCCGAGTTTTTGGCTACCAAGAAAGATCTTATCAGTGTAAAGGCTAATGTCTTGGATGAGTACGAGGAACTTATGTCTATTTCTAATATAGACGATAAGACCAAGAATGTTAAGGATGTCAAGAAGAAGGAAGACGTAGGGGAAGGTGATAAGGAGGAATAACGATGACGATCCAAGAAGCGTATCTAAGATCTTTGCAGAAGAATGAGCAGAATCTCGCCAATGGCGGGATTAAGCTTGATCCAGGAAGGTTCGTGCTTTTGTTCAATGAGGCTCAGGATAGGTTGATAAGATACTATCTTAATAGGAAGGATGATGAGACCATCCGATCTATACAAACTCTTCTGGTATACTGGAAATCGCTTAATAAGATCAATCATATTGATGACCCCGAATCGACATCATTCGGTCTTCCTGATGATTATTTATGGTTCTCAAATATAAAAGGATCGTTTTCTTATAACGGATGTGAGGTTGGGGATTTTGTCATGTGGGAGGCTAAGAACGAGAATGTCCATGAGCTTCTTGGGGATGATAACAATAGGCCTTCTTTTGACTATCGGGAAACGTTCTACACCATAGGTGACGGGAAGGTCGTGGTGTATGAGGACGGCTTCCGCACAGACGAGGTCAGGATGACCTACTACCGGAATCCGGTACGGGTGGATCTGGCCGGGTACATCAACGCCGCCGGAGAGCGGTCCACGGACATCGACCCTGATCTGCCCGATCCTTTGGTGGAGGAGATTCTGGATATGGTTGCAAAGCAATTCAACCTTAACGAGAATGAACTAAGTAGATATAGGATGGATAAGGATAATGTGGCTTCCTTTAAATAAACAACGTTAGTTTTGATTGATAAGCCTGCCCAGAAATTGGTAGGCTTATTTTTTATCATCCTATGCATATTTTCTGGAATCGTAGATTTCTCCGATTCCAGAAAATAGCAAGTATGATCTTTGCGTTTTTATAAAATATTTAATATAATGATTTTATATTGGAATATTTTTTATCCATATATTTTTACTGTAAAAATTTTATTTATATATTTGCATTATATTAAATAATTAAATATATATATAATATGAAAACTAATGTTGTTATGATCTCCAAGGATAGGGATCTTTTTGGTGTTACTATCAAGCAAGACACTAAAACGTCTTTCATGTCGTTGACTGATTTACAGGAAGCCTATACCAGGAAAAGGATTCAGGAAGGATGGAATGATAAGAGGATAGAGAATATCCTTTCTAACAAGGAAAGTGCTGAGCGAATATACTATATTCTTGAAAAACAAGGATATATGATAGAAACAGGATTTCCTGTTTTTATGGAAATGGTTGAAAAAGAGTCTCTTATAAAAGTAATGAAAAAGTTTGGCGCTTATAAGACTGTTGGTAGGGGCGAGAACAGGAGAACTATGTGTAATCCTTATATATGGGTTCTTGTAGCTATGGAATTGAACCCTATGTTGTATGCCGAGGTTGTTACGTGGTTAACCGATAAGCTTATTCTTAATCGAATAGAGGCTGGTGATAGGTATAATGCTTTGTCTAGAGCAGCTTCTAGATTTAAGGATGTAGATTATGTTAAGATCGCCAAGGGTCTTAATTATATTGTTTTTAATATCCATGAAAGTATGATCAGGAATAAGGCCACGGAAGCTGAGCTGAAGGAATTGGAGCAAATACAAGGCAATCTTATATGGGCTATAGATATGGGTTATATAAAAAGTTTCGATGAACTTGTTGATATGATGAGGAAGATGTATAAGAAAAAGTGGCTTAAATAATGTTTTTTACAAAAAATGTAATTTATTTATATGCCTATACACTCGTGATTGTGTTTTATTGTCGTGAACTCGTTTATTATTATGTTTGCGTTAGGTAAATGATTTTTTAAACTAAATATTTATAATATGTTGCACAGACCGCAAGACCGGGTACTTTTCGTATCCCCGCACGCTAAGATGGTGGATGTTGACTCCATCTTCTTAAAGGAAGGACAGATCGGTATTTACGATACTAAAGATACTTCCGAGAACGGTTGTAAGGCCGTGATTGATTTTACCGGTAAGCCTCGTAATGACAAGCGTTATGAGATCCGTATCGGTCGTAATGAACAAGCGGCTTCCCGTTCTATATATGACAAGGATTTTTCCACGCCTCTGTTCTCGTTGAATGAGATCACCGAGATTTACGCTTCTTGGCCGAAGAAGGATCACGCTTATGTCGATGACGTTATCTTAGGATACAATGGTGTCTCTGACGACACGGCTTTCTCCGTTTCCAAGGGCGACCGTATCGTTATCCGCTTGATTCTCGCCGGCAGGGCTTTCGAGCTTCTTGGCTACGAGGGAGGTCGTGTTGAGATCTTTGACGCTATCCTCTTGGATGATTGCGACAATACCCCTAATCAATGCGAGGAATGTGATCCTTGCGAGGAGGTTGATTTGTTACCCGCCGTATTGAAGTGTATCGAGCGGATGAAGAACCAACCTATTGCTGGAGGTGGTAAGGTATCTGATTATATTGATATCACTCCGGTTACAAGATGTACTAATGAGGCTACTGAGCCTGATACGGAGGATGTCAATTTCTATTGCATGGAGGTATGCGATACTGGTGATGATCTGGCATTAGCTGAGGTTCGCGCTCAATATCCAGGATTGAAGATCGTACGTGAGACTATCGAGGGTAGCATGTCACGTTATAAGGTGATGAAGAAAGGCGCTAAACCGGCTGATTATACTCAACGTCTTATCTCTATCATGAAAGGATGTACGGATTGTCCTCCTAACTATACCGAGGTTAAGGGTGGTTATCTGTATTCTATCTCCTTGGAGGATGACGGTGTCGATATGTCTACTACGGTGGAGTCATTGCCTAACGTTGTAGCCGATACGGTTAATAAGATGAGTCAGATCAAGGGATCAGGTTTGTATATTGCCGCTACTTCCAAGAAATTGACGGATGAGGAGATCTCTACTTTCGTGGAGGCCAATCCTACGGCTATTATCTACTATGTGGCTAAGACATCCGATATGTGCGAGAATCCTACGGTTCGTACCGCTTCATGGTCAGCTTGTGGTTCTTGCAAGGTATCCACCGAGAAGTATTATATCACGATCCCGGATGATGAGTGCGGAAACAGTGCTTTGGAGGAAATCAAACAGGCTTTCCCGGAACTGGAGATCACTGACTACGGTACTCCTGCGGCTTGCCAGCATAGCTTCCAGACAACGGTATATACTAACATGTTGTGTGATGAGTGCGACAAGGTGTTCGAGGGATTCTTCACCAGCAAGGCTCCGGCGTCCTACCGCAACCGTATGTGGAAGAAACTGGAATCGGCTCAGGAACTTGGCACTAACTGCAAGTGCGGTATCCGTTTCCGTGGCAAGGAAATGTTATTATCTCCGTCAGAGTGCTTGATGGATAAAATGACCTATGTAGAGGATAGCGTTGAGATCGTTGGCGCTAGCGGTGGTTATCCTGATTCTCTTGATGAGGGATCCCCCATTTGGTGGGATCAGCTTCACTTCGAGAGATTGTCCAGCAAAGCCCCGCGTACTCATGTTGGCGGCAATATGATGGATGATGAGTTGAAGGGTTACGCTCATTTCAACGGCTTCCCGAAACATCAGGATTTCATGGGACGGACATTCATGAACGAATACAGCCGTGTTGAACAAACAGCCCAATACGTGGACTTCCAGATCACGATTAATCCTCATAGATACGCTCAAGGATTCGGAAAGGTTATCGCCGATGATCCGGTTAACTTGATCTTACGTGTACGCTATGGCGCTCATGAGGGTGTTCAGGAGATGATCAATATGATCGGTGCTGCCGCTGGTCTTGGACCGGCTATCGTGACCGAACCCAAATAAAAACGACCTTTTTTGCGTTCATATATTTCCTAAAGGGGAGAGATTCATTTCTCTTCCCTTTTTTGTTATCTTTGAGGCAGTAGAATTAAAATATGATATTATGTCTGCGATAAATGAGTATTTAAAGAGACTTGCTTCCATCTTCGGTAGCATGGGTTTCTCCGTTCCGCCAGATGACTTCTCAGGTGTTGTCATAGACGGAAAGACGTATCCGGTCATGATGAGGAATGACGGGTGTTACGTGTACTTCGATGATAAAGGAGTAAAGAGACTTGTAAGCGAGGTCCCTAAAAAGGACTATCAGTTCATTAACATCAAGGACGCCCGTGTGTCGATCGTCAACCAATGTTATCGTACTCCGGGAGGTCAGGTAGAGGCTCGTATCCATACCTATATGAATAATAAGGGGGAGATACTGGCCGAGAAGATATTTATCATCAACTCATCGGATATCGATACTCCCATTGGCACGGAATTGGATAAGATCCCTGCCGAGTGGGTGGCTATAGATTGTAGTATAGCGGAGATGACCGATCGGGAGTTGATATTCGTAAGTAAATGTTATGCCACGGAAGGAGGCAAGGTCCAGATAGAGGGCGTAGAGTCGGTTGATCCCCGCCTGAACCCGGAGGTGTCTCATTATGAGGTGGTGAATACTACTGACGATAGTAACCCTATTGGAACGAAGTATAATGCCATACCTGATACGTGGAGGCGTATAGTATGTGATTTTCCGGACATGACCCAAAGGGAGATAATACCGGTGCTTAAATGCTTTGATACCGGAACCGGAAGGGTACAGATAGAGGGGTATAAGATATTTGATTACGAGATGGGTACCAGAAAGGAATGGTATCGCGTCAAGCAAAGTACCGATCCTGAGAATCCGGTAGGTGAGTTTATCACCAGCATAAGCGATGACTGGGTTGAGGTCGTTTGTGACTTCACGGATATGGAGGATCGTGATATTGAGGTAACTATAGAATGTTATAAGACACCGGCCGGTAAGGTGAAGCTGGAGGTTCTTACGTCATGGGACGGGAATATAGGAGTTAGGGATAAGAGTTATAAAGTCCTGGAGACTACCGATCCGTCACAACCTGAGGGCGCCAGCTTCAGTTCCTTGCCAGACACTTGGATAAGGGTAGTCTGTGATTTTGACGATATGGAGGAGAGAGATATCAAATCCTATATAGAGTGTTATGACAGCGGTAGCGGAAACGTTAAACTTCGAAGGATGGTGTCGTATGACTCCAAGATAAAGGCCAGATACACACGTTTCGAGGTAGTGGACTCCGATAACGCAGACTTTGTCCCAGGAGCCGCCCTAGCTACCCTCCCAGACGGATTTTCTTTGGCTCCTTGTGATTTCGTTGACTTTGAGGATAGAATGCTTCAGTCAAGGAAAGAATGCTATAATACAGATAAAGGTCGTGTACAGGTATTAAGAATAACGTCTTATGATGGAGATATAGATATAAGGGGCGCTGTTTATGTCGTTACACGATCTGAGAACCCCGATATTCTCGTGGATAGGATATATAATGCCATACCTGGAGGATGGGATCGCATGGTGTGCGAGATGGAGGATATGGAGGATCGTGATATCGAGTCTTTCGTGGAATGTTATGATAGCGGTGAGGGTAATGTCAAGGTAAGGAGAGTCGTGTCTTATGATGCCAAGGCAAACGAGCGCCACGTCCGCTACGAGGTACTGGATTCGGATAACGGCGGTTTCGCCCCGGGACAGCGGATATCCACCCTGCCTACCGGATGGTCTTTGGTGTCTTGTGATTTCACGGATATGGAAGACAGAATGCCTATTGATATCGAGGAATGTTATAGGACATCAAACGGGAGCATACGTATGAGACATGTGGTGTCTTATGATGGTGATCTTGGGAAAAGAAACCAGTTCTGGGAGATTGTGGACTCGTCTGATAACGGATATAGTCTAGGAGATAGGATGAATAGCATCCCATCGGTTTTTATCCGTGAAAGGTGTGCCATAGAAAGGTTGGATGATCGTATTACCAGAAGTTCGATAGAATGTTACTCGACTCCAGGAGGATCGGTAAGAATTAAATCCACTTACGTTATCAACCCTTTAAATCATGTTAGGTCGTATAATCATCATGTATTGAGTTCTACAGACAATGATATCCATGTTGGTACTCAATATATCTCTTTGCCATCTAATTTCACTCGTATCGAATGCGAGGAGCCGGATTATATGGATCGACTTATCGATACCACTGAGACTTGTTATGATACCGGAAAGGGTACGGTGAAGATCAGGAGACAGGAGTCGTTGAACGGAAATCTGGATGTAAAGACTTTCGACTATAAGATCGTTGAGTCTACCGACCCCGATCATCCTATCAATACTACCCCTACGCAGACGGTTATTAACGGCTGGACGGTTATCAGTTGTGATCTTAATATCATGGACGTGGATGATTGTTATGAGATCGGTGGTCATAAGATACATTTGAAGGGATTCAGGACAGTCAATCCGGCATTGCAGGATATTAAGTCTATATTGTATGTCGTGTACTCTGATCATCCTGATTATAATGTAGGTGATGAGCTTACGTCTATACCGGATGGGGCTAAGGTGACGATCTGCGATTACGCGGATAAGAGCCAAAGACATATGGTTCCGGTGCGAGAGTGCTATGAGGTGGCCGATGGCCGGTTCTATGTGGAGGGGAGCCGGTTGATTGATAACAATATGGTCGTAGAGCGGACGTCGTTGATGGTGATGGAGTCATCCTCTACTACCTACCCGGTGGGGACTACGCTGACCGCCATTCCTGTTGGCGCTACTATCGTGGCTTGTTTATGTCAAACCTGTTAATCTGAACGGCTATGGTTAAAGTATGTAATGATTATTTTATGATTGACGCCTTAGCTGGAGGTCAGGTCGTAAGAAAAAGGAAATATCGTCGTGAGAATACGATGATAGGATATAAGTGGTATGATTATAATGGGGTCGAGGTAACTGACCCCATTGAGATATCACGTCTTGACGGATTGGCTACTAAGCATCAACGTGTTGATGAGGCTTATGATGATCATGCCATTTTCATGTCGTCAACCAATTACGTTAACAGCGTTTCCGGTATACCTATGGATAAGCATATGGTTGTCGTTGAATGGAGGCCGGATAGCGAGCAGGGCTTTGTAACCATGGCTCATGATGAGGGTCTTGATGGGGACAGCTATTATATAGTTGTTATCAATGCCGGAGATAAGCAGGCTACGATCTACACCCCCGTGGACCCTGAGGATCCAAAGGATGGGACTTCCCGTGCGGTTGATGGCGATAACGTTTCCGTTGGCGGATCATATGTCTCTATATCCCCCAAGCAAGTAGAGAGGATAAGGGCTACTTTCCGTGATGGTAAATGGTATTATGAGTTAGTCACAAAAACATATCCTAGTAATACTGGAGGCATTAAGATCGGGGATGTTGATTTTGTGACGTTCAGATATTTATGGGAATCAAGTTCCGGAAGGGACTTGGACACGATGACGGAAGCCCTTAATTCTAATGTTCCCACCATAGATAATCTTGCTGTAGGTTGGTCTGGCCCCGGAAATGGAGATAGCTCTGTTAGAGAAGTTCTTAAATGGGGTGGTGATAATACCGGTTCTGGTAAGGAATGTGTTTGGATGTCGGTGAAGGATTTAAGGGCTAAATATTATGATATCCTACCTGAAGAGACGTATTTCATGGCCTACGCTACATGGTTTGGATCTAAAGGTACGGGTAAATGTTCTTTTGAACTTGTTGGATACAAGGGAGGTATGATGAGCCAAGATGGATATAATTTCATCAATACCGGTGGATCTGTGGTGTATCAAAATACGTATGATTTTGTTTGTCATACCAGCAAAGGCTCATCTACGTATAAGACATCCTACGAGAAGGTGGCTCGTGTTACCTACAATAAGCTCACTAACGAGGTTTATATGTCCATCGGTGACGCTATAGATCAGGAGGATAATTATGATAAGTTAGAGCGAGAAATCAATAATATAAAGGAAAGACTTAGCGATGTCGAGAGCGAGTTGGCTGTCGTAAGACGTATAGCTGAGGGCAAGAACACGGCGTATATCTTTGATACGGTCGATGCCATGAATGAGTGGTTGGCGGTTCCGGAGAACACGGCTAAGCTCCGTGTGGGAGACAGCTTCTGGATCAGGGAGCAGGAGGTGCCTGATTATTGGTGGGATGGAACTCAGGCTTTAGAGCAGGAAGGCCCGAAGGTTGATTTATCTCCTTATTATACGAAAGACGAGATTAATAATATTGTCAATGATATCAATCAGAAGATAGAGGATAAGAGTACGTCTATTATCTTCGATACTTATATCCAGATGAAGTCTTTCGTGGATGATCCAACTAACGCCGATAAGCTTAAGGAAGGTACTATCTTGTTGATACGAGAAAAAAATGTACCTGATTATTATTACGATGGAGCTGGGATAGTTAAGATGGAAGCCGACGTAGAGCAATGCCTTTATGTTACTTTGACTAATAAGCCTACGGAAAGCACTATAAGTTATACCCAAGATCGGGAGGTGACTAATTTCGCTCCTGGAGCTATAGCTAGATGGGTTGACGCTGACGGCAATGACGTGTTTTATAAGCTTGTTGAGATAGTAGGTGGTAAGGCTAAGTGGATTACGTTGATTGATACAAGATATGGTAATGTTACGTTGCAAAGCACTTATGACAAGAACTATGAGATCGTGAATATCGTATCTGGGTATAGGTTACAGGCTATAAATAGCGAGAAGAATGATATCAAGTTCGTTAATAGTGCTACGGGTAACGTGACTGTCGTGTTGAATGGTACTGTATCAGGGGGAGCCAAGAAGCTGGTGAGTATGCTGGCTGTGAACGAGGTAGTCTTGACCCCAGGAGCGGCGGTGTCGTTTACCCGGAACGGCGATGAGTTCGTGCTCACGGAGTTGTTTGGCGTTACTATCTTCCCCGATCTGGCGGATGCCAATCGTGAGGGTGAGTGGGTCATGAGTGTAGGCATAACCGGTAAACCGATCCTTATGGAGGTAAAGGAGATGCGTAAATGGGACGAGAGCATAACCAAGGATCTTACGATAGACGAGCTTAACGAGAAGTTCCCTAACGTGGATATCGGATTCGCTGTCGTATGCAAGACCATCAACAAGGTATATGAGATGGTTAACGGATACAAGGAATGGGTGTCTTATGATATAACCTCAATTAGTTGATATGGGATTTTTAGTAGGATATGATACGGCCCTGTCCTCGGTGACGTTTTATGTTAACGAGGATAGGTTCCCTTGTTATAATGGGAAGGATGCTGATTATGTGCCTGATCCGATAGTAGATTATGATGCTTTTAATCGTAATCTCAGGTTCTCGGCAAACAATCCAGGATTCGTGGACGTCGATTGGGGTGACGGGACAAAGGATCAATACCCTTTGGTCAAGATATCTGACGGTAGTTATAGGATAGTATTCAGGTCTTTAGATATTGAGTACAAAAAGAATCCTGACGATACTACATGGTGGTATAGGAAGGAGGATGGATCTCAGTATATACCGGTTCCTCCACATAAGTATAGCGATATCAGGCGTAGGGAGGTTACGATGAGGTTCTCTAACGTAATCGATGGGGAGTTCAATATGGAGGGTATTGTCCTCCATGAGTTTCCTGTAGTTAATCTACCTAATATAACTTATTTGGCTATGGTCAGGTCCGTTTTAAAAAATGGAGATATCCCATATGACAGGATAAGCAAGAGCGTTAATCTTCGTAATATACAGATGGGGTCTTTTTCTCACCCTGGTGTTTGGGATAATTGGCCGGAGGGGTTTTTAAAAATGAAAAGATTGAAGTATTTTGGGTGTAATTTCGTTTTTAATTTCGCTGATAATCCTGATTCTAATTGGAGAAGATTCTCTGAATGGAAGAATCTTACTGAATTTAACTTCAACTGGTGTAACATCCCTTCTTATGATCCGGCTTTTAATTCTATTCCAGCAAAAGGTATAAGCATTATAAGCAATCGGAATAATATACCTGTATTTGATGAGGTGGATAAGGTTGGAGATGATAAGACAGGCGTTACTTTTATGGGTAGTGGTAGCTCATGGAAACAAGATCTAGTAGAAGGTAAGTTGAATAAGATTCAGGGCACGTATTGTAATTCAGGCACGGTACCGGTAGACGATCTCCCAGATTGGTTGTATGAGGTAAGGGAATTTAGGATATGGACTTTGCGTGATGGTGGTACATTTATAAATACGCAGGAGAGGGCTGATACATTCGTAAATACATTTTATGATAAGATAATGTCGTGGAGTTATATAACGATGTCACAGACGGCTTCTGACGGTAATAGGAATCAGTTTTATAAACTTACCTTAGATTTATATACTTCCGCAGCTCCTACCAACAAGAGACCATCTGGCGTTTATCAAGCCCCTGAGGGGTTTGTTAAGGGTGTTAGCAACGGTAATCCTACGACGCCTATGGAGAAGGTGTATGTGCTTACCAATAACTACGGGCAGACATGGGTCTTGGCCCCTGCCCCGGCTTCTAAGGCCGCCCTTACGAGGGCAAGGCGGGCTGGGAAGGCTAGGATTACCCCGTTCGTCCTTGGCGTAAAGGACGGCCATGTATCCGTGTTCAGCGGAGATGTATTGGATGATAATATGAGTAAGTATAATTTCGCTGACAAATACGAGGCTATAGATATCTGTAACGATCTGGGATTGGACAGTTCACCGGTTGTCGAGTATTTCAGGAGAATAGAGGAGGGAGAGTTATGAAGCTGATATGTAAGGATACGAATAAAGGGTCTATAACCTTTTTTACTAAAGGGAAATATGCTTTTAGGGGCGTTAACAGGAATGATACTACTGATGATGTGCCTGATCCTATATTGGATGGTAATAATTATAATGAGACTATAGGATTTTATTCTAATACTCCCGGCATGTGCGAGGTTGATTGGGGAGATGGGAGTAAAGAGCAATTCCCTTTTGTAAAGGCTAGGAGTGGATCTATATATGGTCAATATAGGTTGATGTTCAGGAGAAGGGATATAAGTTATCGTAAGAATCCAGACAGTCATCCATGGTGGTTTTACAAAGAGGATGGGAGTGAGTATGTTCCCGCCCCCAATCATGCTTATGATGATGGCATGGATAAGGAGCGTGTGATATCCATGTCTTTTACCAATGATGTTACGATGATGGAATCCTATAGGATTATGATGGTAGGTTTCCCTATACTTGATATGCCTAGCCTTATCAATATAATTATAAGTATTCCTGGGGATCGTACCATAACAGATATACCAAAGGATAGGATAATGAGATCGATAAATATAGAGCGTATAACATTAAGTGAGTTTGGTGTGGATACGTTGACGTCCATTCCGGAGGATTGGAATAGACTAACTAAATTGAAAGGTCTGAATTTGTCCAAGTCTATTGACTTTAGTGATACCGAGGCTTCCAATATAAGGAAATTCCCTTCCATGTGGCCTAATTTGAAGATATTGCATTTAGCTGGTGGAAGAGTAAGGTTATATCCTAAGGAATGGTTATCATTCAATAATTTAAAAGAATTGTATTTAAGTCCTGGTTATGCCACATCATCGTTTGATCCTAACACATGCCCGGCTATGGATGAGGTGGATAAGATAAATTCTAGTTTAAAGATTTTCGATCATATAAATAGATGGTATGGACCTGTCGTGAGTTGGCATCCGTATATGAGTGGTAAGGGGTTGGAAAACATTGTGAGTCTCGACGCTTCACATGGTTATAGTAATATAGATGTAAGTAATCTCCCGGATTATATATATGAGATGAGGTCTATGAATAGCTTTTATATGTATTTCTGCTTGTCAACCCAAAGTCGATGTGATACGTTTATATCAACATTATATGATAAGGTAATGGGGTTTAATTATCTCACTATGTCCTCCTCTGCTTCTGATGGCGAAAGGAATCAGTTTTATGGATTGTATTTAAGTATGTATTTGGTTTCCAGTCCTTTTGATAAAAGGCCTAGTGGCGTATTACAGGCACCTTCTGGTTTTATAAAGGGTCAGTCTAATGGCTCTCCGTCGAATCCTATGGAGATGGTTTATGTGCTTATGAATAATTATGGATGGAGGTTTAGTATGGCGCCAGAGGCTTCGGTGTTAAGGTCAATACGATCTTCTGATATTGACACGAGGTCGTATAAGCCATATAAGCTTATCGTATTTGACGATGGGCGTACCTTTGTAGGCAATGGAGATGTTTTAGCTCATGATACGGATAAGGTATTATCGTTTGGGGGTCAACCAGAAGGGGAGTATTTGTGTGATTCTATGGGATTGGACAGGAATGTTATTGCAGAATATTTTAACAAGATAGGTAATGGCTAAGACATTATATAAATATGAGGCATCATCCAACAAGTTCGTGTGGTTCACCACATGGGATAGGGCACTTAGAAATTATTATACCGATGATTATAATTATGTACCAGATCCTGTCGTTGGTAATCCATATAATACGTTTGTTGAGTTTAGATCCAGAAAGCCCGGTATGGCTAATGTGGATTGGGGGGATGGAATAAAGGAACAGTTTCCTATGACCAAGGTTCAAGGGGAGGATAATTATCGTATTATATTCCGTTCTTTAGCGATACAACATAAGAAAAATCCCAATACTACGTGGTGGTTCAGGAAGGAGGATGGATCGCAATACGTACCTATAGATAATCATGCTTACGCTGATGGGAGGAGGGACGTACAACGGGCTGTGTCGATAGATTTTACTTGTGATATTTATTATGCCAATATCCAAATTTGCAAGATGACATCTTTCCCGATTGTGGATATACCAGGACTTGAGTTTTTGATCGTATCCCATACGCTGTATGTTAATGACGGTATACCTGTAGACAAGTTGTCAAGATCCAAAAAGTTAATTTATATCGATCTTCAAAATATAGGGCAAAGAATGACCGTAATTCCTGAGGCTATAACCAGTAAGACAGAGGTATATTATTTAAATATGTTTAATATGCTTGATCTTAGGGATATAGAATATAGCGGGATAAGGAATATAAAGAATATGAAAAATCTTCAAACCCTTGAATTGTCTTCATGTTATTTGGATAGGTATATAAAGGAGTTTAATGATCTTCCTAAATTAACTTCGTTGAGAATACATCCTGGCCCTTCTGATATGTGGAATTATTTTGATATAAATACCCTCCCTTTTTTCGAGGTAGATAAGATAAATCCTAACATTACTAATTTTAATTTTTTAAATGACTGGGTAAGTGGAGAAAGGAGGACGGGTTGGAATGATGATAATATGTCGGGTAGAGGATTGGATCATCTTACAGGTTTTTTCGTCTATCATAGTAATAGTATTAGAGTGGATAAGCTGCCAGATTATATTTATGAGATGAGGTCTATTACAAGGTTTGTGATGGATTATTCCACTCATAGCCAAAAAAGATCAGATGATTTCGTAAACTCCTTCTACGACCTTGTTGTAGGATGGGATCAGATTACCATGGCATCCGTGGCCAAAGATGGGGAAAGAAATCAGTTTTATGGACTTGCGGTTTCTATGTATGGTAGTCAATATCCTGACGAGAATCAGCGTCCTTCCGGCACGGAGCAGGTCCCAGAGGGATTCGTGAAAGGCTCGTCCAACGGGTCTCCCGCTACACCTATGGAGAAGATATATGTGCTAAAAAATAACTACGCCCAGAGATGGACGATTAAACCAGAATAATATTATGAATATCAATATTTTAAAACTAAATTGGGGGGGGGTAAAATCCTATTTGCCTTATGATGAGAAGAAGGATGTTACCCAAAAGGAAGGTAATAGAGGTATTCGAGGAATTATCTCCTCAGGATAATGGATATTGGACGGTTCCTGATGGGGTCTATGAGGTTGAGTTCGCGTTGGTCGCCGGAGGTCTTAATGGAGAATATTCCGATATATATAATGCCGGGAGTGGAGGTAACGGAGGTGGTGTACTGACTGGGACTATATCCGTAAATCCAGGTGTTACATATAGGGTGGTTGTAGGAGATATAGGTGGTGATAGTATATTCGGTATATATCAGGCTATTGCCGGTAAAGGTGGAAGAGGCGGATATGGAGTTGAAGGGGATGGTAATGATCCTTCCCCGGGAAATCCAGGGCAAGATGGATCATATGTTTTTAATAACAAATATCCTGACCGATACCCTTATCCTATGGGCGCTGGTGGTGGATCGGGAGCTTATACAAGAGGATGGGATAAAGGCTTTTTATCCGGAGGTAAAGGTGGCAATCACGGAGGAGGTGATGGGGCTGGAGCTGAGGATACTGAGGGTGTTACTATTAATGGCGAAAATGGAGGTAATGCCACTTATTATGGTGGTGGTGGTGGAGGAGCCTCTAAAGCTTCTAGTAGTGGGGCTACGAGCGGTCGAGGAGGATCAGGTTATCGTGGTATTGTTATTTTACATTATTTTAAAAATGGATGATATGGATAGGAATGATATTATAAAAGAATTAGGTTCGTATTTTGATATAGTGGAATTGGTGTGTCCTCATACATACAATAAGTGGAAGGACAGATCGTGGCAGTTTCTTGATACTGCGTTTCTCCATAATCTTCTTATATTACGGAGGGATATAATCAAACAGCCTATGTATTGTAATAATTGGGACAAGCAGGGGCAGTTTTCCCAACGTGGTCTTAGATGCAACATCTGCCAGATAGTTAAGGATAAGAAAGATGTTTATCTATCCGCTCATGTGTTGGGTAAGGCTGGGGATTTCGATGTCAAGTCGATGACGGCGGAACAGGCTAGAGGCTTGATCTTGGATCATCAAGATATGTTACCATATCCTTTCCGGCTTGAAGGGAAGGTGGGTTGGTTGCATTTTGACAGCCTTGATACGAGGAACGGTATACACGCCGTGGTGTTTTAGGTACTTAACGGTATAGTGGTTAACTTTGCGTATATGGTATAAAATGAAAGACAAAGACATGATAGAGCGAGTGGGGGCTTTATGGAATATAGCGCTTGCGTATGGTGCTTCTTGTTGGGCTTACTTCCAGCCAGTGCATCATTTATTGACTGTATTACTTATAGTATTAATAGCGAATTTTTTGGCTAGGTTAGCGCAAAGCGTAAGGGGCTGGAAGCTCCGTAGAAGCCGTAGGAGGAGGTTTAGTTTCAAGAGATGGTTTAGGGAGGTCAGGTTTACTGATATTCTTAAGGAGTTCGCTTTGTCTTGTTTTATAGTAATGACATTATGTGTTATATATAAGACGTTATATCCGATCGAGGAGGAGGCTAGCATGATACTTACCGTTACCAAATACGGGGTGTATATAGCCCTTGTTGGATATGTGATGCTTTTCTTGAATACGATAGGGGATGCTTTCTCTGACGCTTATTTGGTGAAGGTATTCAAGGCTGTGTTCAAGAGAATAAACGTGTTCAAGATGTTTAGCTTCTCCAAGAACATACCTGATGAGACGTTTGACGATATAAGGAGGATTGCCGATGATGAGGTTAAGGATAAGTCTTAGGGCGATTGTTTGTTTAGGTCTGTCGCTGTTCCTGTCCTCTTGCGGAAGTAGGAGGCAGGTTAGCGACACGTCTATTGATAGCCGGCTAATAAGCAGGATAGAGACGATGATAAACGAAGTTATAGACCGCAAGATGGTGGAGATAAAGACCTCTGATCTTAATGCCGATATCGTTATAACTGAGAGGAAATTCGATACGGATAAGGATATTGATCCCGCCACGGGAGAGCGACCGGTATCGTCCGTGACTGACGCCCATATCGTCATCGGCCGGCGGGATAGCACGGTGACGACCGATTCCCTTGGCGTTGATAAGACGATCACCGGTATTGAGGATATTGATAAGAAGACAGACATCAAGCATAAGGATATAGACGATAAGGAGGAATCAAGGTGGCCGATGGCTATTATCTTTATGTCGATCTTAGGTATATTGGTTGTATTATTCGTGTTGTTGAAAAGATTCGGATTGATAAAATAATAGGTGTACAAGAAACCCCATACACCTATTGGTTATCACCCCAGAAAAGAATTGCAAATATGAGGTCAGTCCCGGATTCGAACCGAGGTGTATGGTTTTGCAGACCACCGACTAAACCACTCATCCAACCGACCGTATCGCGAATATAAAATTTTGTCTTTGACCAGACAACTTCTTTGACCAGATTTTTACTCAACTAGAAACTGCCTTGAATAAAATCCCTTATCTGGTAAATACCAGGTTAGGTAATATCTTTTTTGAAGTTCATCTCTGTTGACACCAAAGGGAATGTGGCGGCTCCGTGAGGCGGGGCAGGAGGTATCCCCACACGGCCGGCCAGGAGCGGAGCGACTCGTAGCCCACCTTCCTTTTCTCCTTGGCGTATTACGCTTAAGCGTTGGAAGGAAGTAAACATATCAATGCATTAACGTCTGATGTAGATAGTTGTTTGTCGATTAAAGATCCATCGATAACATAAGTAGATGTCAAAAAACCACCAAACTAAATCATTGATATACATTATTATTAAGATCTTAGATTTTTAATCTACTACAGATTGTTGAGTTAATGTAATTAACTCATATACTTTAGATAATAGCAAAGCGTTAGCTAACTCTTTTTAATCAATCAACTTATGATATAAACAAAGAAAATCTTTATAATGAGACTCCCTTCTTAATGGGGCGAAAGTTTCCTATATCACATGTCACAAAATAGACAACTGTATTTATAAAAGAAGGTGGATAAATAAATGCATCTCTTTTCTTAACTATCCCTACGATAGTCTCCCTACGCAATGTCCAAGTTGGATTTCGACCATAGCGATCGCCGTAAAAAGCTGTGATCATAAACAAAAAAATGAGTACTTTCACAAGCACTCATTTTGAAATGACAAAGTTTTTAGTACCTTTGTGCTAAAACCAAATCTAATTATGGCAAAGATAATGCTTATATTTGATCAATTCGTCTCTTCCTCAGAAAAAAAGAGGATGTCAGAAGAAAATAGGGCCTTGAGGAGGGATTCCGGCAAGGTCATCCTACCTTATTTGTTTAATGACAATGCTAATCCTTGTTGCGATAACCCTAGGATAAAGCGTAAATCATCATCCAAGTCAGAGATACTTGAGAAGCCGATATCGGAGACACTGATAGGCATTCTTATCATATGCCTTGACCCTATAAGGTTTAGGACGCTGGGGATCCAATACAACATCAAGTGGTTCTATTACTTTGTGAATGAAATAGTTAATTACTATATCAAGCATCATCGTCTTGGTGGTGATAATCTCGCTTATCAGATAAAGTTAGTTAGGTGGCTTTTGATCAGTTATGTTAACGTGGCTGTTGTCCACGGTTATTATGCTATGGTGAGGAAGGTGAAGAAAGAGCATCCTGACCTTTTTGTACATAGTAACAAGGCGAGGTATTATTATTGGGACAATTGCCCTCCTAAGCATCGCAAGCTAGAGGATGAGCGAAACATGAACAATCCTACTTATAAGGCTCATGAGTGCAATAGGAAGCGCGCAGAGGATATCAAGCGTGTTGTTTATGACTCCATGGATTCGATCAGGAAACGTGACCTTAAGGATTTTGTGTCCTCCAAGAACAACGGGGTGAGCATTTCTTTTAAGGAAAAGGTTCAGAACAAGGTCAGGAAGAAGGGCTTTGGTAATGTCAGCATCAAGACCATAGAGAGGGCTATAAAGAGCTATTTAGATGAACGTGGTGTCACTTTCTCTGAGTTCGTCGATGGGGTGAAGGAATTGGATAGGAAGATAAAGGAAGTCAAGTCCGCTTTTGGCAAGGTTAAAAGGATTAAGATCTTTGGCGTCAAGGCTTATGATTATATATATGGAGATGAGATAGTTGATGAGTTTGGTATGGCCGCGTTGTCTGATGATGTGTGGATCCCTGATAATAGCACTCCGTTCCTTGATGGTTATGTCTGTTCTTCTGAGTCGCTTAGTGATTGTTTGTGTTTTAACTAAAATATTTTTGCCATGAAAATAGTCAGGTTCGGTGATTTTAAGATTATGTTCAATGAAAAGAACAGGCTGTTTAACGCCTCTATGCTTTTCGATCAGCTTGATGGTGGCGAGGATGCTTTGAGGGATTTGCTGGATTCAAGAAAAGATCTTAGGCGTCTTATAACCAAAAGATCCTTTTGGATCGATATGCCGGCTATTGCCTTGTTTTTGGGCGATTATGACGGGGATGATATCAAGAGGCTTGTTTTTGATTGCGCTTCATGCTACATTTCTCATTCAATAGTGGCTTTTTTGGATGAGGATTTGGAGCCATTTTTTGTTTTTCGTGATAATAGCGATGAGCTTCTTCATGATTATGGGGAAGATGGTGATGATACAGGCGAGGCCGTGTCTAGCATTGTTGATTTATCCACCCGTTTCGTAAACACCGTTTTGTTTAGCAATCCTAACTCCCCTGTGTTTAGGTTTATCATTGACACGATGACGATAAATGTAGGGAGATGCGTTGGCCTGATGAGGTCATTGATTTTTATGTTTGACTGCGGGTTTATTAAAAGTATGGACGATCTTGATGATATCTTTGGGATTGGATAGATTTCATTTTTGACACAACATGTGCTATCTTTGTGAAAAAGATACTAAGATGAATCAGATCAATATCATACCGAAGATAATTCATGATAAGTTTGCCGCTAGGATTATCATGGATGATTACGATATAGAGAAACCTATCGTTATTACTGTCGTGGCTAGACGTAACGATGGTGAGTATAATACCCAGATATTGACATACCCGACATCGGGCGTTGATTATGAGGGTAATGTAAGGATGGTGTTTTTTGATGTCGCTAGGTCTCATGTTTGCCAGATAACATCGGTATTTATCAACGGGCATGAGGTCAAGACATATTATACCGATATCCCGGATCTTGATATGCAAGCCCGTTATGACGATAGCTTGTGCCGGTACGATAAGAAGGTTAATATGAATGATATTAGGCTGTCGTTTCAGGTGCTAGAGACACGTGATCCCAAGGTGTTGCAGGTATTGGATGAGTCCGAGTGGGGGCTGCTGGAGGATAGGAAGGCGATCATCGAGATCACTACGCCGGGCATGTCCGACCCCGTTACGTTGTTTCTTGGCAAGAATCAGGTCAATACCTTTACCAGCCTAACACTAGGTCTCAATTGTTTTAATTACGATGATTGTAATGTCAAATACCTTGACCTCCCAGACGGTATATATGATATCAAGATCATAGGTAGCCCTTCCACTTACAATTTCAGTCGCAAGTATCTTAAGACGGATCTTATACGCAGGCGTCTTGATCGGCTATGGATTAAGACTGATATCCTATGCGAGGACAAGGATAAGGATCTTATAAATAAGATACAGGAGATGGAGACACTTATGGTCGTAGCGGAGGCTAACGTTAGGTTGGACAATATAGAGGCCGCTCATGAGATTATTGACCGTGTCGGAGAGCTTCTTGAGATGGCTACCAATTGCGTGGATTGTTAAATAAAAAATATAGCTATGGGTTGTAATACTTGTAAGGAAAAGGCGTTAAGGGCCGAGAGAGAAAGGATTGAGAGAAGTATGATGAATCGTCCTTCTTCTACCGTTGTTAGCGATAGGGAATATGCTTCTAGAAGCACCGCTGGATGTATGGTTATGCAAGATCCGTTGCAGACCATGGAGCGTGACGTGGTTAGTATATATAAGCAAGTTCGTACCAAGGGTGATGGCGTTGGCGTATCTTATCTTAATATGCAGAAAAAGATCCGTGAGTGGATCAAGAACCTGCCGTATGGATGCCCGCCTGACGAGGAGGTACAGGAAATGAGAAAGGAGATTCTCGATGGGCGCGCAGAGCATATCAAACCTTGATAGAATAGATCTATGTAAGGTCGTAGACGAATGGCTGTCTTGTCAATGGAGTGGATACATGAGGTATCATAGGTACAGGATCGGGAATAAGCCTGATGTATCTTATTGGGGCAAGATAATTCGCCTGCAAAGATCATTATGCGATAATGATTGCGGGTTATGCCCGGATGAGGTAAGATTGTTAAAGGAACGTATTAACAAATTGTTGGCATGAGAAAGTATAATTGTTCACATATAACCCCGTCCACTTGCGTACCTTACGAGGGTGATCTACCAGAGTGGTCAAAGCATAAGGACTCTGATGAGTGCGTTATGATCTCTGACGTGATAGAGGAGATATATGAGGAGCTTACCCGTATCAGGGAGGCTATAGATGTCCGGGATCTTGGTGAGTCTTGTGTTAAGATAAATGGCGATAAGACCGTAGCTAAAATCCTTTACGCTATTGAGGATAAGATCTGCAATGGGTGATTAATGTCCTGATTTTGGGATATTAAAAATAGCCAATCGGTTTGTGTTTATCATCCCGATTGGCTATTTTTGTATGTCCACTGACTCTCACGAGGGAGTGGACATAAAGTAATTAATTATTAACTTCAAAATTAGATTAAAAAATGAAGACGGTAAATGTTTTGACAAGAAAAATGGGTGATTTTAACGTTTTTCAAAGAACTAGTGATGGTTATTTTGATGCCAACAGTTTACTTAAGCAATGGAATGATAATCCCGATAGCACGAGAAGACGGCTTGATGATTTTATGAATAGTGGTAGAACTAAGGAATTTATTAGTGCTTTATCTGAAGATGAAAGCCATAGGAGAAAAATCGACATTGGTGATAATCAATTAGTTATAAAAGTAAAAGGTAAGACAACTAAGCATGGTAAAACTCCTGATAAGGTGTGGATGCATCCTCTGTTGTTTATAAAATTTGCCATGTGGATAAATCCTAGATTCGAAGTTCAGGTGTTGAGATTTGTACATGATCAACTTATAGATTACAGGGATAAGGCTGGTGATGCTTACAAGAGGATGTCTTCCGCTTTATCTAAAATAATTGAATCTTCAAGACTAAGAGATAAAATACAAGATTTGGCCAGATCCGTAAATATTATTGTCTATGGCCTTCATGAGACTATGATAAGAAACTCTGTTGGCGAGGAGGCCAAGGCTAAAGAATTGATGGAGCTGGAGATTGATATAGCCAAGATGATTGAGTTTGGATATATAACTACCGAGGAGCAATTAAGAGATTATCTATATAAGGTTTTGAGAAGCAAAAAGGCTCTTCCTTTGTAATTTGATTTTAAATTGTATCTTTGTGACAAAGTGAATGACAATGGTATACGGTAACAAAGAAATAGTTCGGACGTTCACCAAAAACAACCCGCCTGCCGGGTACGTGGGCGGCTCTGTTGACTACCGGGTCCCGGCCAACGTCTATTTTGGCGATACGCAGGAGGAGGCTGACAGCAAGGCTGAGGATGATATCAACGCCAATGGTCAGGACTACGCCAACACATATGCCGACATAATACCGTCCGTATGGTATAATGATCAGGTATGCGATGAGTTTATCAAGAACAATTGCGTAAGCGGTAAGGGATCCAAGGAGCAGGTATGTATAGAGGAAGGCAGGTTTGTCTCTTACGTATCTAAGAAAGATGCCAATGATAAGGCCAGGGTGGAGCTTGGACGGATCGGGCAGGGAGAGGCCAACTCCGTCGGGGCTTGCTGCGAGGACTGGGCCTCACAGCCTCTTCGTGGCTTATTTTATAAGAACGATTGCGAGGCTGGCAAATCAGGCAAGGAAGGTATTGTATATGAATTACCAGCTGGAGCTGTCATATCCGATATCTCCCAGATAGACGCCGATACGTTAGCCTATAGGAAGTTCATGAAAGAAGGTCAGGAGAAGGCTAACGCCGAGGGTAGTTGTTCACCTGTATTCTATAATACGAAGATCGGTGATTGGTTCGAGAAGATATGTCCGTTCGGATATAAGTCCGGTAAAGTATATTACTCTATCAAAGCCAACAGGTTTAGGTCATGGATATCGGTTGAGGATGCCAACGCCAAGGCTCGTGAGGTTTTGATGGTAGAGGGACAGGAGTACGCTGATCTTAATCTTGAGTGCGAGAAATGGATCGAGAATATCGATCAAGAGGATCAGTGTTATTGGTAAGAATGCGTTTGTGTTTTCCATAATGTTAGATTAGTGTTTTGGAGGTAGGGGCTTATGGTCTCTACCTCTTATTGTTTCATACGTCTTGTTGTCCTATAATCAAACCAAATAAGTATCTTTGCTAAAAACATTAATATTATTCATATGCGTAATTCAGGTGGTTGTTGTCATGATCATTCACGGGAACGTCCCGAAGAGTGTTGTCATGGCGTTAAGATAGATAGGTTTCTTAACAAATGCCCTAACGATCCTTGTGATCCTTGCGATCGGGATTGTCAGGACGAACCTTGTGTTGGTTATGGATGTCCTATAACCTTGTATGATAAATGCGTCTTATACTCAGGCGATGAGTTGGTAGCGGATGGTATAGAGAAAGGTACTGATATGTCTGTCGTTATAGACTCATTGAGGCGTATTATAGCGTCTAGGGATAAGCAGATAGATTTATACCATCGTGAGGTTCTGGATTTGAGGAAGATTATAAACGAGCTTGTCAACGCCGGTGGTAGCGGTGGGGATAGCGGAACTGAAGAGGAGGTTTGGTGATGAACGGTTGCAACAAAAAACAATACAGACCTACTGTAGACGACACGAAAGTACCGTGCTCTACGTACATGAGTACCGATTGTATTTACCCCGGTGATAAGGTACGTGTGGAATCATTGGGATTATCCCCTAATTGCGATATGTCCGATACCCTTAACGCTATGATAAAGGCTATACGGGATAGGGATGCCGAGATACTTGAATTAAGAAGAATGATCAATAAATTGATTTGATATGAGAAATAATTGTAATCCATGTAAGCCGGAATATAGACCGGGGAACGAATGTAGTATCTACAGCTCCCAGATCATATATGACGGTCAGTCGTTCCCTGAGGCAGATATCAGGAACGGTGATAGCATGAATAGCGTAATCGAGTCTCTGGTAGGAAAGCTAGTTGCCGTATCTGGCGCTACGGCGTCCATCCAACGTGACTCGTTCAAGGGCGTTCAAGCTGTCAGATTAAGATACGAGCCGTTGAATGTGCTCAGTGTTACCTATTGTGGTACTATCGTCCCTAATGACGGATATGTCGTTTCTGGCAGGTCCGTTAAGTTTAAGAAGAAATATTGCATGGGTGATGAGTTCACTGATGTTAATATCGTATATACTACATTGAATAGTAATATTTTAAATACCTCATGTTATGGCTAAAAGAGTGTACGATACGGTCTTGGCTTCCGAGTGCGATGGCTGGGTATGTGGTGAGACCCTCAAGAAGGGATCTCTTCCCGTAGACAGGTTAGAGCTTGACTCTTTTTCAGAGGCTGTCAGGGAACTTATAGAACGGTTTTTCGAGGAGGGATGGTTGCCGGACATGATCTGCGATCTTGGTTGTGGTGGCGCCAGCGTGTTTGAGATTAAGCCTACTAACTTCGAGTATCCTCCTGAGGGTGGTGAGCAGATTTTGGAGATTATCGTAGGTAAGAGTGATAAATGGACTATAACGCAAGCGGAGTGATATGGCTAGTAATTTAAAAGATATTCTTGCCAAGATCGAGCAAGGCTCCTCATGGGTGTCCTACGACAAGATTTCCGGTACCGGTCCCGACAAGGTGGCTATCAAGGTAGAGCCGGGATGGATGGGTAGGTTGCCTAGGGAGACTTACGTGGCGGTCGAGAAAGGCAAGGTTACGAAGCTCGCTACTATAACCCAGAAGGGTATAGAGCGGGTAAGCGTGGATCCTACCAGTATCATGTTCGACATGGAGGGCGGGACGGCGACCATCAACGCCAAGCTCAACTCCGCCTCGGTCAAGGCTTCCTGCCTTACCCTTGGTGGCTCGGTGAGCAAGTCCTATATAGTATCCATGAACGTGAACGGTTTATCCATGAAAGTCCCGGAAGAGGATAGCAGATATATAGTGTATGCCGATCCTGAGGATCCAGGAGCCACTGATTTGTATGAGGCTAGTTTTGTCATAGCTATGCCTAAGAATATGGATAACGAACAGCATCATGAGATGTTTGTCTTGAACGGTAAGGTTGTTAATATCAATCAACAGCCTAATGATATACCTTATATCATACTTGATCATGACTTTGATAACGTAACTAGTGAGAACGGTCAGGTTGTTATCGATATCAAGTCCAATACCGAGTATGATATCGAGCTGGTATGTTGCACTTGCGGTGATGGTAGTGAGCCGGAGCCGGAACCACCCTTCAACGTGGATCCGCAAAGGTTGACGCTTAATAAGGATGGTGATACCCAAATCGTGAGGGTAGAGGCCGGAGATGATGTTTCATGGAGAATAACTGAAGGATAATATGGCAAGGGAAATAGATAAGAATTGTGTCGAGGGTAATTGCTTTGCCATTAACGACAAGAGCCATGGGGTAGGCGATAATAAGCTTAATATCGTATACAAGGCTAATTATACCGGTCAGATCTGTACGGCTAAGTTCCGTATAACGTCAAAGGACGGTAATATTGTCAAGGAGTATATGATAGCCCAAGACGCCAAACCCGTTTATTATAATATCAAGATGGTTCAGCCGTTCACCAAGGACGACTGTCTGGCCAACCAGCATGGATCGGTGGTGTTGTATACGGTCGAGGAAAGGACTTACAAGTCGTTTATCTCGCAGGAGGACGCAGACGCCAAGGCTATGGAGGATATAGCCCTGAACGGTCAGAAATACGCCAACGAGCATGGTGAGTGTATAACCGATATCTGGTATAACGAGGAGCAGAGAAAGACGTTTATACGTAATAATTGCGATAAGTTCAGTGACGGTCAGGAATATGTTTATATCATTCCTGAGGGCAAGTACGTATCTTCCATCTCTCAGGAGGACGCCGATAGGAAGGCTCTTGAGGATATTGAGAAGAACGGTCAACAACAAGCCAATTTGGAGGGTGAGTGTAAGCCTAAGGAGAATATCTATTATGGTAAGTTTAGTAAGACCTTTACCCGTAACAATTGTGACTCCACCCAATACGGTACTGATGTGGTTGTCGATGAGACGATGGTTACAGGGGACTTCAGATCCATCGTGTCTCAGGAAGACGCTAATAGCCTAGCCCAAGCCGCTGTCGAGGCTCAAGGTCAGGATATAGCGAATATCAAGGGTAACTGTGAGAAGATACCGGTATTTACCGGATCGTACTCCAAGGTATTCCAGAGAACCAACTGCCCTGAGGGTTCTACTCCTGTTGACTTCACCGTGGACGAGAAGATGTGTTCTGGATATCCGTTTACTTCTACGGTATCGCAGGATGCCGCCAACAAGCTGGCGCAGGACGCTGTCGAGGCGCAAGGTCAGGCTATCACCAACGAGCGTGGCGACTGTCAGACTAACGTCTACTATAACGTAAGAATGGAGAAGACAGTCACTAGAAACAATTGCGATGAGTTCCATATCGGTCAACCTTATACTTATGTCGTTGCGGCCGGTAAGTACTTCTCTATTATCTCTCAGGAGGATGCTGACAATAAGGCTAAGGCCGATCTTGAGGCTAACGCCCAGCAACAAGCCAACCTAGAAGGTGAGTGTAAGGAGAAGACGATCTACTACGGTAGGTATAATAAGGAGTTCACTCGTAATAACTGTGATGAGACCCAATACGGCACCAAGGTTGTCGTGGATGAGACTATGGTGACAGGAGATTTCAGGTCTACCGTATCTCAGGAAGACGCCAACAATAAGGCTAAGGCCGCCGTCGAGGCTCAAGGTCAGGATGTGGCTAACGTGAAAGGTAAGTGCGAGAAGGTGCCTGTATATACCGGTACTTATACACGTACGTTTACCCGTAACAATTGTGGTACTGGCACTGGTGGTACTTATACGGTAAATGATAGGATGGTTGACGGTTATCCGTTCACGTCTACCGTATCTCAGGAGGATGCCAATAACAAGGCCAAGGCCGCCGTTGACGCCCAAGGACAGGCCCTTGCCAATATCCACGCCCTTTGTACGTACACCGGCCGTGCTTCCTTGGAATTCACGAGAAACAACTGTGGTGAGTGTAAGATCGGATCTAAGGTGACAATCACCCAAGATATGGTAGAAGGACACCCATTCCAGTCTAACGACTCCCAGACCGCCGCTGACGCTATGGCTATGACCGCCGTACAGGCTCAAGGACAGGCTTTGGCTAACACCAAGGGTACTTGCTCTAACGCCACTATGTATACCGGCAAGGCTAGCTTCGAGTTCACGAAGAGCAATTGTGGCGCTAATCAGGTAGGAAATCCGTTCACCGTGACACAAGATATGGTGGAAGGTCATCCGTTCCAGTCTTGTGTATCACAGGATGAGGCTAACTTAGTCGCTATGGCCGCTGTCATGAATCAAGGTCAGAAGATCGCCGATGAGCGTGGTACTTGCCATGAGGCTCCTAAGTACACCGGTCATTATAGCGAGGCGTTTGAGAAGAATAATTGTCCGTCTGGTCTTATCCCGTCTTCAGTTACCGTTACTGAGGCTGACGTGACCGGAGGTCCGTTCTACTCATACGAGAGCCAGTTCGCCGCCGATGAGCTTGCCAAGGCCGCTGTCAAGGCGCAAGGTCAGGCTATAGCCAACGATCGTGGTACTTGCGACGAACTGAAGATATATGTAGGTAATTATAGCAAGGAGTTCACTCCTAAGTGTCCTACTTGTCAGTACGCCGATCCTATCACCGTAACCCCGGATCTTATGGGTCAGTTCTTCACCTCAACCCGTTCTCAGGAAGAGGCAGACGCTTTGGCTAAGGCCTATATCGACAGAATGGGTCAGGCGTTCGTCAACAAGAACTATGATGACACGTGTCATACTAAGACCGAGCAACCGGTATGGGAGACTATCGAGACCGTATGTAAGGATTGTATCTCTAAATTACATCAACGTAATACCAATACCTGCTACACTGATCCTGAGAATCAAGAGCGGTATATAGCTGGTGGTAATAAGACATGCTTCTGGTTTGGTACGGCATCCAAGGCCTTTACCCGTCAATGTGCGGATGATGGAGTTGGAAGCTCTGTTACCGTAACTCAGAATGATGTTACGGATCCAAGTCCTAGCTCTGATGGTAAGTTCAAGTCATGCGTATCTCAGTCTGACGCTAACGCCAAGGCATTGGCCGCCGTGAACTCTCAGGGTCAGGCCGTGGCTAACTCGAAGGGTACTTGTACGTGGACAGGAAGCTATACCGGACAGGTTAGGAAGAACAATTGCGCTGACGGCGGCGTGGGCGACATGGTATCCGTAAGTAGCAGCAAGCTTCCGGGACACCCGTACACCTCCACCGTTTCCTTGGCTGACGCCAACAAGAAGGCTGAGAACGCGGTTCGTGGATCTGATGGTCAGGCTTACGCCAATAAGAATGGAGGATGTACATGGACTTACGTGGCAAGCCGTGACTTCTATAGGAACAATTGCGCCGGAAGCGGGGTTGGTCAGAGAATAACAGTGACCTCTACGCAGGTTAACGGCGGTACGCCTATCACCAGCAAGGTTTCTTTGGCTGATGCCAGAAGCAAGGCCGAGCAGATCTTAGACCAGAAGGGACAGGATTACGCCAATCAACATGGAACTTGTGTATGGACCGGTACTGGAAGCGCTACGTTCTATAAGGATAATTGTGGTACATGTAAACATGGTGTAGCTTTATCCGTTCCTTATAGCGCTTTAGGGTTGTCAGCGTTGACATCCACCGTATCTCAGGCGGATGCCGACAGCAAGGTTCAGAATGCTTTCAAGAATGATACGGCGACTAAGACCGCCGCTCAGGCTTATGCCAATAAGAATGGTGATTGCGCCGACGATGATGATACTCCTACTTATGGTAATTGGAGTTATTATTGCGACGGGTGTACCTATCGTAAGAAAAGGAGTCAAACCAATCCTTGTTCCTCTGCTTCTGATCAAGACGAGGTGATTGAGTATGATTCCAGATCTTGTGGATGCGGATGTGATAATACATACCATATGGATGATAGTAGGTGTAATAATGGTAATAGCGAGGAGCATTATTCTAGCGAGTGCGATCCTACGGGATATTGGCAGAATGGTGGCGAGCATTGTTGTAATCCATATGACTACACTATCTATACCAATGAGGTATGTAAGGGATGTTCGGGCGAATGTGGTGATGTATGCGCTCCTAGCAGCCCTATGAAGGTTGTTTCTGCCGGAGAATATTGCAGGAGCACGACTCAAGCTGCGTCTAGTGCCGCTTATGACGTTTATTCTGGCACTAAGGCCAATCTCCAGGCTGTTGTTGATGCTAAGACATGTCCTTCTAAGGTTGGCAATGATGACCGATGGGGAAATGTCAAGGCTACGAACTGTCCTAGCAACTGTACTCCTAAGACTATCAGTTATAAGCAAATCGCTGGTAAATATGAGGCTTGCACCAAGGATGAGGCAAACAGGATAGCCGACGATCACCTCCAAGCTGATGGTACCTCTTACGCCAATGGATTAGCTCAGGCGGATAGATGCGATTGCGTGGAGCCAACAAAGACGTGGAGCGCCAACGCTATGCTGAGCGGTGATCCTTGTAATGGTCTGTCTGGTTCTACATCTGCATTAAGGTGCTCCTATGAAGTGTCTTACAATAATCAATGTGGATCATCTAAATCAATAACTGTAACTGTTACTGGTCGTAATGATCATGGACAAACCGTTACGGCTGGAAGTACTACCGTAAGTATACCTACTGGGTCTGGTAAAAAAACCGGTGTCATAGGTTTTGATTCAGGAGTACAATGTGGGTCTATAAGGGTTTCTGGAGGAGGATCTGGGAACTGTTAAGATTCTGATGTATAACAAAAAAAGGAGAGGCTAATAAGTCTCTCCTTTTTATTAAAAACCATAACATCAGTGATTGTCAACAATTACCTGAATCATGACCAGAGATTGTTACATTTCCACATACCACTTCTCGGCTAAAATATACACTTCCACTCTTGGTTCCGGATCCTGCGGGAATTGTAAAGCTAGCGCTATTGACCTGCTCTTCTCCGTTTTGTGTATATCCTATACCACTCACAGAACCAGATATAGATCTACCACATTGATTATTATACGTAATCGTAAATCCTCTTGATGTGACAAGTTGTTCATGGCTCATGCAATCATTATTCATAGATACCGACCATGACCACGTCTTTGTTGGCTCCACGCAATCGCATCTATCCGCCTGAGCTAATCCATTGGCGTAAGAGATACCGTCTGAATCGATGTGAGTTTAGCTTATTCAATGCGCATTGTTTATCTATTAATTAAAATCATTAATATTGTATCGTTAATATTAATACATTAAGTTATGGCTTGCAATAAGAAAAAGAAAATGGCTAATGGAGGCAAGGTCTCCGAGAAAAAGAAACCTCAATTGAAATGTGGAGGCAAGGTTAAGAAAAAGAAGTAACAACCGGAGGGGTATATCCCCTCCTCAGTATTTAGCATGTAAACTACCCATAGGCTAAAGACCTATGAGCTTTAAACCTAAGCAGAAGTATGCAGAGCGCAAGACAACATACCCGATTTTTCAGGCTGGTTTACTACAGCCCCAAGCAGAGCGATATTCTTTGCGGCATTGATGTCCGCATCCATATCGCAACCGCAATGATTGCACTTGAAAGACTTGTTGCTTCTTATACCGATATGGTGGCATTTGTGACAAGTCTGAGAAGTATATTCCGGTTGAACTACAATCAACTTCACACCGGAAAGTCTGCACTTGTAAGCAAGGAATTCCCTAAGCTGGCTGAAATTCCAAGAGTTGAGTTTTGTCCTGAAGGTCTTGTTTCTCCGTTTGGATGTCCGGCGGATATGCTTCAAGTCCTCAATGGCTATGCCAACGCCTCTTTGCTTGGCTTCGGCAACAATACGCTTGGAAATAGTGTGGTTGATTATCGTTGCGGTAGTTCTTTCTCTCCCTTTAAGCCGTTTCAAGAGTCTGGCACATCCACGCTTGCACTGCCTTGTTCTGCCTCTTGTGCCTTTGGATTGAATGGAACCACGTATCATTCTTTGTCTTTCCCTGTATCTGTTGAGTGTGTCAGAAGAATAGGTCTTACCTTCGGACGTGCTTACAATATCGGTTATTCCGAAATCAAGTCCGATGAACTCCTCAATGTCTTCCACATCTTCTTCCGGAACTTCAACCGTTTGGAAAAGGAAGAATTTGCCTTTTTTGAAAACAAGGTCAGCTTCCCCCTTGATGTATGGAAGATAGTTTGTGTTGTGGCATACAAACGGAATACGTTGTCTTTTCCCTATGGTCCAGATAGAAACCGCATTTTCGGAATAAGACAATATCCGGCTGTCGTAACTGATGCAGCCAAGTTCCCTGAAGTTCCGTTTGGATTTCTTGTCAAGCTTGTAAGCATCTGCCACCTTGCTGATACAGCGGACCACCATCTGTGCAGACAGATTAAAATCCTTTCTGATTTCATTGTAGCAATGATGATGTATATTGAATTGAGTAAAAACCTTATCCTTCCACACCATATCGGATATGCGGTTACACGCAGCATTCGCCTCCTTGATGGTATCAAGAAGCAGCCTGCTTTGAGTTTCGCTTGGAAGGAGTTTTATTTTCAATGTCAATTTCATGCCTCAAATGTAAATCATTTATTTGAAAAAGACAACAGTATTTTAGTATTAATTTTAAAGCGAGCAGGGCGCAATTCCTCCCACAAACTAAAGATTTGTGGGTTTCCTTGCACCATAAATATGAAAAATTCAGAATTTGTATCTAGAATCATAAATGATATGAACTCCATCAATAAGGACGCTCATGTCAGTAGGAGATGGATATTATCCATAGGGAGACAAAAGGCAAGATCATATATAGCCCAGAAGTATGCTGATGGAACCTTGTTCGGCGAGGAATCACTGTATACTCATATTAATTGCATGGAGATGGAGAGGGTTCGGAAAATTGATTGTTGTTTTGATGAGTTTAAACTATGCAGGGTACTTATGAGATCCAAGAAAAGATTGCCCGATATGATATATACCCGTATAGGTCCGGCTATCATCAAAGTATCAAACATCATGGATGATATTATATTTACCTCCATATCGTTAAGAAAATACGCTAACAACAAGGAACGTAAATACGGGAATATAGATCAATACTATTATTATGTCAATGATGGATATATCTATATACCAGATATTAACATAGAGGCTATAAATGTTGATCTTATAACTCTCGACAGAAAAGCGGCGTTAGAGCTAGGGGGATGTGGAGCTGAAAAAGATAAGCCATGTACATCTCAATGGGATTATGATTTCATATGCCCAGACAAACTTCTTGAATATGTGGTTTCCGAAACATTAAGGGAAACTGTAACCAAATTGCAGATCCCTACGGATGAGAACCCGGATATGGATATTAATAAGAAAACACAAAAAATTCAATAACATGAATCTAATAAGATCAATAATCAATTTCTTTGGTTTCAATGACGCCATAGTTGACGGTATAGGCGAAAGAGGGATGAGAGACAGCTCTATCATAAGATATAATGAGGTGCACGATATGTATGACAAGATCATAAAGGATCTTGGGGATATATCAGCTTACGTATCCAAGAACTATATCTATGATAAAATAAGGGAAAGGACTGGATTAAGCACCAGACATATTAGTAGGATATTGAATCATACAAAGAAAAAGGATCTTAGATTTATATAAGATAAAAAGGAGAGTCTAACAAGTCTCTCCTTTTTTATTATCAACATGATCCAGATCCATTTCCGCTGTCAAAATAAGCGTAAGCCCCAGATGATATCCCGTAATTGGTCGTAGTAGAACCACTGAATGATCCAGATCCGGATGGTATGGTGATTACTCTTGTTTCATAGGTAATTATATACCTAATCATGTATATTATTTCTTGTATTAGGATTGATTGATTATATTTGCGGTATGGATATAAAATCGTTTAAGATATTAAATCAGTATTTTCTCCGGTTCTATAGGTCAATAATGTCTAAGAACGGTAAGAGGAGGAAGCATACGATCGTGGACAAGAATGATATTCTCGAATGTCAGTCCTTGATATGGAAGGTTATACGTGATAAGTATCTGGAGAATGAGGGTGGGGTTTATATAAACAACATCGGTTATCTGTGCCATAAGATAAATCCTAATCGTAAGATATATCTGAATAAACTTACCGGTACTATTAACAGACGTGGAACGGGTGGATATTCTTATGTCCATACGTGTATTGATTTTATGCCTCGGAACAAGTATTTCCATCTCTATATTTCTCCGGCGTTGAATAAGGAATGTAGGTTGGCTATGGAATCAGGTAGGAGATATAAGTTCTTGTACCGGGAGGTTGAATCGGAGAGTAAGGTATTTGGAGTTAAATGGGTTTACAAACTGTAGAAGTTTTTGTGATCCAGTTAGCCCGTGAGGGTAGACTGGATTTTTTTTGTATCACGGATTCAAATACATATCTTTGTGCAAAAGACTTAAATATGACGATAAAGGGCTTATTGGCCGAGATCAAGGCCGATTTACATAAATACGATGATAGCGGGGCTATAGATACCTCATCTGTTTACAGGTGGGCTGAGATCGCTTTAAAAAGGTTTGGGGGTGTTATAGCCGTCATGTCCGAGGCGATTGTCAAGACCAGCAACAAACAGGCGGTATTACCTTCCGATTTCTTCGACATGCTTGACGCCTATAGGTGTGAGCCTCTTGTCTGTGAGATTCCGGGGGGCGATAAGGCTAAGGCTGACCTCCAACACGAGATCGGCTGGGTCGAGCGCACCGAGCGCGGCTTCCGTTGGAACTCCTGCACGGAGTGCTGTAAGGAGGAGTTTGAGAAGACGATCACGGAGAAGATATATATCGGGTCTCACGAGGTTCGTTTCCATTATCATCATCCCGTAAGGTTATCCATAGGTCGTGGGCTGAGGCGTGATTGCGCCGCCGACAAGTATCGGGATAAGTATGATTGGGATAATTATGATATAACTATATCTGGCAATACTATGTATACCGGGTTTGATGGATTTATTTATATCATATATCGTGCTACGCCTAAGGACGATGACGGCCTCCCGTATATACCTGAAACGGCGTTAGGTTATCTTGAGGATTATGTCGAGACGTATATCAAGATGAAGATCTTCGAGAACGCCGCCGTTAACGGTTTGATACAAGGGGCTGGTGATGCCTATAAACTATACGCCCAGCAGGAGCCGGGTAAGTTCGCTAGGGCCATGAAAGAGCTTAAGATGTCGATGATTACCTTGAATGATTACCGGGAGCTGGCTGAGGATAATAGGAGGAGGATGCTGTTTCATGAGCGTATGTGGCCCAACGCTTTTGATAAGTATATTAAACTGGTTTAACAAAATACGATGATATGGCTGATTGGATACATTTAGATAAGACAAGTGGTACCGGTCCTGCTGAGGTTAGAGTTACCGCTGATATCAATGAGACTGGAGAGATACGTCAGGCTACGTACAAGGTTATAAAAGAAGGCACCAAGGAGGAGAAGACGTTCGTGTGCAGGCAGGAGTCGGTCCCGGTGGTTATTATCCCGGAGTTCGACTACCTAGTGCTTAGGTATATCTGGGCTGACGAGGACGGCATTGACTTTGACACGGCTACCGGTTTCGATAACACCGGCCTCCCGGATGTTGACGGCAAGCTGGTTGGTTGGAGTAAACAGTACCAGACCACGCAGGAACGGGTAGGTGATTATCTCATCCATGGTGGTGATAACATGGAATCGGGTAATGAGGCAGCTTTGATCCAGATGGGACCGTTGTTGGATGGTGATAATTATGATAAATTACCTCTTGAGATCAGATGCAGTATATACGGTAACTGGTATGGTGGTCGTGAGAAAGGTAATATCACTATCAAATTCACGGCATATAAGGGTGGTTCTATGGAGAAACGTGGATATGATTTTGTCAATATCGGAGGCGAGGAGGTTTATACCGGTGACGCTCCCACTAACGTATCCGCCCATGGTGAGGATAATTGGCAAAATATAAAGACCTTGTATTCTAAGGTAGGCACGATGATCTATAACAAGGAATCTCGTGACTGTATTGTAAGAATAGGTGAATAGATTTTTCTTCATAATATAAACACATCGGCTCTCTTGTTCGTGAGGATAGGAGAGTTTTTTTTATTTTTTTTAATCCTTCACTTATGACATATTTGATCTTTTATTGCGTGGGAATAATCTAGCTTTGCCGAAAACTAGGATCATGATAACTTTAAATGATGTAAATAACGAACTCCATGTCCGGTTATATATACTGGAGGTGCTTAAGGATTATATAAGAGATGATGATTTCGATGGCCTTGTAGATAAGGCGTTGGATTTTGTCATGGAAGGCGTTTCTATGCCTAAGGCTCCGACCAAGGATACCACCATGAGTGACATATCAAAGAGCGTTTTGGCCTTGGTAGCGGGTGCTGGATTAGATGAGAGGTTAAGCAAAAGCTCTTTAGAGTTAGCTTACGATAGGTGTAAGATGAGGTACGTATTCGATCCTCGAAATCGGGATATACACGGTGTGATCGTAGGTTATTCCAATGACTTTAATAGTCTGGTAGCTGTGTGTGATGAGGGATCGAAGAAAGGAGTGGACAAAGGATCTACTGATTTTGTGGATGTCAATGAGAGATACGTGACTAACGGTTTCTTTTACATATCTGTAGAGGATGCCGATAAGCAATCGAACTACATGGGTGGAAATTCGTAATTATTATGTTTTTGTGCTTTACCACGAGACGTTTTAAGTGTTTAGTCTTCCTCCTGACTTGTGAAAGTTAGGAGGATTTTTTATATTCGCGTGATTTGAATGTTTTGCATAATACGTACTGTTTATTAGAATCCGCCACATAAGTGATTATCTGGTGGATTTATTATATTTGCGAAAAAGATAATGTCGTGCAAAATAACTCTAACATAGCGGTTCCCGACTCCGGGATGAATAGGGATAAGCATCCACAGGATCTATCCCCGTCTGAATATAGTTTCGCCTTGAACGCCACCATAGAGGGTGACGATGGAAGCCAGCTTAAGATCCAGAACGAGCCTAGTACCCTTTTATGTAAGCGATTCGATGGCTATAAGGTTATTGGGTATAAGAATGATATAGCTGGTGATAACACTTATTTCTTTCTATCTAATCCGGATGATAATACGTCTAAGATCACGTTCATGCGGTCATTGGATTATATCAAGACCGTGGAGGATCAATTGGCTGGATCGGGAAAGGACATCCATCGTATCCTTGGCGAGAGGCTTGAGGAGTCGGATGGTCGTTTTGATGAGATATGTGATTTGATGGAGGTCCTGATAGAGGACTGGGTTGATGACCCTTGTCTTAATTTCTCCATTCATCATCCGATCTTCGATATAGAGATCAAGGACGAGAAATGCGGGAAGGTGATATACTGGACCGATGGATATAATCCCCAGCGATATGTTATGGTCGATAAGGCTCTTAATCCGGATGATGATGGTGACTTTTGGTATCATTATCATGGGTATAAGACATGTGGGGATGACAAACCAATAGAGAGGTGTAGGCTGGCCTGCGAGAAGCTGCTGGTGTTCCCGTTGCTGACGGCCCCGTGCGTGGAGCCTGAGGTCGTGGAGTTCGGGGGGAGCCTGCGTGCCGGGACCTACCAGTTCTGCGTGGCGTTGTGCGATGAGTTCGGGATTGAGAAGACCGGATATTGCTCATTGACCAACCCAATCATGTTATTCGATCGTCAAGATATGGTTATCCGCGATGGTTTATGGGGTAAGTCAACCAACATGGGTATCCGCCTTACCGTGTCTAATATAGATAAGCAGGTATCTCATTATAAGATAGGTGTTATACAGAATACGGTTGGGTTTAATGGTGAGCAAAGCCCGGTTCTTGAGTATTTCATAGAAGGTATACATCCGATAACGGAAAGGACTATCTATTATCTTACGGATCAATATAGCGAGCGTACGACCATGGAGAAGTTATCCAAGGAAATACCGGTATATAAGACAGCCAGAGGCATGACGTCTGTCGGGAATCGTCTTCTTCAATACGGCTTGACCGTGGAGAACGAATGGAATCTTCAACCGGTCGTTAACTTCTTGGGTCATTTCGTTAAATGGCAGACATCTATAGCCACGGAGAATTTGTATAAAGACGGTGTGGCTTGCTCTAAATACGCCTCTTTCATGCGTGACGAGGTATATCCGTTGGGTATAAGATTCTTTACCAATACAGGATACAGGACGGCTAGATTCCCGCTTATCCCTCGTCCGGCCACAAGGGAGGAGATGGAGGTTATCGTTGATGAGGACGGTAACTCTGACGACCTGTCGGCTGCGTCGGTGCTGGAGAACAACCCGCAGTGCGCCGGGAACAGCCGCCGTCATCTTTGGCAGTTTAAGAATACGGCAAAGATCATAAACGACCCGTCTTGGGGATTTGATGATTTTGGAGGAGAATGCAAGAATCAGCTAGATGTCAAGCAACTCAGATATGTAGAGCAGGAATATGCCACGGTAGGAGAGACCCAATTCGTTATCAACACGATGGGGGAAGATGTTACGGTAGATGATGCTATTGATTATATCGCTGATAATATAGAGAACCTGTGTGATATCATAGAATCTAATGTAGGTATTACTGACGAGTTATGCGCTGCTATATCATTGCCGGAGGATCAAGACGGTATAAAGGCTCCCGATTTCCCTAGTGGATGTGATGATATCGAGAGGATAGAGACCAGGACTATATTGGATAAAAACTCTTTGGTGGATTCTAGGATTGATTTTACGTATAAGCTGGCTAGTGATTATACGGAGACCGAGCCTACCACCTTAATACAAAGTAACGCCGAGTCACAAAGGAAATTCTCTGTATTGTGTGATTTCGATAATTATTCCAGTGGAGGTAAGAATATCATAGATCTGGTTCAGGAATGGTTGGATGGTCAGGATGAGGATAAATTCCCGTCTGATATAGACTCCTCCGCCTTGGTCTTGTGTCAGGATATGTCTAATGTCCGGCAGTTATATGATGAGGGTATATGTACTAATGGGTGTTCGGTAGGTGATCCTCACGTGAATCCTACTATTAACGATGTTCAACTTCCTACATTCCAAGGGGGTAGGTCATTGGGTAAGTGCACATATTTGTATCAATATCCCGGATGGGAAGGAAAGAAGCATACGGAGACGATGCTTGATCAGTTAATGGATACGATGGAGGCTTATTTTCCCCAATATGAGAGTCAGTTTGGTATCGAGAACGCCATGTGTCTTTTTGGCGATGGTGATAATTCTAAGTTTAATACCGGTATAACTACTGACTGGGAAGGTCGTGTGTCTGTGCAGAATGATATTGACGCCAAGACCAATTGGTTCGGTAGAAGCAACTTGACTTATTTCAAGTTCTATCCACATGTATCCTCATACGCCAGATGGGTGGAGTTGGATTACGAGAAATACATAAGTGGTTTATCCGATCCTGATAACGGTATTATGTATATAGAGATGATGGGTAACTATAATTATCCGATCGGCGACTCATCATCATACAATAAGGTTCGTATAACGTTTTTCTCGGACAAGGAAGGTACCGTGGCTCCTAATCCTTTGGCTAATGATGCCAAGAAAGGTGTTATAGTGAATTACGTGGATCATAAGATATTTATGATGCCAAAGTACTTGTTCTGGAATGATGACAAGACTACTTTCCATAAGATATATGTTTGCATCGAGCCTGCGGTATGCGTGTTCTTCACCGGTTTCGCCATGAGGCAGGACATGAAGGAGCTTGCCGGATTCTATACGGCCGGCACCGCCATCTTCCCCGCCCCGTTCTGTTTTGGCATTCGGCCGCTGGAGGTGAAATACGTGTTCTTCTTCACGAAAGAATTGAAATTAAGGAGATTTGTTACCTATGAGGCGAAATGTGTCTCATGTGGAGATAAACCCGCTGACTGCGCTCCCAGACCATATCAGTATGGTGATTTCGGATATTGGGAGTCTACTAATAAGTACCCGGCTAATTTTGAGTTGTATGATTCAAGTAAGATCGGGATATCATCGGGAGGATCAAAGAGGAAGGACATAATAGATTCTTTGACGAAATACTATGGGTCTCCTAAATCAGTTGGGGGTAAGTCTTATTTCACCGGTAATGGGGGTAACGCTGAGTACCCCAATACGTCAACCACGTTTTGTCAGAGACCTATACGTCATTACAAGTTCCCGGATAACTCTGTCGCTCCTTTTATGGGTAATCCGTCTCAGCTGACCGGTCAATATGGAGTTGACTCCTATATTTATCCTATGGGGGTGATGCTTGATGACGATATCGTTAATGAGTTTTTGGATATAGCGGTAGAGAACGGTCTTATAGATAAGGCTAGAAGGGATTCTATAATAGGATATGAGTTGTATAGGGGCGATAGGACGTTGGATAAGAGCGTTATCGGAACCGGTCTGGCTTATGATATGTTTAAGTACGATGATCCCGACGGATCGGCTAACCTTTATCCTAATTACCCTTACAACGATTTGTCTGATGATATGTATATCTATAAGGATATTAATCGTGAGAAATTTATAACGCATCCGTTTAACAGGAGGGGTAATATCTGGTATTCATTCTTAAGTCCTGATATTGCCTTTAACAAGCCTGACGCTCCCACCGAGTGCCTTGTTGATGGTTATCAATTAGGTAAATCCTCCGGTATATTCAGGGAGGTGGAGGATCACCCTAAATGGACGATATTAGGGAGTAAGGCTTACAGTATGGCAACGTCATTGGCTACGGTGGAGGCTATGGCTAATTTAATATCCGCTATAGCTGAGTATACATATCAGTCGGCTTCACAGCAATATGTCGGTGGAGGCGTGTTCTTTTTAGCCAACCCTGTCGGCATAGCGCTGACGGCTATCCGTCTGGCTACGGGTATCGCCAAGGCCACAGCCCAGTCCGTGGTGGATATAGGCAAGTACAGGTATCAGTGGTTAACGGCATTGATAGATAGGGGACCTAGACGGAACTATGCTTATTACTATACTTCTGTCGCTCATTATAATTTATTTTACCAAAAAATAGGGGAGTCAGAGTTACGTGGATTGTCAACGGCTAAATATATCAAGAGCGGGTTATATCCGGTAACAGATATCTCTTCGCAAGGGGAGACCGTAGACGGTAAGCCTATTATCATAAACAACCTCGATCGTGAGCATTCATTGTTCATGTCATTTGGTATGGATAAGTATATGCTTGAATATCCGGAGTTGGTTTCAAGTTACGATACCAGCCGTATTCAGGATGAGTGTAATATTCGTAACGATGAGGTGGCTGGTATGACGCCTCATTTTATGACACGTGAATCTTTCGTATCCTGCCCCTATATGAGGATAAAGAAATATTCTCCGGCTCAATACGGGCAGATAGAGGATATCAGGTGGGTATCGTTAGGCGGTTGCGGGTTGATGGATGAGGATAAGCGTAAACCTGTTTTTGGAGGTGATGTATTTATATCAAGGTTCTCGCTTAAGAGGAAGATGCCTATGTTTTACTTGACTCAGTTTGGTCAGGGAGACATGATACCATTCCCTTATTACGATTATCGAAACATCGGGTATCCCCGTTATTTCGTCAATTACGATACCGGGGAGGATTATCTTAATAAGACCGATACGGATACCGGATCGCTATACTCTTTCCCTAGCCGGAAGAGCGCTTATGAGATGGTTTGCAAGACCGGAGATATGTATCTTAGCGGTCGTTTCTTCCTATACTTCTATGGCATACCTCAGTTTCTTGTGGAGTCTGAGATTAATTGCAATTTCCGTATAGCCGGGCCTGAGCCTTACGAGGGGTTCTATCCGGAGGTAGGGGATTATATATCATGGACTCAGGAGCGTAATGTCCCTATATCAAGGGATAATGTGTTTAAGATAAGTCCTGTGTATAAGAATCGTTTTACGCTAGGCGGAAGGTCATTACCAGAGACGTATGATAGCAATTTTTGGGACTGCGCTTACCAAAGACCCAACGGCGTCATATGGAGCACCGCCGACGTGTCGGAGAACGGCATGACCGATCCTTGGCTGTCGTACAAGCCTATGGATTACCATGAGTTCAAGACCTCTTTCGGGAAACTTATAAGCATGAAAGGGATAGAGTCGGATCAGATACTGGCTCGCTTCGAGAATCAGGTAGGGTTATATAACGCCATAGACGTGTTGGCGGAGAGAATATCCCCGGAGAATAGCGAGCTAGGGACAGGTGGGCTTTTCGCCTCTCGTGGCATTGAGTATAATAATACGACGTTAGGATATTCCGGGACCCAGAGTCGGGATATGATCAGTTGCGAGTTTGGGCATTTTTGGGTCGATTTAAGGCGTGGTCAGGTGTTTAAGGTAGATTCTAATGGTAGGAATCTTACGGAGGTCACACCGGGGCTTAGAAACTGGTTTAAGGAGCATCTTCAGATGAAGATCATCCGTAGCCGGATATATAACGCTGATACGGACGCTGAGTTGTCTTATTATGATATTGATAACAAGTTTTTTGGTATAGGGTTGTCCATGGGTTGGGATAATAGGTTTAAGAGGGTTCTGATAACCAAGAAAGATTATATACCGGTAGGGAATCCGAGCGAGTACCAATTCCGTGGCGGCCGGTTCTACAGGAACGGGCAGGCGGTGGATTTGCAGGACACCAGCCATTTCACGGACGTCTCGTTCACCGTTGGATATAACTGCCTGAAGGGTGAGTGGAAATCATATTTATCCTACACCCCTGATTATTATATCGAGCACCAGCATTATTTCCAGTCTGGAAAGAACTACTCAAGTGAAAGTCAGGAGATAGGGTTATGGTCTCATAGTTTGACCAACCAATCGTATCAAGTATTTTATGGTAAGCTATATCCGTTTGTTATAGAGGTTCCGGTACGTGAGCAGTACGTGAATAAGATCCTCACCAACTACCAATATCGGATGGATGCCAGAAGATATCAGGATGAGGTTAATTACCAAATTCTTAGGACTACTGGATTTAATAAGGCATGGTTTTATAATGATACCAACAACAGCGGTGAGCTTCGGATGGTTATCGCCGACAAGAACGATATGAGCCAGCGGTTAAGGTATCCTGTAACCAATGACGATAGCCGTGAGATACTGGTGACGGAGGTTGATCAGAAGATAAATATAAATGACTATTTTAACGAGGTCAAAGACGATACGAACAATCTTCCGATATGGGTTAAGGATGTGAATGACATTGACCGTAAGATCGACCCCAGGGCTGTCGATTATCATCGGAGGTGGCGGGATCGTCTTCGTGGCGATTGGTTCTTGGCTAGGTTCGTGAATGACATTGAGAGCCGGTTCAAGATGATAGTACGTTGGTTTAGCAGCGATGAGAAAGTTTATTGATTTATTAACATATAGGGGGGGGGTATTTTGCCGCCTCTCCCTTGTATATTAAAACGATATGGAAGATTTTATTGGTAAGTACGATGGTAATCAAATAGACAGTAGACTTGATAAGGTCAAGGATATGGTTGGCGCCACGGCGTCCGGGGCTGGCGCTGCGGGATTGGTGCCGGCTCCTGCTAAGGGGGATGAGGGTAGGTTCCTTTGTGGTGATGGTACGTGGAAGGACGCAGTAGCTAAAAGTGATGATGAGGATGCTTTTTTAGCTATCATCTTACAGCTTGTAGGAGATCAATCTACTACTTTGCCTCAATCTCAATATAATACTATAAAGTCGTTGTTTGATGGTAGTTCTACGTCCAATGTCAGGATGATAAGACCTAACAATTCTTTTGTGGAAGCGTTAGGTGGCGTGAATATTAATGATTTGATGGTTTTTAATGATCAAAGGAATGATTGTATCACTATTTATATCAGCGCTTCAAATAATTCCCTTAATATGGGATTTTCAGATATATCTATATCTGTTTACCCTAATTTGAATGTTGAATATATTAATTCTTCTTTAAATATAGCATCATCAGATAACACTGAGATAGTTATTGTAAGGTCTTTTGGGAATACAGAAGATAATATAAATTTTGATAATCAGCTTCATCTTAAGTTGAAAGGGACTGGGAATAAAGCATTGATGGATAATGGGTTATATCATGATATAAGAGGTATAGACATATCAAGTTATCTATTAGAACCTGGTACTATTGATATAGTATCATCTATAACCAAATCAAAATATGATGATATAAAAAGTTATATTCTAAATAATGATCATATGTATCTTTTCCGGGTGATATCTGGCTCCGGTTTTACGACGGCTTTTAATTCAGATATCATAGCAAGTTATATTTATGATGCCGCTTATTTGGTATTTTTTGATCCGAATTCTTCAAAAATGAGTAAGATAAAAATTAATTATGATACTTATGAGGTAAGTACTATTGTAATTTAAATATTTGATGTTATGGCAACAGGAAAAGCTAGCGGTAAGAAGAAGGGCGAATGCCCGAAGTCAGGATGCATTAAGAAAGTAGGGAGTGATTGGCGAGTGGTCAGTAACAAGACCGGTAAATTATGGCCGGCTAAGTACAAGTCGAGGGATTCGGCTAAGAAAGCCTTGGCGGCTTATCACATGCATTGAGGATGTAGGCGGGTAAGTGATATGAATCATGTACCCGCTTACTGTTTTAATCTACATGCTATTATGCCTATCTTTGTGAAAAACATAATTTATGGCTAAGAAAGATAAACCAGAGAAAATTCCTTCATGGATAAAGGATTTATATAAGGAGGATCTTGATCGTGTCGTAAGAGGCGAGCGTCCTATGTATTTCAGGGGTATGGATGATAGTCCTTTGAGAAACGTGTCCCCGGAGTTTGATATCCTTAGCGGAGGAGCCGCAGTTAAAGGCATGAATGGGATAAGAGGTGCGTTGTCCCCGTTGAATAATGGCATGGGTAATTATAATTTCAGTATCAGGGGTATAAATAAGAAGATAGGTGAGTTGGTTGATGAGGCGGGATTATATCTACCTGAGAAATTAAGGCCTGTATATCGGACTGTGGTGGATGCTATGTCGAGTTCCAAGGATAAGGGGTTGGGTCATATCACGCAGCCGTTGGCCAACGCCCTGTACCCAGCGGACGAGCGACGGGACCGGCGTCTGGACGGGGAGCACCCCGTTGGTTATGTGGATGCCATAGACGGTATATGGCCTAGGGGGAAATATGGGCTATGGGGAGAGAAGATGGATAAGAAACAAGGGGGTGGATATGTGGCTTCAAGGGATAACACCTCCGTTGGATCTAGTGGCATAAATCTTAATACTGAATATGGCAAGAAGATAAACGATGGAGTTGACATTACCGAGATTATAGCTGGAGGTATCCCTATTATTGGGGATGTTATGGATGTGAGAGATTTTGTGGAGTCATCGAAGGCTGGGGATGGTTTAGGAATGACATTATCAGCTTTAGGGCTATTCCCGGTATTAGGTGAATTTTTTTCTTTCGCTAATAAAGTAAAGAAGATTCCTCTGCCAGAAGATAAACGTAAATTGTATGATTTTCTTGTAGATAATGATCTTGTAGATAAATATGTTCATGATGAACCTTTGGTTAGGGATTTTTTTAACAAGGATGTCCATGAGAGAATTTCAAGGAATTATAATGATCTTCCTGATTCTTATAAGGCGGCTGTGGATTTGATGATTGATAATGGTGTTGATCTCCAAAATATAAATGATGTGTCTAACAAGCATATTAAGGATAAGATAGATTCTATGCTTGATGATAATGGGAAACGGTTGGAAGAAGCTTACAATCTAAGGGTATCAGCGGATTCTGATTTTGATGATTTTAGATATGAGGTATCCTCCGCTTTGGATAATAGTAATGCTAAAGGGTTTTATACTAGTAAATACAATAAGGTTGTTACTAGGAGTGATGAGAGTTTATCTAACCTATCTCATGAGTTTAGACATAAATATGATTCAAGTAATAATTATAATAAGATTTATTTATCCGAAAATGATAAGTCATTATTAAAAGACGCTTATAGGGCTAAACCAAACTCATCAAGTGATGAGATATCAGAGAAAATAGCTTTTAATACTCAAGCTAGATTTCGCTTGTGGAATAAATTTTATAATACATATGGAAGGACTCCATCTGTTGATGACCTTGATAAGTATATCGATAGCATGGATGAGATTGATGTGTATAACCTTGTGAGTGGTATAGGTAGCAATTATGCTGGTGATTATTCTAATAACATGCTTGGAGCTACTGGAGAGGTATTGAAAGAATCATCGGATAAAATAAAAAAAGCCATTAAAAACGTTCCTGCTATTTTGCCGGCGGCTATAGTTGGTAAGATGTTGATGGATGATGATAAGGAGAAGAAAGATAAGGGCGGGTCTGTAAGCATAGGTAGGGCTTATGGAGATGGTAAATATGTAATTGATCCTGATAGATCAGAGGATAATAAGATGGCTGTGTATGATGAGATATGGGATTATCTGACCGATAAGAAGGGGATACCACAAACGCAAGCTATCGGTATCCTGTCGAACATCGCCGCCGAGTCCGGAGGGGACACCGAAGCCCTAGGAGTCGCCGGTGATTTTGGCATCCAACAATGGCTTGGACCGAGAAAGAAGGAGCTACAGCGCAGGTATGGAAAGAAACCGACGTTGACACAGCAGTTGGATTATCTAGTGGATGAGTATCAAGGCAAGGTCCCAGGGTTAGGTTGGAATTACATCAATCAAGGCAAGTTCTTTGATAAGGACGCTCAAGGCAATGTATATAATTATTATATGTACTCAAAGGCTGATTTTGATAACGCTACCAACTACAAGGACGCTACCGTAGCATGGAATCAGGGGTATGGCAGGCCTCTTGGATCGACTTTAAGAAATGAGAAGAGATTTGAGTTTGCCGATATGTTCTCTGATAGGTATGGTGTCCCGGAGAACGAGCCAATGAGATACGAGTTCGGGCAGCGGGATTCGGGCATGGGGGACGGAGGTCAGCAGCCTACCCCTGAGACGGTAGCCCCTGCCAATCCTTCTTTGGCTTCCCACCCTTCCATAGATAGCTGGTGGGAGAAGGAGGGTCAAGATCTGTTATATAAGATGCTAGCTCAATCCGGCGCTAACGAGAAAGCTATAGAGGACATCGCCAATAATATTAAGAATGATCCTCAATCGGAGGCGCAGATAGCGGAGGCCGAGCGTATGCGTAGGGAACAGGCAAAAAGGCGGTTGGTTCTTAATATGATACCGGGGTTAAGCCTTAACATAAAAGGTGTGAGTAGAAATGATAGTTAGTATTTTAATGATAAATAATTTGTTATGAATAAGTTGTTGTTTTTATTTGATGTGTTATTTAAGGGGACTTGTTTTACCCCCCCCACCCTAGTAGTTTAGGATGGGGGAATAGATGGGTAGATGCTATGGCTGATGATAGGAGGATGGTTATAGCATTGTTAGTAAAATATCTAAGGGGAGGTATGTTATGAGAAGACGTGTAATGACAGGCCCCAAAAGCTTGGATGTATTGTATACATACACTTATAATAGTAATAATTACCATACATTTGTAGCTCCAAAGTCGGCGTATTATTATGTTGAGTGCTGGGGTGGTCAAGGTAATTATGGTTACAATGATAGCGAAGATAGGTTTACCAGATCCAATGACCCTGGGTATGGTGGATATGTGGCTGGATTTATCAAGTTAGTTGGTGGTGATATCATTTATGTGTATTGTGGAAATGGTGGACTTAAGCAGACGAGTAATGTTGTAAAATATAATTATAATGGAGGAGGTTCAGGGCATTCAATGACTAATGAGAGCGCTGGAAGGTATATCTATGAGGGAGCCGGGGGCGGAGCTACAGATTTGAGGTTGTCCAACAATAGCGATCCTCTAAACTTAGATTCTTTAAAGACCCGTATTATGGTATCCGGGGGAGGTGGTGGAGGATGTGAGTATTATTTTATTGGGCACGGAGGATCAGCGGGAGGGTTGAAGGCGTATCTGGGGGGCTATGCCAAGGGAACTCCTGCATCCCAAGTAGCGGGAGGATCTAACTCCGGCAATAATTTAACTAACGGAAATGGAGGTCTATTAGGAGTGGGAGGAGGATGTGGTTTTGATGGCGTTTCGTATTCCTCTGGTGGAGGAGGAGGCTTTTATGGAGGGCCAAGCGGCGGGATATCGTCGAACGCTATTCAAGCTGGTGGTGGAGGATCCTCGTATATATCCGGTCATCCGGGATGCGTGAAATATGATAAATATGTATTTACTAACACTAAGATGATAGATGGGAACGGGTTCGTATGGACAGATGTGAAAGGGGAATTAGAAAAAATGCCTAATCCTTTGGGTGGATTATATGATTTAGGGAAAGGTCATATAGGCCATGGTTATTGTCGTATATCTATATTTCAATAGATATATTCATATATTTAATTGATTTAGTGTTATATTTGTGAAATCATTAAACGTTTTTGATATGAAGAAGTTATTGTTCCTATTAGTTATGTTATTAGCGCCAATGGCGTTGATGGCTCAAGAGATAATCCCGTCAGAAGGGACTATCACCATTGATCTAACTACCTTTACCGGCATCATGGCTTTCGTCACGATGTCAGCTACGCAGTTAGCCAAGGTAGTGCCGTATATTGACACCCATAAGTGGGCTAAAGTCCTATCCGCCGTAGTCATAGGTATGCTGGTTTGTATATTAGCGTGGCTACTAAAGGTGTCTCCATTGCTTATAGGGAGTGAATGGTGGGAGGCTCTATTATATGGAGTGGCTGTAGGTCTCAGTTCTGCCGGTTTCTATGATTTGGTTAAGGCTATAGGATCATTATTCATAAAAAGAATTTAATTCTGTACATAATAATAGCATTTGCTGAGAGACTCATCGTTGTGAAATGATGAGTCTCTATTTTTTTTAAACTATCTTTGTGTCAGAACGAAATTAATTTGATATGAGCAAGTATGTAATCAAGAGGAAGATACCTAAATATCAAGAGGCCGGGGAAGTCACCCCTATTATGCCCGGTAATGTTGTTGGTCTTCAGGGTATTGGAGTGGAGCCTTTGGTTTCGTCTACCCAGATAGGATTTGATATTCAGCAGCCTGATATTAATACCATTGATACAAGTGATTTGAGCGCTTTGGTTGACAGTAATAAGAAGGTTGATAAGTCTGGTAGTACGGATGTTTTTGATTTTACCACCATCCCTTACTATGGCGCTGATGATATAGGGTCTAGATTCACTCAGATGGGTCGTGGTATAGGGCGTATGAGAAGTGAGGGATATGGAGATTTATCCACTAGGGCTAAAACGGCTAATACGATAACCACCATAGCCTCAGGAATTAGTGGTATCATGGGATTGGCTCGTAACGTGGTTTCTGGGATAGCGTCTGAGAAAGGTACTCGTACCAATATCAGGTTGGCTCAGGAGCGTGAGGCCAGACAAAGAAGGCAATCCCAGATGCAGTACAAGGATGGTGGGGGTGTTTATCTAGGGCCTAATAATAGGTTCGATAGCGGAAGCCTTACCGGTGAGTACCTGTATCCGTTACCTAAGTCGATGGAAGATCAAGCCAACGTAGAGGTCGAGAAGGGTGAGTACGTGACGCAGCCCGGAGAGGCGCCGATGGAGGCTATGGGGCAGAAGCACGCCGATGGTGGAACCCCCGTTTCCTTGGAGCAGGGAACGAAGGTTATTACCGACGACACAACCATAGAGCCGGATTTCGCTAAATACATCAGAGATACGTATGGGATCAAAGCCACGCCTAAGGATACGTATGCTACGTTAATGGACAGGTATAAGGCTAAGATCGGTCTTAAATCGGCTTACGATGATCAGAAAAAGGCGCTGGAGAAGCTGAAGAAAAACGATAAGATAGATGACGAGAATACAAGGCGTTTAAACGCCTCCGTATTATCTAAGGCTATAAATGATAGCAACGATACCGTTAATGGATTAGAGGGAAGATTTACGGACTTCGCTAATGTCATATACAAGGAGCAGGAAGACCGGAAGATGAAGAAGGATGAGGATACGTATTTCGCTAAGGGTGGTGAGATAGATAACATCATATCCAGATCTATGAAAGAATACGGTCTTACGGAGGAGGATATAGCTGAGGCTAAGAAAGAGCTGCTTAAGAAAGTGGCTGGTATTCGTCAGAAGATGGAGAAAGGTGGTAGTTCTTTATTCGATTACCTACTTACTTTCCGTCCCGTAGAGAACAAGTACAATAATAAGGATAACACGTTTGGGTATCAGCGTCAGGGTCAGGATGGCTCTTATGGAGGCATTAATACGGATGAGAGGTTGAATTATTATAAGACATTCAATCCGGTCGCTTACGATGCTTATATGAGAGCTTCAGAGGGCACTAGGGCTAGGGCATTGCAAGACGTCATATACGGACAGAATAAAGGATGGATGGGCTTGGCCACGGCGGAGAACCCGATTATCGCCAACGCCGAGGCGCTTCGGGATTACACGACGCTCGTTTCCTTTGGCGGTGAGGATAGTCAAGGCAATTACCCGGAAGATAAGAAAGCCGCATATCATGATAGGATGAGAGACAACAAGTTTGGTCAATACTCCTCATCTCGCCCTATGATCGGTCTAGATGTTGTTACAGAGGAACAGCATAAGGCTCTTAACGATGCTGGTATCACCCATTTTAGCCAACTATTCTCTGACAAGAACAAGGATGTCGTTAATAAGATACTTGGCGAGGATATGCTTAAGATGCAGGCATTGAGATTCATGAAAGGAATGGAAGGTCTTGATTTTATACTTGATCCTCATAAGGTGGCTCCCGGTCCTATGGATATAGGTGATGTGGAGGAACCTGATGTTAAACTGGATATGCCTGAGCTGATTGATCCCAATACGCTCCCTAAGACCAATACAAATGCCGGTAAGTCGAACAGCGGCAATGGAGGCAGGAATATAGTGGGTGGCGGTCTTGACTTCCCCGAGGTATTTAGGATGACCCCGGGAGCCGTGACAACGGAAGGTCTGGAAAGGCATTACGCTCCTGCCGTGGATCCGGTGTTGAGATCGGCTGATCAGTATATGGTTGAGACCAATCGTGCTTTCCAATCACAATTGGATCAGATGGGTAATGTCCCGGATTCCCAGAGAGGGGCTTTATCATCCAACTTACAGGCTATCATGAGTTCCAATATAGGTAGATACATTAATGAGGTAGAACAAGGGAACGTGGCTCAAAGGGCTTGGGCTGATAATGTAAACGCCCGTACTTGGGCTGATACGTATGATAAGAATATAGCCCAACGTCAAGCTTACCAGCAACGTATATTGCAGGGATTGGCTATAAATGACGAGAACTGGGCTAGGTATTTCGATAGCGTAAATGACGAGATCCAGCAGAAGTGGAATACGGCTACGACCATGAATACATTAAGGTCTATATTTGGGGATGTAAAGATTGGTCCCAATGGACAATTAATCGCTGATCCTCAAGGAGATATATTGAGTTATAGGAGATTATATCCTGCTCAGGAAGTAACTAAAGGCAAGAAAGGATAAAGGATGGCTTCACAATATAGTATATTAAGGAATTACGGCAAGTATGTATCGCCCTACAACATGGATGTCATGATGCAGGGGATGGGGTACATGCAGCAGAAGATAGATACCAATCGGCAGGCTATAAACGAGTATGCTGATTATATTATCAATTCTGACATTATAAAACCTCAGGATAGGGAATATCTTCAGAATAGGTTAAATGGGCTGATACAGGACGTGAATAACGTGTATCGTAAATCTAATTTGGCTTCCGACGGTATAGCCAGAAGCATACAGGCTCGTCTTGGAGAAGCTCTGGATACCCGTGTGTTGAATGCTATTGCCGGTACTAGGGAGATCCGGGCTTTTAGCGAGAAGATGGAGGATATGAAGCTGAACAATCCCAAGATGTATAGTCCTATAAACGAGGCTGAGGCTTTTGCGGATGCCGTGGCTTGGATGAATGACGGTCAGGTAGGGACACGTCTTAATCCTATACATTATACCCCTTATACGGATTACCACGCTGAGATTGATGAGAAGATGAAGAATTTCATCTCCCTTAACAAGGGGAAGAAAGTCAATGTACCGGTGACTGATGCCAATGGCAACAGGACGGGCGAGATGCGTGAGATGTATATAGATGAGATGAGTTACGCTCAGGTCAGGGATATAGCCATGGCTTCTATATCTGAGAACGGTAAGGCTCAGATGCAATTAGAGGGAAGATATATGGCTAGAACGAATCCTGACTTATTTAATGTTCAAAGCACCTCAGATTTCCTTAAAGGGTATATTGATGATTTCAGTGTCAAGGAAGAATCCATACGAGCCAAGCTAAAGGGCGTTGGCAATGACAAGGCCAAGAGGGCTAAGTTGGAGTCGGAGCTGGCGGATATTATCAAGCAGAGAAATGATTTCGTGGAGGAGGCCGAGGGCGTTATCGGTAGCAACTACAGCCCGGAGCGAGCCGGCATGTTCATGGTACGACAGCAGTTCCTTCGTGGCGTCGGGCTGAGATGGTCTTATAATAACTCATACGAGACGTTGGGTGTTGATGATTATTATTTCAAGGCTAATCAGCAGATGATGGAGAGAGCTAAGTTTAATGAGACAAAAAGGCATAATCTAGCCATGGAGAAAGCAGCGTTGATGAGAGCCAGCAAATCGGGTAAGTCGGAGAATGGAGGTGGCGGAGGTGATGACACGACCGGGCCTACCGTGGTTACCAAGAGCGCAAACCTTGACGATGTGAGCATAAGCGATGAGTTCATGAACGGGTTCATAGCCAACGAGAAGGCGGTGACTACCGGCATGGGTAATTTCGTTAAGTCATTATCAGATGACGCTAGAAGGAAGATCGACGCATGGGCGTCTGATCCTGAGAATAGTAACGTGGTCAAGGATATGGATAACGATCAGGTTGTCATGGCTTATTTCAAGGCCAATGGAGGGTCAAGGAACGAGTTGCTTGATTACAATGGTCAGGATAGTTATTTGAAGCTTCTTGGATTAAATACCCAAAGAGGGAAGTATAATAAGATCAATGATGGATTCAATAAGGCGAGCAATGCTGTTTTGGATGGTATTGATACTATAATTCAGAGAGAAGCTAGATCGGACAGTGGGTCAGGTATAGATATTAGTTATGGATTCGGCACATTCAATCTTGGAGATATTAATAACAATGGCGATAAGGTTTTTGATATAAATGGTATAAACGATATAACATTAAATGATTGGAGTAAGTTGTCCGCTTACAGCTCTTTGTTAAATGATAATATAAATACTATTAATTACGGTGTTGAAGGAGAAATGCCTCATGTATCAATGGATTCGGGTCAATCAGGTGTCTTATTGGATCGTGTGAATGATTTAATGGGAACGTCTTTTTCGCTTGATGATATTGAATCTATAATGTCTCTTGCCGTATCTGGGGCTAGTAAGAATAAGCACATTGAGGAAATAAGAGATAGGTTTGCCGGGGATAACAGGGCGATCGCTGTCGCTACCGCTATATATGATGAGGCTCATAAAGAGAGGAATGATTTATTAAGACATAAATGGAGTCGTGGGGATTTAGGTAGGATCGCTGATGACGCTAAACGTGCTGGCGAGGATTACCTGAGACAATATCGTCATGAGTATGCCGAGCGTGAGTATATCTTCTCCGGTGATTATCCGTCTAAAAGTCAAGAAGAGAAAGATTATATAAAGGTTAGTGACCTATTTACCCGTGGTGGCGGTTTTATTCCTAAGGATAAGGATAATGCCAATACGAAGATAACGTTTACCATATCCCCTATAGGTGATGGTAATTATCAGATCATTGGCAATAATGGAGGTGATGGTCGATCTGTTGTTGAGGTAAGCGAGGCTGATCTGGCTGCGAATGGACTTACTTTCTACAAAGAGGATGTAAGCATCCCGTCCGAGACCTATGATTCCGGTGTCGTACCCATATCTTTCGCCAGCTCAAGCAACAACGCTTATGGGAAGATGGCTAAGTCATTGTTGGTAGCTCCATTCGCTTACGCTAGCGGGGCCAAGGACACGGTAATGCCTTATATAGATATGTTTACGAATATAAATGACGGTAATATCAGGAAGAATCAGATGATGATCGCTACTGACGTGTTGTTCGATAACGCTTCTATGTACGAGTTAAGGGCTTCCGGATATAAGTATAATAATGGTTCTTCTGGGATAAATGTTGATATATATAGCAAAGGAGGGGCTAGAGAGGGTAATACCCCGTTGTATTCAATTGATCTGGATGGCGTTAACTATGCTGATGAGGTAGCAAGGAAGATCGACTTCTGCCCGCAGTATTATTTGGTCATGGCATGGCAACAGATACTTAGCAAGGAGAATGAGGTGTATTGGAGGAGCGAGGGAAGATCTACTACTGATGATTTCGAGAGCTTCATCTCGCCCATAGCTGATATGATTGATCAGGAGATAAGAAACAGGAATAACGGAAATAGTGGAAATAATGGAAACAATGGAAATCTATAATAATACCTCTAACGGAAAGGATCTTGCCGAGAAGTACAGATATCCTACCATAAACGTAGATAATATAAAGGCTATTGGTACGGATCCCTATGATATACCGGATCGTGACCTGCCTCCGGTATTGGATCCGTATTCCGCTTCCGAGAGATCAAAGTCCCAGATACCGTCATTGTCGGAGAGGATCAAGAATACTGTTAAGACAAATTATTATGATGATATGAAACATATGTCCCCATTAGGATATATGGCTTCTGATCAAAGCTATAAGGGCAGGTTTAATCTTACTGGTCCGGAGATATCGTTGGAGGATTCAAGGTATCGACTTAGTAGCGGTACTTGGATACCTAAATACGAGTCTTATATCCCCGGTGTAGATAACGACACACGTTTATCTAGGAGTCAAGGTAGGACTGAGAAATGGATGAGAGGTTTGGGGAAATTTGTAGGTAAAGCCGCTTTGTATGGATTAGGTGGTGTTATTCAGCCTTTTTATGGTATTTACGCCGGTGTATCCAGAGGTAATTTTAACGCTGTTTTTGATAACGATTTCACGAGATGGTTGGATGATCAGGACAAGAAGATGGATTACGGTCTTGCTCATTATTACAATCGTGAGGAGCGGGATATGAATTTCCTTCAAAGCATGACCACGGCTAATTTCTGGTCTAACGATTTTTTATCCGGTCTTGCTTTTACCGCTGGAGCCATGTTATCGTCAGCCGTATATTCCGGCGCTGGATTGATGAACTTAGCTCGTACGGGAGCTAGGGCGGGCGTGGCTTTGGCTAGGATAGGCAAAGCGGCTTCGGATACCAAGAAAGCGTTCGGCGTCTACCTTAGGGCCGCCCGTACGGGACGGAGGATAGGCAAGGGACTGGACAACCTCGCTTTCCTTGGCACATCTACCTCGTGGGAGGCGTCTGTCGAGGCCAGAAGCATGCTGATGGAGGCTGAGGATAATTTCAGGCAGTCTTACCGTAACGCTTATGGAAGGGAAGTCCCATATGAGGAGCTTATGAAGTTCAGAGCTGACAATGCCAATGCCGCTAATGCCGTATTTGCCGCCAACGTCGGCATATTGTCATTATCCAATATAGCTATGTTCGGCGATATGTTCGGCATGGATCTTGGCGTGGATAAGTTTATAAAACGCAATATATTTGGCGTAGGGGCTGAGAGGATGGATAACGGTATGTTAAGAACCATAACGCCAAAGAAATGGCAGAAAATAGCCGGGAATACGTTCAATATTATCAAGCGTCCAGTGTCAGAAGGTCTTTATGAGGAAGGTCTTCAGGGAGTGGCTAGTAAGTCCGCCAAGGATTGGGTAGAATCAAGATACAATCCTATGGCTATCCGGCAGAATATAGGCTATATGGAGGCTATAAAGAATGGGTTCAAGGAGACGTACGGGTCTAGCCAAGGATGGAAGGAGATCGGTATCGGTATGATTATCGGATCGATTATGGGTGGAAAGACTATTGGGGGTATAAAGGAATGGAGCCAAGACATGTCCCGGAACAAGGGGATGGTGGAGGCCTACAACGCCAATGCCGGCGCCTTGACCGAGGCTGCTGTCCGTGCTATTCGTGGCAGTATGGCTCTTAACGCTCAATTATCCGGCGTAGATACATCGTACGAGAGTGATGGTAGGATTATAAATAAGGATTTCAGTGACGCCGTATTCAATCGTCTTCGTTATGATTCGGAGATGGGGATGCTGGATGATACGAAGGAGAATTTCAGGACGGTAGTCGAATATATACCTAATAGCGATATAGCGTCCGATATGAATATGACGGATGAGCAGGTTAATGAGTATAAAGCCGATCTTGTCAACGAGTTTAATAAGAAGGTGGATAATTTTACCATGGCCAACAGATTCGCCGACTCACTTACTGAGGGTATCCCGAACAGGTCTTTTAACGCCTATATCTCCAATATGGTATATAACGGTATTGAGGCTAAGGATAATTTGAATGATATCACCAATCAGTTAAACAGGATATATAAGACGGGTATAGGTGATGCCCTTGATATATACTCTCATCTTAATCCTGATTCAAGCAAGGCTCTCGAAAAACTCCGGAAGCTGACGAATGATATACGGAAGATGGAGAGGAATATCTTAAATACTCAACAAAAGGTTGCATCGAAGGAAGCAATTGAGTCTGATAAGACTAAGTTGGCTGAGGAGAATGATAGGCTTCTTAAATTGACGGAAGAAAGAATTGCCTTGGAGAGAAAGTTAAGCACGTTGATTAATTCAGATGTGGATATATCTAAGTTATCTTTAAATGATAATGATTCTAAGATTAGCGTCTCAGATCTTATGGCGGCTTATGAGACTATAGTTGATTTTGAGAATGCCGTGTCTACCCGTGGGGTCGATAATCATAAAGAGGCCATGGCGTTGCTTAGCGAGTATCGTCATAATCTTGTGGCTTATAAGAATATAAACGAGTCTCTTCGTCGTATGCGTGACAGAAGATTCATCCGGGCGCAGGAGCGCGGGTTCATGAAGATATTGTCGAACGCATGGGGTAAGACTTATGAGGAGGATGATAGCAAGTATGATTTCAGGAATACTGATAATCCTGAAGCAAACGCCCTTTACGCTAATGATCAAGCCATAGACAAGGCTTACCAAGATGGTCTTATAGGAGAGGATGAGGCATTTATGTTCAAGACATATAATCATATGATAGCCAGATCTATGGAGAATGAGATTAAGGCTGATGAAAGTAATATAGTTGAGAGGGTTCCTGATGATGAGGATATTATAAATCCTTCAGATGATAGAGCCAATGATATAGCCATAAAGATCTGGAACGGTAATGAGGATATTTTATCTCCTAGGGAAAAGCAGATATATGATAACAATAAGGATCGTATTAATAATCTTGTAAAAGGATTTGGCGATAATCCTATAGCTAGGATAAATAGGGCTAAGTCAATGATAGATAGATTAAAGATCAATGATAATGTATCAGATAATATTAAGGATAATATTGATGATATCATAGATATGAATATTAATGGTCTTGATCAGGATCAGGTTAAGGAGGCTATAAAGACCTATAACGATCTTATGAATGAGGCTGACAATGGCAATGAGGTTGATCAGGATAAGCTTAATGAGGCTATTGATATTATCAATAACTATTCTGATGATCCTCTTCTTCAATTCGTGGAATGGATGAGGTTGTATGATAATGGAAGTATAGCTGTCAAGGATTACGATAAATCCATACCTATGGGTGATGTCCTCACAGAGAGCGAACCCGGGACATCCACCGGCAGGACGGAAGTTAACGCCGCCCAGAACCCGGTGGTGTTGATGGCCCAGAAGAGAGAGATCGGTGGGGTCATGTATTATGAGGTTGGCGGAATGAGACTTGACAGGTTTATGGACAGTCTTGGGCTTAAAAGATCTGATGCCACTGATACTGATAATGGAAGGGTGATGGATTTCACCAACGGAACCGACATATTTACTGTTATAGAGTCAGATAACCACTCAAGATGGATGATTAGCGAGGATGACGCTCAGGCTTTCGAGAACGCTACCGGTGTCATATTGGGGCGGCAAACCGCCTTGTCGACCTCCATCTGGTTCATGGTGTATCGCAAGGGGCAGGATGGATCTATTGTCCCTTATTATACGGGTGATACGTTTGGATCTAACAACGAGTCGGTGAATCAGGAAGCAGCGGCTAGCCTTCGCAAGGGTGATATGGTAAGGTTTAAGATGGATATGTCAGATCCATACACCAAGGGACTGTATGATAAATACAATAGACTTAACGCCGTTGATCCTAATTCTGATGAGACTAAGTCGGCTTACAGAGAGCTGGTTGATAATATGGTTATTAAGATCGTGGATAGCGATGGCAATTTCGTCTCGGTACTGAAAGCCAATGACCCGGACTCAAAAGGAAGTAACGCTGATTTAAGGAGTATGGCCTTTGAGTTGTATAGGGATAATGTAGGATCTGTCGCTGGCGAGATTGATATACCGTTCGTAGGTGCAGTAACTAGTGTTTTGCCGGGAAGACCTAATTTTAGCATAAGTGATGATAATGGTACGTTGATGGTATCCGAAAATGACTTTACCAATGAGACGGTTGGTAAGGTCGAGAGCGTAGGATATATAGAGAACGGGGAGGTTACGATGAAGGATAATATTAGGTATAACATATTCCCGTTCTGTACGGCTATCGTTAGGGACAAGTATGGTAATTATAAAAATTCGCGTATCCCGGTTGTAGCTATAAAGACAGGAAATGGAAGAAATTACCTGTACCCCGTAAGATTGAAAAATCAGGATATATCATCATTCTCATCCATGATCGGATCGATGGCTGATAGGATTATGGAAGGTCTAGGCGGAGGCGTAAGTATTGATGATATAATGGATCTTAATAACGCTATAGCCAGATCCGGGTTGGATAATAAGACATATATGATTCCGTTGACGGGAGACGTGGATGTTATCAAGAAACGGCTAGGGGCTGTCAAGGAAGCGGCTAGTAAGATGCCTATGACTACTGACGTAAGAGGGTGGATAGGCGATTCCAGGACTAAGGAGGATATTTTGATGAATGACGTTACGATCAACATCGATCTTAACAACGATCCTTTCATAGCTCCTAAGTTTAGGATGAGTATCAAGGAGAACAAGGTATCCAAGGAGGAGACGGAAGTCTCGTTCCCTAACCTGCCGGATCTGCCATCGGAGTTCGCCTCGCCTACGAAGGCGGCCGAGGACAAGTCTTTGGTTTCCGACGGTAACGTAGTATCCGGAGAAAATGAGGCGGAAAATCCTTGCTAAATTAAATATCTTGACTTATCTTTGCGGCGTCAGTCCATCACCTGACGAGTAAGATATTTAAAAGTTGGTCCCTGTCGGGTGTGTGATGGCCCCGGTGGGGACTCTTTATATTATATGGTATGCTGTAACTATTATTTATATTGAAGCGATAAGATATAAACGAATAAAATGAGATTAGTTGAAAGACATATCGTAAAAGATAATAGATTTGAGAGCATATGTCTCAAATCTGGTTTACTATACAACTATGTATTATATAATATTCGCCAAGGGATTTTCAATAAAGAATATCTAAAGGAATATGATTTATCTACTAGACTATGTAAGGAGAATCAATTTGACTTCAGAAGTCTCCCATCGGTCATATCTCAGCAAGTTATAGCTCAAGTATTTTCGGTAATAAAGTCTTGGGTTAGATCAAAGAAGGAATATGAGAAGAGTCCTTCTAAGTTCAATTCGAAACCTAAATTACCAAAGTACAAACGAGGCAAGAAGCAGAATATGGTAGTCTTTACGACTTCTGCTTGCAGGCTTAAGAGTGATGGTTACATCCATTTTATCAAAAACATAATCCAGCCAATCAAAACAAACATAGGAGATAACAAATTATGTCAGGTTAGGATAATCCCTCAAGCTACATGCTATGTGGTAGAGGTTATTTACGAAAAGGAAGAACATAATCTGAGTCTTGATAAGGATAATGTTCTTTCGATTGATTTGGGATTGAATAATTTATGTACATGTATAAGCAATGTAGGTATCAAGCCTTTCATTGTAAACGGCAAGATTATGAAGTCCTTCAATCAGTGGTACAATAAGAAGAAAGCTAGGTTGATGTCATATATTGGCGATAAGGGAATTTCAAAGAGACTTAGACGGCTAAATAATTATAGGAATTTTTGGATAGATGACAAGATTCACAAGGTTAGCAGATATATTGTAAATATTTGTATTGAAAACAATATTGGAAACCTTGTTGTGGGTTTGAATAGAGGATGGAAGAATGGGATAAATCTAGGGAAGAGAATAAACCAGAAGTTCGTAGAGATCCCGTTCTCTAAACTCATTGACAAAATTTCCTACAAATGTAAATTAGTTGGGATCATCCTTCAAGTCCACGAGGAATCCTATACCTCCAAAGTGGATCATCTGGCTTTTGAAAAGTTGGGAAAGCATGATGTTTACTTAGGCAAAAGAAAGAAACGTGGATTGTTCCAAAGCTCTATAGGAAAGCTTATTAACGCTGATATCAACGGGGCTATTGGAATCGGAAGAAAAGTATTCGGTGATTCTTACGTCGGTAGGATAATCGATAGTGGGTTGGCGTTTAACCCGGTTAGAGTAAACATCTTGTGATATGAATGTGAATTTAATAAATAAAATAAATGATTTTAATAACGTGCAGTTAGATAGTTTTTTACACCGGAAAATTATGCAAGACCTACGCATCCAGCGAGTAAAGGTCTTGATGATGTTATACACCAGTAACTATTTTGTCGATGTCAGACAAAAGCAGTTGCTTGATCATACATACGCATTAAGCAGGGATCAGGCTTTTGACTATATGACTGAGTTCAATAAAAGGCTTAGTGATAAGGTTGGTATAAAATGTACGATGGATGTACTTCTGCCTACCGATGACGATAACGCTAATATCATAATCGAGCACAATGGTATTATCAAGAAGTTGATGAAGGAGGCCGAGAAACTGGAACTTGATACCGATGCTATCAAAGCCATGATGCGTGATCTTCTTGACGAGTTGAAGGATGATATTGATCTTAATATCCTGATATTTGACGTAAGCCAGTTGCTTATAAAATACAATCTATTTAGGTTGGAGGCTATAACCGAGCAGGAGTTCAAGGGCTCTTTTGTCAGAATGGATAGCAGGAATATGGAGATAAAGAAACTAACTTTATCTGATATCAAGAAGGTGGTGATGATGATGGAGGATAGGTATGATTATGCATTGTATATGACAGAGGAATATAATTGATTACATTTTTTGTAAAAATATATCCTGTTTGTTTGTAGTTTCAAAATAAGGTCTTATATTTGCGGTGTCTATCCGTTGCTAGACCAGAAGAAGATATTAACTCGCCTAGACGTAGGCGATAGATGAGAGTCATCAGTGGAGTAACGGACGCTGGTGGCTCTCGTTGTTTTTATATTATGAGTGAATTATCTGAGATTTTTAGTTATGATGGAAATGAGGTGACTTTTAAGACGATCAATGGAACGACTTATATTAATGCCACAGAGATGGCTAAACACTTCAATAGAAGACCAAATGATTATTTATCGCTAACATCTGCAAATGAGCTGGTTAGTGCAATTACCAGAAAAACTGGTAAATCTGAAAATCAGTTAGTTATAAAGAAGACTGGAATGCCAGCTTTTGGAGGTGGAGTATGGCTGCATGAAGATATAGCTATAGATTTTGCTCAATGGCTTAGTATAGATTTTAAGTTATGGTGTGCAGACAAGATAAAGGAACTTCTATTGAAAGGGCATACATCAATAAATAGGAATAACTCTGATATAAGCAGAAACGATCTTCCATCTGATTATATAGAGGCATTAGAGGCGTTACTTAAATCTGAAAAGGAGAAAAAGGCATTAGCTGAGGCGAAGAAAGCTGCAGAGGAAGCCAAAAGGATATCTGATAATATTATCAAAGAACAGGCTCCTATGGTTGAGTTCGCTAAGACAGCCGAAATAGCCCAAGAGACAGATATGTTGATCAGAGAGGTTCGGGAGAAGTTGGAGGCTCATGGTTATGATATAGCGGAGAAGAATCTTCGTATATTGCTTGAGGATAATAAGTTCTTCGCTAAGACCGGTAAGAGGTGGTTGCTTTCCCAAAGGATGATAGATCGTGGTTATGCTCGTTACAGATATCGTGATGACGATGAGTTTTATGGAACTAACACTGTTTATGTAACTCCTAAGGGATTCCAGTGGATCGTGTCTAAGATATCTAGGGAATGGATGCCTAGGTTCTTGGAATTAAAAGGCAGGGTTCTCAGTAGATCAGATAAGGATATTTTCGCTAAACGATAAACTCCATTTTTTATAATTTAGGATTGAGTTTTTGCCTGTCCGTGAGGATCGGCAAAAAGATTTGTACTTTTCGGAGAAACATAAGGTTTGTTATTATTGTTATTTGGCTCCCGTCCGCTCGTGAGAGTAGGCGGGATTTTTTATATCTTTGTGTCAAAACGATTTATCAATGGGAAGATCTTGTTATGTGATAAAAAATAAGGAGGGTGGGGTAGATAATGTCCTTGCCCCTAACAACCAACCATCCGGATTATACCAAAGGGCGATGGAGGTGCTGGGCGACCAGAAGCAGGCCTTATCGGTCTGGGGTACGGCCTACTCCCCCGACTTCGTGTCTTTCTTTGGCGATTGGATGTCCATGCCATCGGAATATGACCTAGATAGTAACGGGGAACCTAGGTATGATGATGTCATGTCCTTTATCAAGCGGAAGAACTATTTCGCTGGCAATTTCATGGCCGATGAGGTTAAGGATATCAATAACACCCTTACTTCCTTGGGAGTCGATAATATCAACGATCTTAATGATATGATCATATCCAATTTCCTCTCCGGTGGTGATATATTTCTCAATAGGTACAATCTTGAGCGATCCGGGATGTATGACGCCGATGAGATTGATAATATCATGACCAACCGATCGGCGTATGAGCGGGTAAGGGATATGATGAGGAGGGTTGTCGATTTTATGTCTGACGGGGATCTTAATGAGAAGGATATGCATTTCCTATCCTCCGAGTCAGGTCTTGGTGATGATTATATGATATATGAGGATACATATGACTCGTTAGGGAAGAGAAAGGTCTTGAATCCAATGGAGGTAAGGGATACGATCATGAGGGCGGTAGGCGGTATCAGTGACCGCCGGGAGTTCGATCAGGCTTTCGCCTCCATCCCATACCCTTCCTTGGCACTCCGGTATCAGGAGGATCAGGATTACGCAGATCGGATGTATGACACGTATCGTAATATGACCCGTATGGAGGTTAGGGATCAGGAAGGGAATACGATTACCGACTCATGCTCCAATAGCACCATACCGTATATCAGTACGCCTAAGGACATGAAAGCCCTAAGGGGTAAGGTTGGGGAGATAATCGATATGGATGATTTTAAGGACATCAAGGACGTTTCCGGACGTCTGTATGACATAGCTATGGATCTTGCCGACATGGGCGTGGATATAAGCGAGGCGATCAGTGATGAGATGGTTATATCCAGACCGGAGGATATCCGTGATCTTATGGCGTCGCTGGATGTCATGTTATCTTCCATACAGGCCGGCAATTCGGTATACGATAGCTTTATCTCCGATCTTGATAGGATAACAGGAAAAGGGAATCCGATATACGAGGTTCAGGATACTTATTCTACCGGTGATAGGATGGTGTATGTAAGGTCCGGGAATACATCCCCTTCCGATATGTATGATAGGAGCATGTTGTATATGGGTAGGAATACGTACCACAACACAGCCCCGATAACCGACACCGATCAGGCCTATGAGATGTTGGCCGATATCGGGATAGAGCGGCCCTCGTACTTGCCGGCTGGCGTGGTTCCTGCCGGGGCTTCTCGATCCGATATTGACGTGATCAAGGATAACATAAAGAAGCTAGTTATGTCCAACATCTCATCCTCGAATACTGAGAACATGATCCTTACCAGATTAATATATCAGCATCCCGTAACCCCTAAGATGGATGATGTCGATATTGATCGGGAGTTCAGGAGATACGAGGCTAGGCAGGGAAAGGATCGTGATTTTATCAAATCCTGTACATCGTTGAGGAAGATCCAGATCAAGGAAAGGTTAAAAAAATCGGATTTATATAATAATGTCTTACGTTTCCTTGATTTTAATGGATTTTATAATGTATCTTTGAACCACCATGACAGAAGTACGTTAAAAAGCATGGAGATGTCGTTGCCGGAAGGTCAGGTAAGGGATCTTCTGTTTGACGTGGCTATCGAGTCCGGTGACAGTAGCATGAGAAACCTTTTCTATCTGGATAGACAGGATAGGATGATGGATGCCGGGTTTTATAGGTATCTGTACCAAAGGAATCCGGGCCTTCTCCGGGAGGTCAACGGCGGTGTCGAGGCGAGGCCGGACGGTTCGTTCTTGGCTCGTGGAAGGTATGATGATTTCGTGTCATTCCAATCCGGCTTATATGAGAAGATAGGTGAGACGGTTGATGGTGCGATATACAGGTTCGTTGATGATCTTATGTACTCCGATCCATCATCATATCAAGAAAACATGGTACGAAGGATGGGTGACGTTACGGTAAGGAGTGACGATAACCGCCTGTCAAGGATAGAGGATAATCCCTCATCCAGTAAGATAGTTAATGAATACACTGCTAATACAAATAAGTTGATGCGAGATTTTTCGTGTAGTTAATCTCTCTTTGACGTCGTGAGACGTTTTCTTTCGAGCATTGAAACATTGAATTTATAGATTTGCATGAATCCGGGCCGTAGTGATACGTTCCGGATTTTTTGTCTTGTATCGGTTCTTATTAATCCCATTTACAAGACATGACGTACTTTGATGATGACACATATCAAGATCTTAGGCCTGTTAATTTTTGAACTTTGTAACGCCCACTATCAGGTGGGGTTATTATTAATTCAAAAATAAATAGACATGGGTACAAGTGGAGACAAAATCGTGCTGTTAGACGGCATGGGTTCCGGGAGCGGTAGCGCCGCTAATGGTTTATTATCTATGATTCCGGGTATGTTTACCAGCCTTTTGGGTGGTAATAAGATGGATCCGAATTTAGTCGCTGCGTTGATGAACGGTCGTAACAACCAAGACCAGTTCGGAGGGGCTAACGGTTGGTGGTTGTGGATCATTGTCCTGTTCTGGTTATGGGGCGGACGTGGTTTCGGAAATGGTTTTGGTGGTAATGGAAATGATTGTTGCGCTAACGGTCTTCCGGCTCAATTGAACAACGACTATGGCCGTGAGCTACTGATGCAGGCTATCCAAGGTAACAGAAGCGCTATTGATCAGATCTCTAACGCCCTTAACTGTTCTACCTCTCAATTACAAAACGCTATCTGTAATGTACAAGGCGCTATTGATAAGGTGGCTGGTCAGGTAGGTATGACATCTCAAGCCGTTATCAACGCCGTACAGCAACAAGGATGTGAGATCGGTAACCAAATTAGCTCTTGCTGCTGCAATTTGCAAAGCGCTATGGCTAGTGGTTTCAATAACGTTCAACATTCCTTGGATACGATGGGTTGCAATATCCAGAACGCTATCACACGTCAAGGGTATGAGAATCAGTTGGCTATCACCGGTCAGACGAACGTATTGCAGAACAATTTGACTAACGGCTTCAATAACGTTATTCAATCCAATCAAGCCCAGACGCAAGTGTTAGCCGCTAAGATAGATGCCCAAACGCAGATTATCAATGACAAGTTCTGTCAACTTGAGATGCGTGAGATGCAGAATACTATCCAACAGCTTCGTGAGGAGAAACAGGCTTTGGCTACTTCCGCCATCACCCAACAACAGACACAGAACATTGTTAGCCAGTTAGCTCCAAAGGCTCCGATTCCTGCTTACGTCGTACAGAACCCGGGCTGCTGCTATGCTCCTACCGTAAGGGTGGCTAACGAATGTGGATGCGCTTGCGGCACTACTAACGCCGTATTATAAGAAAGGGGGACAATATGGCTGATTTCAGAGGATATATGATCGGCTCATTCGCCTCCTACCGTCTTGATAGGGGAGGTATCTCGGTAGTAGCCACTACTGGAAAGGTATCTGACGCTTCTGCGGCCGAACCTACGGTTGATTTTGGCATCAATCCGTGTCAGTGGAACTCACTGCCTCCAGAGGGGATATTGTTATGGAAAGTCCGTCATCCGGTAACTGAGACCGAGGCTGATTATCCGGCCACGATCGTCCTCCCGTCCGGCTTATCCACCACCACCCCTGTTACGGTATCCAACGCCGGGGTTATCGTCAACAAGACACCTATAGTGGATAAGGTTGGGGCACATATGACAGGGCAGGATATTACGACTCCCGTGGCATCTGGTGACCCTGTGGTAGGGGCTTACACCGAGCATCTCGTGTATTACAACAAATGCACCGGCGTGTTCAGGATGTTAGGTCATACGGCTACGGCCCCTAGCGCGTGAATTTACTAAGAAAGAATAGGGAGGGTAACCTCCCTCCCATTAAAAAAGATCGTTATTATGTTTAAGGATTTAAAGAAAGGATATCAGGTTTATACGTTGGACACCTCAGGGGTTCCTAAATTCTTTATGGGTACGGTGGTTAACGTCTCGGAACCTAGGTTCGCCCAATCCCAGCTAGGTCAGTACCAGCAGCTGCAAGATCGGGTTATGGACCTTACTATAGAGGTGGACGGGAAGTCTATGACATACGTAGTTCCAGAGAATCAGAACGTGGCTATGGCCAACGGCATTACGCTAGCCTGCTCCGTGGATCCGATAATGAACCACCTGAACGCCATGAAACGAACCAGTACGGATATCGTGAATAGCGTGGATAAGAATAAGGAGATCATAGAGGCATGCGACAGTATCTTGGAAGATATCAATCCCACTTTTAAGCAGACTAAGGATCAAGACCGAAAGATTAAGAATCTTGAGGAGAAGGTCGATAGGATGGGGTCTTCTTTCGATGAGTTAAAAGAGTTGTTAATTAAAAAATTAGGTTAATATGAGAGTTATAGATTTAGGCAATGGCCAAGAGGAATATGATGATGAGATCTATGATCGAAGAGGCGGTAGAGGACGCTCCCGTCGTTCTGACGGCACGTACATGGGTTATGATGGCGGGGTATATGACCATTATGGCAAGGATCGTGACGGGATGATGGAGGAGCTGGAGCGTCGTGAGCGTAATCTTGAGAGACGTGAGAGGGAGCTGGAACGTAACGAGCGGGAGCTTGAGAAACGTCAAAAGCACCATGAGCGGGAGGACGAGATGTATCGCAAGGGCTGGTTCGGCGAGCGTGAGATCCGTGACGAGTACGATAGCATGGATCCTTACATGCGTAGAGGTCGTAGAAGTCGTTACTACTGAGGAGCAGACGCTGATGACCCGGATTATAAGCGGTACATAGACACCCATGGATATCACTTTTCCAAGGAGTTGGCTAGGGAAGCCGCCGACAAGATGCTTAACGCTGACGGATCCAAGAGAAGATGGACGATGGAGGACGCTAAGCAGATGTTCGATAAATGCGGGGCCAAGAAACCTGATAACGCCACTTGGGGAGATATCCAATACCTGTTCGCTATGTTCTATAGCGACTACTTTCCTAAGGTATTGGATTGCGACCAGAAAATAGTCAAGGCTGTCTTGGCTTATCTGGAAGACCCTGACGCCCCGGAAGGGACGGCGTTCGTAAGGTATCTGGCGGTGCGGTGCTTCGTCGGTGACACAATCAAATGGAGTGAGATGATATGATTTGATACAACGTTGGAAGAACCCTGTCGGCGATAGAATACCGATGGGGTTTCTTTTTGCCCGTAACTTTATTATAGCTACATTTGTTCGAGGTAGATCTTTTGTTCAGAGGGAGGGAGGGCGGGAATGAAAAAAGGCATCCTCACGGACACCCTTCCCCTTTGGTTGAAAATCACTTAAAACATTATGAGTTACTACACCGCAAATATAGATAATTAAATACAAACTGCAATGGGTAAGGGGTATTATTGGATAGAGCCAGTGGATCAGACGTTAAATGATTTCCAGTTTTATAAGGCACGTATCGTAGGCGATCCTGAATATGACGAGAGACATCATCGAGTTATATTGAGAACTGATAAGTATTTCCCTGTTGGAAGTATCTTCCATGTCTTAAAAGACCCAGAGATGTTTGTTATAGAGAGGAAGTTTAAGACATGGGGGAATAAGTATGTCGTTAAGCCTTGTGAGGGTGAATGGGAATGGGAGTCTGTCCAGAAACTTAAAGACAAGGCTATTATATTCCGTAGCGGATTCCTGCACGGGGACGGCAGTTTTTGACACTTACCCGTATCTCCCCCCCCCCTCGATTTCTTGGTATTTATGTATATAACTATATTTGAGCAAAAAATAAGTTTGATATGGAAGATTTTCAAGGTAAATACGATGGTAAGCAGATAGATCAGCTTTTGGATAAGGCTAATGATATTGATCTTACCAAATATGCTCTTAAGACGGATAATGCCCCTACCGCCACGAAATTACAGGCGGCTAGGACCATAGCGCTGTCCGGGGCTGTTACCGGTAGTGTCTCATCGGACTTCGGAAGCAACGTAACTATCTCCACGACATTGGCTAATTTTGATGCCTCTAAGATCGCGTCCGGAACCATCAGCATAGATAGGTTACCTAAGGCGGCTTTGGAGAGATTGATCGTGGTGGCTGACGATACGGCTAGATTCGCCCTTACCACCGCTACGGCTCAAAGCGGTGATACGGTAAAGGTCACGTCTACAGGTAAGATGTATCTGATAAAAGACGAGTCTAAATTAAACAGTGAGGATGGGTATGAGCCTTACACGGCCGGTCAGGCTTCCTCCGTGCCTTGGTCCGGGGTTACGGGCAAACCAAGTACCTTCACACCTCCCACGTCCTCCGCTACCGTTCTTGGCGGTATTAAGGTAGGATATACGACTTCCGGGAAGAACTATAAGGTGCAACTGGATTCGTCCGGCAACGCTTACGTTAACGTTCCGTGGACGGATAATAACACAACGTATAATGAAGCCACGGCCGACACCTTAGGATTGGTTAAGATCGGCTATGCTTCTAATGGAAAGAACTACGCTGTGCTATTGGCTAATGGCAAGATGTACGTGAATGTCCCTTGGACTGATAATAACACGACTTATACCCAAGCTACAAGCGATAAATTGGGTCTTGTTAAGATCGGGTATTCGGCTAACGGGAAGAATTACCCGGTAGCTCTTGACGGAAATGGTAAGATGTATGTGAATGTTCCGTGGACGGACACCAACACGACATATACCAATATGGGAGCCGCTTCTGCCTCAGCGGCGGGAAAGGCCGGCTTGGTCCCCGCCCCTGCCGCCGGAGCGCAAGCCAAGTATCTTCGTGGTGATGGGACATGGCAAACTCCTCCTAACACCACATATAGTAACATGGGAGGAGCAACGTCCTCAGCCGCAGGATCGGCGGGATTGGTACCCGCTCCGGCCGCCGGCAAGCAAGCCTCCTTCCTTCGTGGTGATGGCACATGGGTGGTTCCGACAAATACCACATACGCCAAGGCCAATACCACAACCTTAGGATTGGTGATGATCGGATATGCCGAGAATGGTAAGAATTATCCGGTAGAGCTGGATAGTAGTGGTAAGATGTATGTCAACGTGCCTTGGACGGATACTAATACAACGTATGGTGTTGTAGGAGCTAACGGGTCCACGGGGTTGGTCAAGAACGGCAGTACCGTGACAAGCGCTTCCGGCTATACCGCCTGTCCTATTGTCGGTGGTATCCCCTATTATAAGGATACGAATACTACCTACGCCAATATGAAGGCGGCTACGGCCTCGGCGGCTGGTGCTGCGGGATTGGTACCGGCCCCAGCCGCTGGCAAGCAGGCATCTTTTCTTCGTGGCGATGGAACGTGGGTCGTACCTACCAATACCACATACGGATTGGCCTCTACTACAGCTAACGGCTTGTTGAGACAGCTTAATGGCAGTACATCCAGTTTCATGCGTGGAGATGGCACTTGGGCTACACCTCCTAACACGACATACGCCGTGGCCAATGAGTCTACTAACGGTTTGATGGCGGCCGCCGATAAGAAGACCATGAACAGGCTTATAGGGGTTAATACGGTCACGACATTAGCTAACCTGCCTATTAGCAAGAGAAGTATCACGGCTACGTTATCAGCCGCTACCACCCTATCCGTGCAGTCAGGGATGCAGATAGGGGAGGAGCTGATGATCAGGTGCGTCCCGTCGGCGGCCTTCACGCAGGCTATACCCAACTCCGGGGCTTATGTAAGCATGAGTGGTACTTCTATAACCACTACGGCTAACAAGCCTTTCGAGATAAATATCTGGTGTTACGCTTCAGGTAAGTATAGTATCGCCGTTAAAGAACAAGATTAATGATATAAGATATGAGCTACGTATATATAAACAGGGAAATATATCCCAATCAATTAGTTCAGGGCGATCCGCTTGATGATAATTACGCCAAGGGCTATAGTTATGATGATTACATTAACGGGAATCCCGCCCCATGGATAGAGCTTGGGGAGGAGCAATTGGCGTTCAAGGAGGCTAATCCTAAAGCTACGGTTAAGGAGATTATCGAGGCTAAATTGGATGACTCAAGGCTTCTTAATGAGGAGAAATCGGCTAAGTATGAGGAGATCAGGACTTATGAGAATAATAATCTTCATGAGTTTTTCTTGGATGACCAAAATATCTATATCCCTGAATATGATAGGCGTAACGCTTTGGCTGATGGGGCTATAGCTGGTAAGATAACGATCATGGGTCTGAAGTTTGATATGACGGAAGGCAAGATCTTGATCGGGATGATGGATAAGTATGATAATGATCTGATGTCGGCGTTAGGAGCCAAACAGAGGGAAGTAAGCTTAGCCACTACCGTAGAGCAGGTGAGGGCTATTGACGCTCAATCCGGCTATCCCGATAAGGTAAGTGTTACCACGGCGTACATCCAGCAACAGGCGAAGGAGAAGGACGCTTCTGATCCCCAGAAAGTAGCTGCCAAATTCTCTAGGATGGTAGTTAATAATAAGACCATATCTTTATCTTCTAACGAGAAATTGGATATTAAGGTCCTATTCCCTATATGGGGACAAGAAGGAGCGGAGTTCGGGCTGTCGGTGGATGCCGGATTCTGCCTCAGGGTGGTGAAGGACGATACGGATATCCTTTATGAGGTTATTCAACAACATACATTATCAAAGGAATGGGAACCCGGATTGGATACGGCTTCCTTATACAAGGTCATTGATAAGGAGCATGCCGGGACCATAGGGGATCCTATCCCGTATTTCCCTCCAATGGAGATATTCAAGGATAAATATTACATCCAGAACGCTGATGTATATAAGTGCACTAGGGATAGCGGAACTCCTCTTAGTTATAATCTAAAGGACTTAGTAGGGTTGTATGTTGAGGTTGTACAGGGCTAGTCGTATCTACCCCCCCCCTATATTTGGCTTGTGATATGATACAAGTTATTTTTGGCATAATAAAATGACATTTGTAAATATATTTAAGTATGGCATCACAAAAATTCGGTTTCGTAACCGTCGACCCGGCATCAGGATCAGGAGATCAGGCGGTTAATTTCTCCGGTGAGAAACACACCGGTCGTCTTCAACGCACTATCAACCTTACGGTCACCACGAACGGCGGGGCTAAGAAGGCGTTGGTAGTTAATCAGGCAGCGGCTGCTGAGGTGGTAAGATCAGACAGCCCTAACGCTTCCGTACAAAAGACAGGCGGTAATGTTACCATCACCGGTAAGTCTAACAGTACTAAGCTTACGTTCGCGGTCACGCCGGCTGAGGAGAACGGGCTTACGTTACAGCTCCCGGATAACTACACGGCGGCTGGAAAGACTACGGCTAACGGAGCGGTTATCGCCGACGATCCCGGAGCCGCTGGCGAGTTCGTTTGGAGCATCACGATCTCGGACGTACCGGCCAACGTCACGATCGAGGAACTGACAGCTACATTGAAGGTAACTGCCGCTGGTGGCCAGATAGCCAACGTGACGGTAACGCAAGCCGCTGGAGACTCTACTATCGAGCTTGACAAGGAGACTATTAACTTGGATGTAAATGGTACTCAACAGACGGTTAACGTAACATCTAATGACAGCTGGACATGGGCGCAAGCTGCGGCTAGAACCGTATTGAGAATGATGGGACGATAATCAGTTTCTTTTCTCTTACTCAGACCCCGATCGACTAAAGCCGGTTGGGGTTTATTTGTTTTGCTATCTTTGCAATAGAACAAAAATAATACAACTATGGCTAATGATTTGAATATTAATTGGAAGGACGGGGTAGGCGAGGTAACGGACCAGCCTCTGACCGTCAGCCCGGGGTCCGGGACCGGAAGCGCCCCCGTTTCCTTTGGCTCGGTGATGAACAACGGTCTTGATCGGACTCTTGAGCTGGAGATAACAACTCCAAAAGGTGTTAAGAAGACGCTCACGGTGAATCAGGAGGGATGCCGGCAGGCTTATATCACGAGCGACGGCAAACGATGGCTGACTAGCGACAATCGGGTGTATGGGGTTTTGAAAAGCGATGCTCCGTGCGAATGCATAGGTGATTGTCCTTGATATTTTGTTTTTACGAATTTTGTAATTACATTTGTGGCGCATGTCCATCACCATGCTTTTCGTCGCTAATTTATTATAAGGGATACCGGTCTGTGATGGGATCGGCATCCCTCTGTTTTTTAATATGGAGAAGATAAATGTTTTCGATGTTCAGGTTCCTGATGGGAGACAAATCCGTTGTATATCGTATAATAAGGTTACTTATTTTGATCTTGACGATATATGTAAGTTATGTTTTGACTCATACGACCTACATGATGTGGCTGACACTAAGGTCATGAGCGAGTTCTTGCGTCGTGATGGGAATCGTTATTGGACTACGATAGATGGCGTAAGGCAGTTGTATCGTAGGATTGAGTGTAAGATGTGTTTTGAGGTTGTAGAAAAATTAAGGGGTTTATGAGAGAGATGGAATTTGATTTCGTGATATATCCGTTGAAGTTGATTATCACGGTTGGGTTGGATTATAAGACATTGTGTGATCGTTTCGAAAATATGGAGCCTGAACACGAGGGGAAATGGGGAGATGAGGATAATATGGACAAGGAGGCGTCTTTCGCAAATTTGGTAAGGGATAGGTATGATGACGATAAATTCGCCATACTTTGGAATTTTTCGAGCGACGATGATTTAATAATGAGAAATATATGTCACGAGTCATTCCATATAGCAATGAGCGTATGTCAGTTTTGCAATATGTCTCTTGGTTTTAAGGTTGGAGAGGATGAACATGCGGCGTATATAGCCGGCTTCGCTGGTGATTGTGTTAGCGAGTTCATCAATAGTAAGAATACGGATTAAGCCATAAATTATATAAGGAACACAAGAATATCAGCCTCCGCTTATTTGTGGGGGCTTTTTGTTTATCTTTGTCAAAAACATGAAGTTATGTCAAGTTGCGTAATTAAAAGGAATAAGGAGGGTAAGATAACCCGTGTCTTGACCCCTTCCGGCGAGGTATCCACCTTGTTCGATAAGATAGCGGGTATAGCCGCCGTAAGTGACCTTAATAAGGCCGCTGAGGCTTATATGACTATTTATAACGACAAGTTCAGGTCTAAGTTAGGGGACTGGACGAGATCCGTGCCAAGGAATAAGGAGGCGGCCAGATCCATAAGTGCCAGACTTAGCGCTAGCGAGTGGGGGCAGCTTATGTCAGCCAAAGTCTTGTCCGCCATAAGCGATATGGATGCCCCGGCGTTGGCCAGAAGCCTTGGGAATAGCGACAATGTCGTGGCTTATCTTACTTCCGGCGAGGTAGGTGATGTCAATGATATGGCGGTGGTAGATACATCCACGGTACAGGAGGTGGATTTGGATTCCATAAACGAGGATAATATTGGCGATACGATACTGAAAGAGGCGTCATGGGATGATATAAGGGCTATCAGGGAGAATATAGATATTAAGGAAACAGCCCGTATGTTATGGAAGGCCGTGGAAAGCGCTTTTACCGGGCAGCGGCCTAATATTAGGGTGAAGGGCGGAAGTATAGATGGGGAGATCATATTTTCTGGCAATGTCTTGCCTTTAAATGATATTGAGAATTATACTCCTCCATCTTCAAGACTGGTATATGATTCCGGTGAGCCTCGCCTGTTCTTTAGATCGGATGACGGCAAGATACACGACTCTTACGCCAACGCCATAAAAGGATCGTCCGGCGGGCGGGTCGAGGCCGGGTTCTTGGCCGGCAGTGTCGAGGAGAGCGACGTCCCGTCCGGTACGGCTGACATCTCCTTTGGCTCTTCCTCCATAACCCTTAATAACAGTAAGTCATTCATCCCGGTTCTTGGTATTAGCTCAAACTCAGATATAAGTACTCGTGGAGGGTTTATTAATTACCTTATCAAGAAAGGTATGTTGAGTGGGGAACGTATAAGGCTAGGGGATAGATATTATCTTACTGGGGCCGGCAATTCTGATGGTCTTAAGATCTATAACGCTATGGATGCCTTCTCTAGTCTTAGAAATAGATTTGGAAGTCAGTCCTCCGAAATGAACGTATTGGGTTCTATAGGTTTTGATACGGAGGTAAGTAATGATCTTGATCTTATCACTACGTCCGGGGAGAAGGTTACGGTAAGCAGATCGGAGATCAAGGGTATGTTAAGGCAAGGTAAGTTTGAGGAGCTTAATAACAAGTATGATGGATTCATGGAGCTAGCCTTGTCGTTGATGATGGAGGATAACGCTTTGTACGGAAGCAATGTCCGTGGGGTTATCGAGAACGAGAAGGCGGAGGATCTCCAGAATAGGACTGATATCACCAATATCTTATCCACGTTAGGTATCCGTGTGATGGGTATGTCTGAGTATATGGATAAGTATAAGATGCGTAATGGTGTCGAGCCTTCGGCTAGGGCCTTATCCGATATGGCTAATGGGGTTATTGCCCTGGCTGAGGGAGCTACGGTAGAGGATCTTAATGAGGAGGTGGCTCACTTCTTGATCGATACTTATCGTAATCAGCAGGAGATTGACGAGGTTCTGGACTCTGTTGTCGACACGCCATTATGGAATCAATTCGCCGGTCGTTACTATGAGGTGTATGGGAAGGAATACCAAGGGGAGGAACTGGATCGGATGGTGAAGCGGGAGATCCTAGGTAAGACGTTGGCCCAGCGGTTCGTACCGGGCATGGAACAGGCGGTGGAGGATCTGGCCTCGTCCGAGGACGCCCAGCTCTCCTTGTTTGGCAGGATAATCCGGGCTATAAGGAATTTCTTCTCTACCCAAAGATCAGACTTGAATAAGGTTCTTGATAGGATAAAGGAGTCGGCGTTAGCTGATGATCCAAGCGCATTTGACGTGCTTCTGTTAAAGGATAGCGACCATCTTATGTACTCATTATCGGATGTTGATGTGGCTAATAAGCTGATCAAGAACGGTAGGTCATTGGAAAGACTATATACCAGATTGCAGAGGATGAGGTCAAGCCAGAGTCAGAGGATCGGTGAGAGTATCTCCCTTCTACGTGATATAGGCGAGAAGGTAAGACAAGTCGGGGGTGAGCTAAATAAGAATAACAACCTATTATCCACCAAGAGCGTCATAGCGACCGCCAAGGCTGAGGTGGAGTATTTGGTCACTGTCGCCAGTAGCCTACGTAAGAGCGGAAAAGGATTGGATTATGAGACGATACAGGTTATCGATAACGTATATGGGGAGATAGTTCCTCTGATCAGGAACCTTCGTGGATTCGTCAATAATCAGGCGGCTGATTATTATGGCAGCAATAAGGTTGGTATGGTAGAGGATATGGATGATATATTACGTATGGCTGAGACATCCATGTCTGATATAAATGCTCTTCGAAGTGATCGTAATGAGGACTGGCTGGATGGACAGCTCAGGATGTTTAATATCCCGGAAAGATATTGGAATGGGATAAAGAAGTTGATAAATAACATCCATAAGGATATCAATGTCATGTCCCGGTTCTTTGGTACGCTGGAGCATAGTGGTAACGCTATTTTAGGTATGTTAGGCCAACGTCTAGCCAAGGCCCATAATGAAGCCCATATCGAAGGTATATCTAATATCAATAAGATGACTAGGATGATGAAAGAGCGTGGATGGGGGATAAAGGATAATGAGGATCTTATACAGAAGATAAATGGGAAGAACTCGGATTACCTTGACTCGTCCCGTGATTTCGCCAAATACGATTTACTATACAGGACCGAGCAGGCTAAGGCTATTATCGATATATATGATCTTAAGAATGTTACGGGTAAGACCGAGAAACAACTTGTCGACCTTCTTCTATCCGATAGAGGCCTTAAGGTGAAGACCCGTGACGACATAGTAGGATATGACGGGGATAAGCCTATCACTAAGGAGGTATATCATATATTCAAGCCTACCATCCAGAATTTCGATATCTCGGACATGACGTTCGAGGATCAGCAACGGTATCTGGATACGATAAATAAGTGGTTGGATGAGAACCGGGAGAAACCTATGGTGCAGGCTTATTACGATAAGATCGAGAAAGTCAATAAGAAGGTCGAGGAAAGACTGGGTCGTAGGGTATCGCAAGCTACGTCCGATTTCATGACCCGTATCCGCAGGAGCAGGTATGTGGCTATGGATAAGTTCGTGAGGAACGGGAAGGTCGATTGGAAGGCGTTTCAATCCGATCCTATAGCTTGGAGATCTTATCTGGATATTTTACGTGATAGGGCTATAGCCAAGAGCGAGTGGTATTCCGATGGGACACCAAAGGAAGAGGGATCCGAGGCTCTGATGATGTCCGAGGAGATCAAGGCATGGGACGAGGCGTGGGCCGAGGAGTTCGGGAATACCAACGAGGGTCGTAAGGCTTCCGCCGAGTTCAAGGAGATACTTCGTGGGATAGAGCGGTCCGAGGGCGGTAAGGCGGCGTTCGAGTTCCTGCTGGCCGGTGGTCATCTTGGTTTCTCCAAGGATATGTGGGGATCCGAGGAGGGTGATTATTACAAGAATCTGGTTGATAAGATCACGGAGCAATCCGCATCATCGTCAAGGATAGAGGCGGTAGAGGAGGCGATGGCGACAATAAACGAGATCAATGACCAGCTAAGACCTTTGCTTATCCAGTACCGGGATAGCACGAGATACGGGGAATATGATTTCGATAGGTTACGTGGATCCGCCTCGTTAAGGAAGATAAACGAGTTATATGATCGTCTGGCTGAGGCTAAGAGCGTTATTAACGCCGCCGCTTCCGCTGAGGCTATTGAGATGGATATGCCCGATACGGTGGAGAGTGGTGTCACGGATTCTTACCGTAACGCTTTAAGGGACGCCATGGCATACGACAAGGGTATGGATGAGATTAAATTCGCCAAGGAACATATGTCCGCCCGCTCCCGGAGTCAGGTGGATAGGATGGCCGCTAAGCTATCTAGGAAGAACCCGTCATGGACGACCGTGGAGGTATCGTTTTTGAGAAGGAAATACGGTCCTGACTTCAACAATAAGCTGGCTAATGATATAGCTATGGGTAAGGCTAATAGTATACTTATCGAGTACGCCAGAACTCGGCTATATCCTTATATGAGAAAATACTCTCCCAAGGGGTATTCTGGCTTCGTCAGGAAGATAAATAACGGTACGTATAAGGTATCCGAGTTCTTTGATGCCATGGAAAATGGTATATCAAAGGAAGAGAGCGTATCCCGTTTCGGGTTCGATATTAATATGATTGATCTGACGATCAACAACCAGTGGCTTGATGAGGCCGATGCCGAGAGTTCTTTCCGTAATCCTAATTATAATCCCGATCTGGGTTATGGGTATCATACGCCTAGGTTCGATAAGTACAAGAACGAGGCTTTTTTCAAGAAATACGGTATTACCAACGAAGGGGAGGAAGCTACGATCAATAAGGATAAGTGGGAGATGAGGAAGGAGCTGCTTAACATAAGCCGTAAGGCTATGGAGGATTATGATGAGCGATTCCGGAACATCTACCAAATACCACAGATATCCAAGGGAGGCGTGGAGAGGATGGTGCAGGCCGGGGTTGACCCGAAGGCGGCCATCGGCAACGCCGTACGTGATATCGTTGGCGAGAGGGTGGATGACCCTATACATGGTCAGGGGCAAGACCTAGGAGGGATTGATGAGAACGATAACAAATATCGTATGATCCCCAAATACTATCTTAATAAGTTGGAGAACGCCGATGACGTGTCCCATGACTTCGCCTACTCCTATTCCATGTTATCCTTACAAGCGACCTCTTACAAGTATAAGAGGGCGGCCTTGGATGATGTTATGGGATATAGGAACATGATGCTGGAGACGCAATACGACGGCGGTAAGAACCCAGAGGCCACTCACGCCTATAGAATGTTTCAGGACTGGGTTAACGCCAGTATCTATGATGTTAGGATAAATAATAAGCGGGCAGAATGGAATATAGGTAATTATAAGGTCGATCTTAATAAGCTGGCTCTTATGTTTACCAAATTCGTATCCAAATCCAACTTAGGCTTCTCCCCATTCGTCGCGGCTACCGGCGCCCTTACCGGGCAGGCCAACTTCCTTTTGGAGGGTATGGTAGGGCAGTATATAAGCAAGGACTCCATGAAATACGCCTATGGGGAAGCCCAGAAGCAGTTAAGTACGTACGTGTCGGAGATCGGGGATATAAACCGCACCAACAAGCTATATGTCGTTGGAGAGGCTCTAGGCGTGTTCAATGTCCGTAACCGTGTACGATCGGCGGCGTATAACAAGATCTGGAGAACCTTATTCCGGGACCTGCCGTTTAAGATGATGGAGGTTCTTAACTCCCCGTTGGATCCGCAGGTCATTATCTCGGTCATGGATGATACCCGCCTATACGAGGGTCAGTTCTGGTCATACTCCAATTTCAAGGAGATGATGATGAAAGACAGAAATATGTCCGCTAACGAGGCTAAACGCGATTGGGAGCGTTTAAGGGATTATTCTATGTGGAACATGGTAGATGTCAAGGACGGAAAGATCGTGGCTAAGAACGAGGCTAACAAGGATATTATAGACCGATATATACCCACCTTGTCCAGTAGGGTAAGGAGTATGGTGCAGATCTGTGACGGCGCCTTGAACGAGCAGAACCGGGTGGGGGCTAGCCGGAACGCTATCCTTAATATGGTGCTGCCTCACCGTGGATGGTTTATATTGGCCGTACAGCGGGCGTATAAGAAAGCCGGTTTCAATTTCCAAACCAACCAGTTTGAGGAAGGATATATGAGAACGTTATGGAGACTGGCCGGTAATGTCTATGGATCGATGTCCGAGGGCAGGATGGGAGAGGCATATGACGTGCTTAAGGAAGAGTATGATAAGCTTACCCCCTACGAGCAGATCAATATCAAGAGATCGATTATCAACATGGCGGTATTCGCTACGATGATGGCCATAGGACGGGCTTTGATGGGATATAGGGAGGATAATGAGGATAGCTGGTTCGGGCAGTTCATTACCTACATCGGGTTCAGGACGATCAATGAGATCGCCTCCCAGACATCCCCGTTCATGGAGCTTAACGCTATAGACATGTTACAAGACCCGCTGGTTACGGCCCGTAAGTTGGGTGATCTTACCGATCCTCGAAATTGGGATCCGTTCGCTACCGTCCAGACCGGCGTATATAAGGGCGAGAGCAAACTATGGAGGCAGCTCATGAAGTTCTCGTTTGGTAAGCAATGGTATAATATCAAGACGGCTAGGGATATTAAGCAGACATCCGACTACTGGTTGATGACCAACGGCATGACGATGGGATTCTTCTTAGGAGGCAGGGATAAGGACGAGTCCGGGGAGGACGCTAATTGGTACTTTGATAGAGGTAGATAACTGATATAGTATGACGAAAAGATAGCCAGTAAAGTTGTTTAATACAATCTTACTGGCTATTTTTGCATTCCCATCTATCCATCCCGGACGGATGGGAATAAACAATTATCAATTATGAATGCAAATGTAAGCATTTATCAAGATTCCGTGAAGGATAGTAGCGGAATTTTGACGTCTGAATCCAACGAAATGGGATTGTCTACTATTTTTAATTACAATGGGAATAATGTAGCTTTTATCAAGACCAGTTATGGTATTCTTATTAATGCCACTGATATGGCTCGCCCATATAATAAGAGACCTGTTGACTATTTAAGGCAAATATATGTAAATGAATTAGTTAGTACAATTGTGAGCCAGACACACATATCTGAGGATCAATTAGTTATAAAAATGAGAGGAAGCTCTGAAAACGGAGGAGGGACATGGTTGTATGAGGATGTGGCTATAGATTTCGCCCAATGGCTTGATGTTAAATTCAAAGTTTGGTGTAATTCTAAAATAAAGGAGCTTCTTACTACTGGTTTAGTGAAACTGCCAAATTTTAATAATCCTCCGGAAGCAGCAAGAGCATGGGCCGATGAGTATGAGGCTAGGATGAAAGCTGAGAAGGAAGTTAGATTAGCTTTGGAGGCTAAGGAAAAGATTGAGAAAGAGAAGAGGATGGTTCAAGCTGAATTAAATACAGCTATAGATACTATAAAGGAGAATGAACCGGTAATTGATATGTTTAAAAGGTCTATTCCAAGAGAAGGTGTCCTTATCCGTGAATCATCAAAATATTTTGAGCAATTTGGCTATTATATCGGGATTAAGAACATGTATCCGTTATTACAGGAATTAAAATATGTTTTTAG